TTATTTATTCTTCTTAACATTCGATTCAATAGTTGTTGACAACCAAATTGAAAAATCGCCGTATATTTCTTCAACGGCTTTTTTACCGTCTTCTGTTATAAGTTTTGTAGCAATATCAATAGCTTTCTCTTTAGCTATAACCTGAGCTTCTTTTGTAAATTCACCAGTATTTTTCAAAGCATCAACATATGTCTGTGATACATCTAATACTGCTTTTGTAACTACCTCAGTAGCAGCATTAATATATTTTGTAAGTTTAGTGTTCTTTATCTTTGATGAAAGTTCACTAATTTTACTTTTTAATAAAACACAAAGAAATGTAGCAACTGCTGTGCCACATCCTGTTACAAGTATGTATAATAATTTCACTAAAATATCTTTCATTATATTTTTTCCTTTCTGTTAATTATCAGTTGCATTTAATACAGTAGTAACAATAGTTGTCATATCTAATTTATCCTTAATATTATCTGGCATGGTATTTAACATTGCCATAGGCAATTGAATTTTGTGATCCGATTTACACATTATATAATATGCAGTTGAAGATATGCCTAGTTGTCCAATCCACGCTGTTAATATTATTGTGAGATTAGTCAAGTCATAAGGATATATTATAGAAATTTGACAACCCGTTTCGATAATGGTTTTTTGTATATTTGATACATAAATGTAATTTTTAATACTACATATAATAAGAAATATAACAATCAACAAAGCGATTAAATAATCTGCAATTAGTATTTTTTTAGAAAATTCTTTTTTCTTTTTCATATTTGTTCCTCCTGATTCTCAACAGGTAAACTCATTACTTCAGGATATAATTTTTGATGGTATATATCATCACCACCACATTTTTCATATCTTTTTCCACATTCAACAAACGTTTTTAATCCACTTGAAGTCACATATCCGTTTTTCATAAAAGTTTCATGTAATCTATATAAAGTAGAACGATACGAAGCAACAACATCGCTTTTTCGTTCCTCTTCATTTTTTATAATGGTTACTTTTATGTCGTTAATACTGTTGCATAATTCATTTAATTTATCATATTGTTTTTCATCATGTTGTTCTAATTTATTTACTCGTTTTTCAAAATTTTCTCTTTCTATAATTCTTTTTGTTTTTATTCCAAATTTTTCACAAAGATATGAAATTACAGAAATTATTTCTTTTATTGCAAACAATAGAACAAGTACAACAAATATTACAGTTGTCCAACTTGCAGAATTTTTAAATAATTCTTGTATTGCATTCATGTTTTCCCCCTTTTTAAAAAGGTTGGATATTCAATCCAACCTTAATTAATCAAGCTGCTTACCATTTTTATCATAAATATGGTATCCTTTTGTTTTGTTTCTTGACCATTCATTGTAAGCTAAAGTAAAAGAATGGAATGAACCTTTGCTTGATTTCTCATTGGTAAATGAAGTCCTGACTCTGTAATAATCATTACTTGAATTTGCATATGCAGAATAACTATAAGGGGCAAGTTCTTTTTTAACAACTATCTGTTTAGTATTCGTCAATTTGACATTATCGACATAAGCCTCTACATTATATGTACCATTTAATAATGAAACAGGATATGTATCGCTAAATCCCACCTTGTCTGTTGGATAACCTGCCTCCAACACATCTATTCTCGGCTGGTTAGCCTTTAAATTATAAAGGTAAAAATTCCAATTACTATTAAAAATTCTAATTTTAACATTCTGACTTCCTCCATAAGCCCAGCCAGAAATAAAGATCTTATCATTACCATCCATTTTTGCAACGTCAAGATAACCAACAATAGAGGTAGCACAATTATTACCTGGTAAATCTGAGTTGATAAATGGTTCAGGATTTAACCACTCAAACTTTGTATTATCATGTAAAGCTATCATTGGATTATTAATCTTATATTTTCTGACTTCAAAATGAACGTGTGCTCCATAGCTATAACCTGTATTTCCCATATATCCTATAACAGTTCTTTTAGATACTTTCTGACCCTGTTTAACAGCAACACTTGCTAAATGGGCATATAACGTTACATAGTTATCCTTATGCTGGATCATAACATAATTTCCATAGCCCATTCCTTCTGGATCATGGACACAGTTTGTCCCTGTCATCTTATCCATCACCTTGATAACTGTTCCGTCAGTATGTGCGATAATACTATCACACTGGTTGGTTTTCTTTACCACATCAACACCGATAGCCCATCCATTTCCTGAATGAACCTTGTCATAGTGCTGTCGGTAAGACTGCGTAATCTGATTTTCTCCTGTCTTTAAAATTCTTGATCTTGACATAATTAAGTCTCCTTTCCTTTACTTTATGCAATATCTACAGAACCAAATTCTTTAATGTAAGCGTCTACGTCTTTAATTCCGAGATATTCCTTGACTTCTTCAATTCCCATAGGTTGTATTCCCTCACTCGAAGTTCTGAAATACGCCTTATTCTTGGTTTTATATAAGGCTTCCATATTCCCTATGTAAACAACTTCTGATGTTGTTGTATCGTATAACTTTTCATTGATTATTGCTTTCATTGCTTCGCCTTTCTAACCAATTTTGAATATTAAGACACTATAAGTCCTATAACCAGGAACAGTAACAGTTGAGCTAGCGTCTTGGCTTTTTGCTACTAATTCAAAATTAAAACTTTGCTCACCATTAACACCAAAATTATGTACTGCAAGCACTCTTTCATAAGTGGTTGAATTTGTATGTGCAGCCACAAGTGCATTGCTGTTGGCTAATAATTCAATACGACTAGTGCCAGTATTTGTTGATATTACTGCCGAAATAATCGCAATGTAAAACCCGTGAGTAAGAGTTGCGCTATCTTTCCAAAGCGATACTGAACTACCTTTTTTTGACGTTCCTGTGCCATACTTATTAATACTGAAAATAGACTTGCCTCTTATTTGAGTAGTTGTATCTTTTAACCCTTGTAAGCTCACTTGCTTGTCCGTTCCATAATTAGCTATAACGTCACCAAATGATTTAACAGTGGTGGCTGTAAATGTATTATTAACATACATTGGTTTGGTAAAAGAAATGTCATCAAGATCTGTATTTATATTTAGCGTATTTGTTGTACCATCTGCACTACTTCCGCTAACCTTGAGTATGTCGGCTGTATCTCTCTTTCCTCCACAATATCCATTAAAAATGAATGCTTGTCCTGCATCTGTCGTTCCATAATATTTCGTTGCATATACTCCCGTTGTACCTGTCAAATTTGGAGCAGTGAATTCTCCAGTCGAAGGATTTGCTTGAAACTTTGTTGCAAAATATGACGTTGTTGTAGTAGCGGTAGTTTGACCAGTTGGAGCAAGTAATAACGGATAAGAAGCATTACTTGTTGTTGGTGTTTGGGTAACTTTCGTATCTGTACCCAAAATTGTACTTGTACTTGAAATAGTAATCTTATCGTTAGTTGCATCAGGTGTAATTGTTATATTTGAACCAGCAACAAGAGTAAGTGTATCTGTTGGGGTGTTTGCAGCAATATTGATAGAATCTACAAGTACATTGCTAAACGCATTCTGGTTAGCTTGTGCGTTACTTGGAGCATGTGCAGTTTGCGAATGGTCATAAGCAATCTTACCTCTGTCTCCACGATAAGCAGTGGAAGATGTCTCTCCTAATGCCAATGTTTCACTAATTACTACAAATGCACTGCCAGACCATCTATATGTTTTATTTGTAGATAAATCTATGTATATCTTACCAGTTTCTCCTGTGACTTTTATGGTATGAGCTGAATCGGTATAAAAATTACTACTATAATAATACCCCTCAATTACATCATCCACATATGAAGGCAACTGACTGGATGGTACTTTACCGTTTTCATCAAGTTCTGCAAGACCGTTTACACTCCCTTTAAGAGAAGTATTAAGTTTAGCATTTAATTTCGTATCCATTTCAGTTTCAGTATAATATCTGTCATCATGTGTATGTCCATTACTTGATTTGCCATCTAACTGTGTCTGAATATTACTTGTAACACCATCAATATAGTTTAATTCGGTAGTGGTTGCTGTAATACCATCTAATACATTCAATTCACTTGCAGTAGCCGTTAAATCAGAAATATTGCTTACAGTATGATTGTGTGAATTGTCATTTACACTAACATTACCAGAACTATCTACCGTAATATCTGTGCCAGACTTAACAAGACCAAGTGTAGAAGAAGTAGCAACAGTAGTTTTATTGATTTTCTTTGAATCTAAATCACTTTCTGCATTTTTTGCTCTTGTCGTTTCATCAGAAATAGCTTTATCTATAGAATCTGCTTTAGTCTGTAAGTCTGTTCCATCTGTCATCTCTACAGATTCACTAGAAGTGGCATACGACAAAAGCTTATACTCACCGTCTTGCTTAACATATCTTTCGGCTTTATTAAATTTACTTGCCATAAAATCCTCCTTTCTTATAATAGTCTTGTCCAGTAATCGCCGTCCCTCTGTTCGGTTGGTGGGGTGTCAGACAAAATCTCGTAGCTCCACGAATCTGCTTTCATTAAAGCATTTTCAAGTGCAATAAACTCATTTGTAGAAGAAATTTCATCATCACTGAAAGGAGCTTTTCTGACACTTATAACGAAATTCATTGTATGTAATACTTGTTCAGAATAGCCATCAAGTAAAGCTAATTCACATTCATGTATTCCATCACAAGCCGTCATCTGGTCAGTAACATCTATCTGTACCGTTCCATCTTCAAGAACAGTACAATCGTTGATTACATACGTTCCGTCTTCTTTTTTGCACTTAATTCTCGGTTTTATTGTATTATCTACGAAATATGGTCGTCCATTATCTGCTACTTTAACAATAATTGTTCTAATATTTATGTCATTCTGCTTTACTATTACAGACACATATCTGCTTTTAGATACATCAAGAATTATATGTTTTACAATGTTTTCTAAAGCCATCATTCCAATCCTTTCGTATTTATATTAAGAAGAGTCTACTGTTCTACAGCAGACTCCTCAGATTTTTGTAATGCCTGTTCATACTCAGCTTTTTCACGTTCAGAAAATGCAACGGCATTATATTTTACTTCATTATATATATCCTTTATAACCATTTCTAATAATGTGGGATGTAACTGTACGCTATTAATTGCATTAACAATTACATCTTTCGCTTCGTTTAAAACCATAGATACTGGTTTATTAATTGTATTTATATTTTCCATAATTTCCTTTAACTCCTTTAAATTTATTTTTATTATATGCTAGTATGCCAACCATCACTTGCTAAACCGTAAATGGGTACACTACCACCGTAATCCCATACTACTAAATAAAATGTATATCCACCAACAAAACAACCATTAGGATATAAGCCAAGGCTCATTCTTCCTTCTGCTGATCTACCTTTTAGTGAACCGTCTGTTCCTATTTCCCAGTTACCAATACTGCCTGCTGAAATTGTAGTAGTCCCAGACGAATTAACGGAAAAAGCACTTCCAATAGAAAAGCTACCGCCAGTAACATAAAGCTTACTACAAACAACCTTTCCGTTATGATAAACTCTATACGGAGCAGAACCAATATTACTTGTGTCTGCACCAGCAAAGAAAGCAATTTTACCATTTCCGTCTGCAATAGTAGATGAGTTTAACATTCCACATCCTGAACCACTTGTAGAGGCGTGAATACCATTCCCGTCTATATTTAAATTACCGATTGAACCATCAGTTGAATAAATTGTACCTGTAATATGAGCACCTTTTGCAGTAATAATACCATTTTGTATATTTACATACGCAGACTTAGAAGCATATTGTCTGATACCATCTGTTCCGATGTATGTACCCACTGTAGCAGAAGACATAGAATCTGTTCCGTTGTAAAGAGCAGAAGATTTTATTGTCCAACCACCGATTGTTCCAGAAGTAGAAGTAATTGAACCTGTAAAACTACCACTTGTTGCGGTCATTTTACCAGATATATCAACATTTGAAGCATATAACCCACCAGTTTTAGTAACACCAAAATTACTGCCAATTGCAAACCTTAAACCAGTTCTCGAAGCACCGTTAATTGTTCTTGTAAAATCAGAACTAGATATGCCTACTGCACCCGAAGCATTATTCGTTACAGATGTTCCAGAATAAATAGCAGTGGAAGAAACATTCCAACCACCGATTGTCCCACCTGTGGCTGTGATATTTTTTGTTGTAATTGTGCCTGATATATTAGCTCCTTTTGCTGTGATAATACCATTTTGTATATTGATATATGCAGTATCAGAAGCATATTGTCTGATGCCATCTGTTCCAATATAAGTACCTACTGTCTTAGATGTCATAGAAGTGGTATTGTTATATAGCGACTTATCCCCAATATTCCAACCACCGATTGTCCCACCTGCTTTTGCATTAATTTTACCTGTTAAAACCAAAACTTTCCCATCATAGGTAAGATTTTTACCTGCAAAAGAGAATGTACCATCGTTAAGGTTAATATGTGTTCCAGTAGTGGAAGAGTAGTTTTGAGAATAAATATCTCCACCTATCATTTGTGAGCCATTAATCACTCCTGCCGTCACAAAATCAGATGTAAGACCGTAATCTGTAAGTTTAACTAATACATTGTCTACATATTTATAGTAATCATGTTCTCCGAGTGCCAAAGAAACATTTTTCCAATTATCTCGTGTAAAGCACAATAAATTATGAGTGAATTTCGCTTGTTTAGGACTATAATCACCCTCAATATCATCCCACGTTTTAGCTATAAGACCTTGTTTTGTTAAACTTATTTCTTCATTAACATTATTGGTTATTGCAATATTTGCACTGTTCAATCCCTCTTTAACAAAGTCTATAATGGTATTATTAGCATCATTTCCTTTTTCAGCCTGTTTACTTACATACGAAAAATTACCAGCCATAGACTTAGCAGAACTTAGAATACTTTGTACGTCACTTACATCATCATTTACCTTTACCATATCGCTAAACTCTACGTTCAATGTTTGAATTTCCGAGAAGTTGAGTTCATAATGGATTAATCTTAATCTGTATATATCTTTATCTACCTGAACTCTAATAAAATTACCTAGAGCAAACTTATTAACAATTACTTTAAATTCTGGCATAAGCAGAAGATTATACAGAGTAGTGGAGATACTATGTTGTCTTGTAGCAGACTTAATTAATTCCTTTTTAGCAGTTTCTATAAATTCTTTTGCTTTTGCAATTTTCCCTGCATTATCCAAACCATCTGAAATATAATTGCTGTTGCTGTATTCCTGTTCTCGCCTATAAGAACAAAATTCAGTATATAGTTCTTCTCCGAGATAATTCTCAAGATTCAATGCTTCTTGTATCGTTCTTATTTTACTGTCTATTTGTTCTCGCTGTGTTTCTAATTCGTTAATAGTAGTTTCTCTTATAATTATCTCGTTATCACAAGCAACAAGTTTATTATAGTAAGAAACATATATATCATCATAAAAATCAGCACCTTTAGCAGCTTGGTTACAATGTTGAAGTGTATCTAAAGCTGTTTGTATTGCATCCTTGAATGAATTTAATCTGTTTAAACAATATAATTTTAATGCGTCTTTGAAGTTATCCAAATTATCAATGGCTAACACATCAAATATTGAACCATCTTCATCATCAGAATTTAAGTCTATATCCTTTGCGACTTTCTGTTTGAGGAAATCTTCATAATTATCATGAACTGTTATGGTCAATTTATCTGAATAAGCTATATCTTCCAAATCGCTGTAATTGGTTACTTTAAACTTGCCAATCCATTGTCCATAATTATAACCATTTGAATCAGTTCCTTTATAAGTAAAAGTGCTTTCTGATATTTCCAATTTAACATACTGAGTTTTTACAAACACCCTTGCATAATTCTTTACCGCATTATCTACAAGACTTGTAGTTGTAGATTTTGAAAGAGTTGACACACCAATGGGAGATAAGTTTGCCACTGTTAATTTAGTAGCTTCTTGTTTTGCGATAGACTCAGTATTATTCTTATCATTACCGGCATTATCACTTCCATTTTCATCAGAGCTGTCCCCTGGCATCATACCAGACTCATAATATGAAATATTATCTGATACATCATAAAAATCTTGTACTAAGTGTTCATATTCTTCTGTATAGCTTACATATAACTTATCATATGATTCAATCTTTGAAACCAGTTCGTCCGACATATCTTCTTTTTGTTCATCGGATATGTAATACAAATAGGAAGTTCCATTCTGATTTAATTGAGTAACTATAGCGGTCATTTCATCATCGCCCGCTGTTAGTTTAAAACAATTCTTAATTGAATCCACATCGGTTTCAAATTTTACACTATCTGTCAGGTTTTCTTTATTTACAATAATAGTAGTGTCTTCCCCGAAGTAATTCAGTAAATCACTCCCACATTTAGGACAAACATTATTATAGTCACCTCTGTAACCACATTTTTTACAAGTAGTATATAAATCGTAAACAGATATGCTTCTGTCTACACTATTGAATACGAATAAACAATTAAACTGTTCTGCACATTCCCCTGTAAGAAAGTCATATATGGAAGTTCCATCTATACTAAAACTTCGTTGTAAATCCCACAGACTTTTATCCACATATTTAATTGTATAATCTTGTGCTTTGTCTTTTAATACTCTATGTAATAGGCTGGCTTTAGGATTATCTTTATTATAAAATTTGGTAATAACATAATCGTCCCTTGCAATATCCGCATCGGTATTGATTTCAGTTCCATACAAATTTCTCTGGCTTAATTCGGCTTCACAGAGGGAAGTACCTACAATGGTTTTCACTGCGTCTAACTTATCATCGTAAGATACGGTTATTTCAAAATATTCATTGAGTTCTTTAACCCATATCAATTTAAGGTCTGTAATCTTATCCCAGTTTTCTTGAATTTCTTCATCTAATTCCTTATATATTTCAAAAGATAATTCATCTGCCCCATTAAGATTTTCTTTACAATTAACTGTATCTCTTTTAACATTATTCAATTTGCAAATGTGAGTATAGTTCTTTGTAGATAAGACAAAAGTAAAATCTTCTACATTATTATTTACATCAAATTTTAATACGTTTGCACTAAATCCCATTACTTACACCTGCCTTTATATAATTCCCATTTTGCAAATAGGAGAGTAGGTAAATGTGATTTTGCATGGCATATTAACTGTGAATATATTTTCCCTAACTTCGTCCGATGTTCCATACCCATATATGTCCTTAATGTAATTACATAGTCTTGGGAAAACATAATTAAAATCATTACACAATTTAGGATGATCTGCCGAAGAGGTAATAACTTTGTTTTCCACTAAGGTAAAAATTTCTCCTGCCGTGCAATTCTTAATAGATGTCACTCTATCTTTTTCTTGAGAATTAACTAATTCAAAATTCCCTCCATTTGTTATTTCTATGGTCATAGTAGAGGGGTATACGAAACCAATTTCATCCGAAATATCATAAAATGAATGTTCTAATCCATTTGTACTAAATTTCATTGTATATTCAATATCATCATAAAAACCAAATGGGGCATCTGTCTGGAGTGTTAATTGAAGACCAATAATATCACCACCATATGTAATAGGATTTACATTGAAAGAAGCATTATAATATACTTCTGCAAGTTCTCCATCTTTATAAACTGCCCTGAATTTTTTAAACTGTTTCCTGTTAAGCCATCTCATAAGCTGGATAACTTCTTCCTGTGTGAATGAGTTGACATCAGGATTTGAACATCTATATTTACAAATCTCAAATGTTGTTGTATATACTTCGTCATATTGAGCAGACATTAACTTAAATTTATTTAATCCTGTCATGGGAACAGTATTAAATGTAACCTGACTGCCTATATTAATTGCCGAAACACCACCATCCTCTAAGATGTTACACACTATACATCCATAATCAGATAGTCTCTGATTGTCATATTCAAAATCTATTAAATTCACTTATTCACCCACTTTCTTATTGTTTTTTATTACTTGTTATCGTTTTTATTCCCGTATACCGTATTCTGTATCTTGTCCAAAAATCTATTGTCCTTTTCTTTGGCTTGAACTTTCTTGGCACTTCTATTAATGCTCTTTAATACAGAATCCATATCTTTTTTATATTTTGTCCTTAAAGTTTTTATCTCTTTAAGTTTGTCTTTGTATTCACTCTGAATTTCCTTTACGTTTTCAATGAGTGCTTCATACTCAGATTTTCTGTCTTCTAATTCGTTGATTAGCTGCGTTACACGTTCATATGCTTCTTTTGGAAGAATCTTTTCCAGTTCCAAATCAACAGACAGCTTATCGTTTTCTTCCCTTAGGGTATCTTTTTCCTGTTGCAAATCATCTATAATTTTTTGCTGTAGTTTTACCTTTTTCTCTATATTCATTTCGATTCCTCATTACATAACAAGAGCCAAGTGTAGACGCATAGCCCACACTTGGCTTGTTTAATTAGTATTTATTTTTATTCAGACTGTTTTTACCCAAAGCATTTCCAAACGTCATGCTCTGCACAACCTTTTCAAAGCTTTTATCTTTAACCAGTGCATTCTTAAATTCATCATAATTTGTCACATTAGGCAGAGTAATACTCAACTGAACATCGTTATTAACCGTTTCATTTGTTGACCTATTTGCTTTAATGTTTGGAATAAGGGCTTTATTCAAGAAGTCCATAGATGCATTAAGAGGCTCTAAGTTATTGATAAGGGTTTTCCAATCGCCCATAAGTGACAGTGGGATAATACCTTCACCTTTTTCAAAAGTATTGATTGCCAAAGAATTATCATTATTCCTACCAATAATATTTTTAAGTTCTCCGATTACACCACCTTGGTTATAGCCTTTGATTTCCCTGAACTTTTTAAGTAAAGCTACGTTCTGATTGTAACTTCCTGTATAAGCATCATTACCGATTAAGTCTTTGTAATACTTCTTTTTAGCATTAAACGACCAATCATAATCATAAAACGCCAAAGCATCATCTATACTGGTTTTACGATTAAGTTTATTCTTTGGATAATAGCTTTTCGCATATATGAATTTATAATCCTTGTTACCGTTAGAAGATGATGTGTTTTTAGTCGTACTTTTAGTTGTACTAGGAGTAGAAGAAGTAGTTTTTGATGTAGATTTCTGGGTCGTACTTGACTTTGTACTATTTGTAGTAGTAGCACCATTGGAAGCGATTTCACTCTTAGCCTGTCCTGCAAGTTTATCTACCATGGTCTGTACATTTAAAGCTATACCATTAATCACCTTAAGTACACCTGAATCTTCATTTGTAAATGATTCTATAAAACTACTTACAGGGCTGCCATCAGAAAAGATTTTACTCATTTCTCCGGATATAAAGCTTCCAAGATTATCAGTCTGCTCTACGAGAGTATCTTTGATAAGTGTCGCATTTTCATTCGTCTGATTTATAATATCTTGCATAATTGCTTCAATATTATTCATACGAGCTTCAATCCATTCTTGCGTATCAGAAGACAACCTATCAAGCATCTGTTCTTGGTCACTCATCCACTTATCATATTCAGCGTCCTGTAAATCTTGTTTTGCTTCCTCAAGGTCTACTTTTATCTGTTGAATTTTAGCCTGAGTTTCTTCAGAATTATCACCTTCATATGCAGATAACTGTTTCTGGAGAGAAGATATGTTCTTTGTCTTTTCGGCAATACTTCTTTCATAGTCGTATAAATCTTTCTCAGCATCTAACTGTTCCTTACGTTTATCTATGATTTCATTCAAAGCGTCCAATAACCTGTTATAGCCTTCCTCGACCATATCTATGATAGCTTGCTGTTCATCTTTGGCAGATTTTACCATATCTCTATGAGAATCAATTAACTCGTTTCTGCGTTCAATTAACTCTGTATCGCTAGAATCTTTCGCTAACAGCTTATCAATCTCTTTGATTTCATCTGCATATTTTTGTGCTTGCTTTAAGTAAACATCGTAGTTAGTTACATGTAATCCTGCCGTAGAAATACCAGAATCATTCATTTTTCCGTAATCATCATACAAGTCTTTATTACTCATTAAGTCGATTAAATAGTCAGCTTCCTCTTGAATTCTGCCAATATACTGCTGTTTCAAATCGAATACTTTCCAATCTAAATCACGCATATTGTTGTCAAGTTCGATAAGCTGAGTATTTGCATCAATAAGAGCCTGTTCAACTTCCATGATGGAGTTCTTCATATCATACCAATCCTCGGAATATTGCTTAATATTCCCATTCGCCATAGCTTCATTAAAAGCTTTTACAAGGTCTGTTCTTTTACTTTGTAATTCGGCTATGTTCTGATTCTGCAAATTTTTTAAAGACTGATAGTATGCTTTACTTACTAAATGACCGTCAGTTTCTTGTTTACTGACTAACGAATCAAGTATTCCTGATTTACTCTCAATAAGACTGATTGCATTGTCGTAAGAAGAAGTAACCATATCAAATTTTTCTTTGAAATTATCAGCTATTTCTCCACGAATATCTTCCATAGAATCTAAAGCTTCAAGATATTTTTCGTACAGCTCTGTATACTTGTCTATCTTTTCTTGAGTCTTTTCATCTATTCCGTCTTCAATGAGAATTGCACCATTCTGGATTTTGTTTACATAATCTGCACTTAATCCTACGGAGTTGGCTTTATTAAGATAGTAGTTTGCAGCTTGTTGCTGAATACTCAGTTCTTCGGTGAGTTTTGCAGTTTCACTCTTAACAGCACCAATTCTTTCTTTCCATGTCTTGTATGTAGCACTTATTGTTTTACCTATGTTGGTAATTAATCTTTGAATTCTTGATACTTTAGTTTCAATCCAGTCAGTATTTTTCTCTGAAAGTTCTTTCTGACGATCTTCGCCGCCATTATAATCAGGAGCAGTATATGTATATTGTCCTAAACCTCCGAATAATGCTTCAATACGTTTTTTCGTATCTTCTTCGGCATGTTTATAATCTGCTTCTGTATATCTGAATCCCGTATATGCGCCAGTTTTAGCTTCATAGTCCCTCATTTCCTGCTCACGTTTAGCCATCTTTTGAGCTTCTGTATCAGCTAAACCATATGCAGTGACTAAATCTTTTAACTGTTTAATTTTTCCACTTACGTCAAGACCACTTTTATTATAATTGATTTCTGCAAGTTGAAGTTGAGCTATCTCTCCTCGACAAATATCAGAAGCATTTGCTTCTCCCAACAAAGAATTTTGCATATCAAATGACTTTGAAAGAAATTCATCCATAGTCATATTAAGTTCTTTTGTAACTGTGTTTTCAGCTTCCTTTTTTGCATTAAGCTTATTAGTTACTATTACATCAGCATTAGTAATATTATTTGCTTTTAATTTAGCAATATATTCTTCTTTATTTGCTTCTGTAAGACCTTCTAATGCGTTATTTTCTTCTATATAGTTGGCTGTTAATCTTTCTTCTACAAGAGCTTGTGCATTTGATACACCAACAGATTTAAGCTGTTTTATATACAAATCTTTATTTGTTTCATCCAGTTTTATAAGTGCATCGCTATAATTAAGATATTCACTTACAAGTTTATCAAATGCTTGTTGCATTTCCGACATACTATAAGTACCGGAACCTACTATATTAGTAAATTCTTCGAATGATTTTAAGTCTTTCCATGTGTTATCAAGAGACATAATATCATTAATATCTACGAATCCTTCATCTCTTGCTTGTGTATACAAATCAGAAATAGAGGAAATTCCCTTTGTTACATTAGAAAGTTTTTCTTGTGCCGTTACAAGATTATTTATTCTTTTCGCACAATATTCTGCACTTAAACCTGTGTCGTCAATAAGCTTTTTATAGTCTTCGGTAGATTCTAATGTTTCCGGAGTTAATTCACCTGACTTTGCTAATTCAAGAAGTTTTTCTTTTGTATCAGCGAAAGTAGAAGAGTTCCAAACATCAGAAAAAGTAGTTTTATTCAATGTTGAATCTTCAACATATTTCTTCTCAGCCTCAGCAGCACTATCCGCAGCTTGAACAATTTCCAACCACTTATCAATTTCTTCCTGAGTATTGATAGAATTCTTCTTGAAGAAATCAGTAGGGTCGTAACCATCGAATTTATCCTTTGTATCTTCAATAGCTTTATCATATTGTTTTTGTAAATTGTCAGTCTCATCAATTTGTGGTTTTAAAGAAACAACTATAGAACTATCTTCACCAAAGAAATCTCGAATTTGCTGTAAATAATTAGCTTTTTCATCAGGTGTTAATTCTGTGTTTGTAAATACTTCTGAAAGTGCTTTTGAAATAATAGGGTCGTCTTGAACCTTATTAATTTCAAACAAAATATTACGTCTTAAATATTCACTAACATAATTCCAATCATTCTGTTTATCTTTTGGTAAACTAGAAAAATCAAAATTCATAATCATATCTTGAACAGCAGTTTGCAAACCACTATCGTCAATTTGATTATAAGTAAATTCTGACTGTAACCATGTATTCAAATATGAATCAATAGAAGATTTTTCTCCTTCTAATTGTTGCTCCGCATACTCAAGATTTTTTCTTGCATTTTCAAGTTGAGATGTAAATGCATCATTTATATCACCAACTGCACTTACGACTTTACCGCCTTGTACAACCGTTTCTTCGTATGTAAGACCGAGAGTTTCTAACCAATTTTCATATTGACCTACACTCATAGTGCCTTCTTTATTATATCCATTCAATAAAAAGCCCATTTGAATTGAACGTCCGTTATCTAAGTTACTATAAGCACTATTTATATCATCAAATTTCTTCTTTGCAGATTTTACTTCATATGTTGCTTTACCCAAGTCTTTTACATAACCTTTATAAACATCAGGAAATTCATCCATAATCTTTTGGTTTGCAAGGTCTTTTTCTTTCTGAATTAAATCGTCTAATGAGCCAACAATAGTGTCTACATCGCCAGATAAATTTAAAATAGCATTACCATTGTCATCGTATCCTTTTGTAAGTTGTGGAAATACACCTGCAAGTTGATTACTTAAATCAAGAAATTCTTTGTATTCGTCTGTACTAAGTGAGCCTTGACTTTGACTTACCTTTCCAAGATTTTCAACTTCTTGTGCGAGTTCAGCATATCGCTGTTTTGCATTTTTTACAGTTTCTGTGTTTGTTTTCAAATCATCATTAATTGATGAAATTTTGTCTTTAGCTTTTTCTGCAGCTTCTGTTATCTTTTTGGAACTGCTGATCCATGTACCAAAAGCACTTACGACTCCTGTAATGATAGTAGAAATACCAAACGTCAATGCTGCGTTTAAGGCAGTAGTAGCAATAGTGAGTCCAACAGTTTTTGCTGTTGAAGCAATAAGAGATACGCCATAACCACTCAAACTTGCTTTCGCCCCATTAAGTCCTGTTAAGTAAGAACCAAATTTTGTATTTGTCAACGATACAGCAGTTGCAAAATTCTGTTGTTCTTTTTGACTAACCGCACCTAAAGCGTTGTACCGTTTCATGGCTTGTGTTATCTTTGCATATCCTGTTATATTACCTTGTAACGATACAGAATATCCAGTCATTGAAGCCTCTAAACCCTTTATTTGATTTAAGTAAGAAGATAATGAATCATCACACATACTTAGAATACTATTCCAATTTTCAGATGTTAAAGTATTAGTCTGTATGCAATCGTTGTAAATATCAATTATATCTTTTGCATCCTTAAATGGTGTAATAATTTCTGAATTTACAGAAGATGCCGTTCCTGCAAACCAAGATTTCACTGTGTCTTGTTTGAATATCGTACTATTATATGGTATACTTATTTGAGGAGTATATATTTTGATGGATTGGAGAACGATTTATGAAAAAACAGAAATTATTTATTTTATTCTTTTTTGCAGTATTATGTTTATCAGGATGTAGTAAAACTGAAAAAGACAATTCATTTGATACAGGCTTATATGGAACATATTCAAACAATATTGAAGCCCCAAATATAGATTACCAACTAAAAGTTTCTCATACATTCAACGAGGATAATACCTATCATGGTAAATATTTTGAAAAAAGCAATGGTGAAATTTTAGATGATTCTGAAAAAGAAGCCAAAATTATTACAACCGAAAATGTTAATAACGACATAGAAAAAATCACAACTGATGAAAAAAAGATATATTTTTCTGGAAAAGTATGTGAAACAACTGATTTTTATAAATATAAAAATATGCTCGGAAGATTTTATAAGACAGATGTTCCGAGTGGTAAAACATTTGATTTATTCCTAAAAAACGAAGATTCAGATGTAAATGAAGGTCTTGCGTTTAATAAAGATGGTCAATACCATTATTGCACCAATTACGATAACTGCACCGATGATAGCAGTACATTTACAGAATATAAACATAAAGGTAACTATATTTATCAAGCCGATTCTGATGGTAATTGGACTATCTTGCTTTATGTAGTTGATGATGGTTTATTTGCAAAAGAATATACTAAATCACAAAAATAGGAGAGAACACCAATGCCAATAAATAATAAATCAAAATCAAATCAGAATCAGCAGATTAAAAAGTAGAAGAGTAGTGAAAAATTATTGCATAATAAAAGACACCATAGTTGTTGAACGATGCACCATTTCTAAAAGATCGTTTAAGTTATTACAAACTTATGTTCAAACTGTACTTGTTTGGTAATTAATGGTAAAATATAATCATTAAATGATGTGTCGGAGGTATGCATATGAATAAATTATTTTGCCCATTAACCAATGGTGATTGTAACTATAATTGTGTAATGAATAACAATTGTTTTGAAGATGGCGATATACAAAATTGTATGTTAAGAAGTTCGATTGAATCAATTATATCTTTTGCAAATGGTATTTCTGTTGCAAACAAAAATATTGACAATCAGTTAGAAAGTATAAACGATAACACAGGAAGCGATCATTCGTATTCTTTTGAAATTAACAATAAACTTGATTCAATCGAAAATCTTTTAGAAAAACTTACTCAGAATAGACAGTAAAATTTTTGATTTTTCCTTCAATTACTCGAAGTAAATCAAAAGCTTGAGTGTATGTAAGTTTATTTGAGGTGATTTCTGTAATTATCTTATCTGATAATGGAGAGATTACCTCTTTTTCAAATTTTTCATTTTCAAGTTGCGTTTTAACAATATTACTAATCATTTTATTTTCCTTTCATGTGAATTATATTTACCAAGCAGACTCTGATGTATCCAGACCATTTTAAAGGGATATTTAGGCGATATTTGTCGATAGGTAAATACTTGTATGACTTATAACAAAAAATTACAATAATAGCGAAATCAGGGGGATTTTGGAATATATAAAATTTAATTGTGAAAAGGAGGATCGCTATGTCAAATATAATTATCGAATCAAAATATCCAACAGACCATTGCTGGCAAACAGGAAATTATACAGATGATTGTGAATGCGAGTTTTGTGAGCACAAAGAAGAATGTAGTGGTTATGAAAGAGATGACGATTAAACAATAAAAGAGCAGGAGATTAGTCCTGCTCTTTTTCATATCCAAATAGTTTATTCATTTCTTCTTTATAATCAATTTTACTTTGCTCATAATTTTCCAATATTTTTTTTCGCCATTCCAAAAATTCTGTTTTATTCTTAAATTCTAATTCTGTTGTATCAATAGCTTTTAAAGGAATATTTTTCTTCATTATTTTGCCTCCTTAAAAATGTTTTCAACACGCTTCGCCTTAAGTCCCTTTTCAATCTTATGTGTAAGCAATGCATAATTTCTATATACAATGATATATTTATTGACAATTTCTAAAATTTCCGTTTTTGTATCCGCTATTATTGTCCCATGATGAGTAATAATCTCTAAGGAGGATAAAATATATCCTGCGGAACACGATATTGGAATACCTATATATTGTGAATATTCTCCATCATACTTGCTCGGAGTTCCATTATAACCAAAATTTTTCTTTATTTCTTCTTCTGTCGGATACACAACTATTTTAGGGTTGTTTTCTAAAAATAACTTTGCATATTGCCAATCTTTTTTCTTAGATAATATTATGTCGGAATATAAAATAGTTGGTGTTGAATTTGCGTCTCCATAATGTGCTATCATTTTTATACAATCCTGTGTACGTTTTCCAGTGTTTCTCTTGTGTCTTACATATATGTTTACCGAAATATCTGTTCCTGATTTAGACAATTTTCTAAGAATGCTAACAATATCTTTGCAAATGTAACTAGATATGCTTTCAAAATTCCAATTTAATAATTCTAAATTATTCGTAGATATAATTTGTTTTGATAAATCATTGATTTCCTTTTGCGAGATATTCATCAAATTATTGATGGAGTCAAAAGTTGTTTTATAAATTTCTAAAGAACAATCACAAAGTTGTTTTTGTTTTTTCAAATCTTCAAGTGTTTGATTGTTCTTCTCTTGTTTCCTTTCATTGTATGCTACATATATAATATATATGATATATAGAATAGTTAATGAAATTACCCAAAATTTCCCACTTATAAATATATTTTTTATTTGTCCATTACTATTTTTCCATATTGTTGCATTATCTATTAGTCCAATAAAAAATGGTACAATTGTAATTATCAATGCTTTAGTCAACCAATTTAGCAATATTGGTAATTTTTTCAACTCTATCCCACCAATCATTAGTATTTAATGTTACCATTATATACCAATAATTAACAGAATACTATCAGAACATATGTTTGTAGATCTCCAAAGAAACATACAATCGAGTATAATAAAAGAGTAGTCAAGCGACTGTCCGCTATTTTATTTATTCTCTGTTTTGTTCCATCTTATCTACCTCTAGGAACTGAGAGGTCAAACTGATTTACACGAGATATGAGATAAGTTCACATCATTTAACATGTCGTGCCATGAGTACGGAATGCATATTATAGTAGCATCGTTTCATATAACTACTACCAACGGTTGTCACTCTCTGAGGGCTTACCATTTTAAAGGTCTATCCCTGCGAACCAACTGAATTCATGAATTTTTACTGTACCTATTTAGTTTCCTTATAATAGGGTAGTATCATGAGTTTTACAGCCTTCCTCGCATATTGCGTCTTCGTTTATCGTATGTATAGCATACTTATCATAGTCCAAACTAACGTATCCGTTAGAAACTCTATGAAGTCGGTACGTTCAAAACAATAACAATGATTTGATTAATACGCCACTAACGTATTAATGCCGACATTTTTAAATGATAATGCTGTGCCAATTCCTGTAAGAATAGTTGGCAACAATCCAACTTTATCTACAAAATTAGTAGTGCTTTTAAGTAAGGTAGATAATAAATCAATTCCATTCTTGATAGTTTCGGAGTCGATTATTTTAAACCAGAACTCCTGAGCACGGTTCTCTAGCTGTGCCATTTTGCCATCAATACTATCAAGATAAGAGTTTAATTCTTTTTCCGCTGATCCCATTGCTTCTTCTGAAGACTTCTTAACAGCTTCAAGCTGTGTCGGATCTTGCAGTATCGCTGAAGCAATATTTGAGCGGTTTTTACCCGCTAATTCTTCAATTAAAGCTGTGGCATGATTTGTTCCCAGCTTTTTATCTTGTTCCTGAATTTCTTTGTAAACCTTGGCAATTCCAAGAAGAATTTCGTAAGTATTTTTATAATTTCCATTACTATCAAGAATATCAAAACCCTGGTAATTATTAGAAGCTACGGCAGTATAATCTTTGATTATCTGTTGTTTCTTTGAATTTGTTGCTTTTACAAAAGCATCTACTTCCTCATTCATTGCAGAAAGTTCTTTTTCGGCTTCTTCTGTACCAACCAGTCTAAGAGAAATTGTACGTAAACCTGCCGAAACACTATCTGCGTCCTGAATCGTTGCATTTGCTGTAGTTACTAAACTTGCAGCTTCATCAATCGTGTTTCCCATAAGTGAGAGAGTAGCTGCTGATTTTTGAAGAGCAGTGGCTAATTCATCTGTTGATATTGCATAGTTATTACCGACCTCATTAAGTTTATCAACAATAGTCATTTTATCTAAGTCTTTATACGCTTGCCCCATAGAAACAAGTGACTTAGTTGCATCTTCAATATTATCAAATTCAGATACATTCAAGAGTATATTTGCTGTTTTCGCACTTTCAGAAGCTTCATCAAGCGATTCGCCTAATCGCATATAATCAGCAGTGCTCTCTTGTATCTGCTTGGCTGTTGTACCTACTGCATCTGCCGTATCAAAGGTTGTTGCTTGATAATTTTTTAAACTTTGTACAGTTTCATCAGATACTTTCCTCATTTCTGTAAGAGCTGTATCAAACTCTCTGATTACTTGAATACCTTCTCCAACATATCTGAAAACATCATTAACTCCAAAATATGTACCAAATGCACTAGCAGCACTATAAAAAGCTTTTTCCTTAATGGCATCCCACATGCTCTTACCACCACGACCAGCATCTTTTTCGGCTCTTACGATAGCTTCAACTTTACCAAGAATTACATCAAGGCTGGCACTTGGATTTCCAGATTTTATTTGATCATACCAAGCTTTAATATCAGCTTTAGCTTTTCTTGACATTTTGCTATTCTCTTTTAGCATCTGAGAAATTTTATCCATTGTTTTTTCAGCTCCAAGCTGAGTATAACCCTTCTGTGCAGCCGTCATATTCTTTATAGCAAGAGTAATATCTTCGAAATCTTTACCCAATTTTTCTACATTAGCAAGAGATTCTTTATTTATCAAATCAGGATTTGCTTTTAATTCATTAATAGCTTTTTGATATAAACTTAATGCTTCTTGTGCTTTTTGTACTTTTTCTAAATATTCGGGACTTGTCCAACCATCATCTCCAAACTTATTGATAGTTGCTGAATATTCGCTAGTTTTCTTTTGATAATTAGACAATTTATTTTCTAATTTATTTATAGAAGTTTCCTGCATATTTCTTAATGCATCTTCAAGCCTGCTAACCGATTCAGCAGAACCATTAGCAGCGGTTTGAATTAACTTAATAGCATCTTGAACTTCTTTAATAGAAGAAACAGGAAGGGAATTAAATTTATCAGTAGAAGAGAAGAATGATAAAAGCGTTGTCTGTGCAGATTCAAAGGATGATTTCATATCATCAATTTTTTTCTGTTGTGCCTCAATATCTGCTGTTTTAGTTCCTAATCCCCTGTCATTTGCTTTGAGATTATTTAATTTTGATACGGCTGATTCGTATTCTTTAACCGTTTTAATAGCATTAGTCCATTCTTCTTTAATGGATTTAGCTTGTTGTTTAGCGGTAGATTGTGCACCATTTTTAATATTATCTTTATAAGAATTAAAAATAGATTTGTTGATCTTATAATTATCCCTTGCATCGTAATAATCATTTGCAGTAATTTCACTACCGTCAGCCTTTTTGGAACGGGCAACATAGACACCATTTTTATCCTGTTCAGCAATTAAATCACGTTGAGCCTTAAGTTCATCTGTGATTTCTTTTGTTACATCCCCATATTTTTCAGACTGAGAAATAAGCTTGTTATACTGTGTTACTTGATTCGCAAGTAAAACATCTAATTCCTGTCCACCGAGTTCTTGTTTTGAAGGATTATTAGCTTTAAGCTTATCTTTCGCAAGCTGTTTATATTCAGCGATTAACTTTTCAACTTGTAAAAATTCTTTCTCATTGGAAGAATTTCTATCCTCATCTTTTAAATCATTAAGCAAAAACTGAATAAGATTTTTCTTTTTCTTTAACTCTGTTAAATCTGACTGAGAGTTTACAGCTTTATCTAAATCATTATTTGCAGCTTTACTATAAGACTTTTCAATACCATCAATGATAATCTGTTGCTTATTTAATAAACGATTAGTCTGATCAATAGATTTCTGACGAGTTGCTTCATGAACTGTCTGTCTTAAATTAGTCTGTGACTGTTTTTTATTATTTAATCTTTCCTGATTATCAGCAATTCTTTTGTTAGCAGCTTCAATCTCAAAAACATATTCTTTTTCTTTAGCATAAAGATTGAGAGTTGCTTGTAATTCATCCCTCTTTTCACGTTCAATGGCAATTTGATTATCATCAGCAGTAACATCATACCCAGGGTGAGCTGCGAGTGTTTTTTCTTTTGAAATTTCTAAAGAAGCAATCTTATTATCTGTACTGATAATAGCCTTTTCTACTTGTTCAAAAGCGGTTTCAACATTTATAACTTGTTCTGCCCATTTCCCAGTTTCCTCATCGTATGTAGCAAGAACTGTCTGTAACTGACCATTTTTCAATCTTTCTATAAAAGAAAATTCATCGGTATCACGAGTTATATCATTACCTTTTGAATCTTTGCCTATAACTGTTCCTTTTTTACGATACCAATTCTGACTGATGACATCTCTACTTTTTACTAATTCAGAAACAGCTTGTTTTGCCTTATTGGCAGTTTCTTCCAAAGCACTATTTTCTTCCTTGATTGCTTGTGTTGTTTTCTCAACAGAAGCAGTAGCTTCGGTAGAAGGAAATGCGTTTTTCATTTGGCTTGAAATATTTGATTCTTGTGAAGTTGCAACAGTAGTAGGAGTTTTAACCTTTGCTAATTCATCTTCAAGTTCTTTAACTCTATTGGTAAGTTTCTCAATTTCTTCAACAGAAGCATTGACATTCAATCCATCTTTAAAAGCCTCAGTAAATCCTTTGGCAGAGTCAGAAATCTCATCAAGTTTAGAAACAATAGTGTTTAACTGCTCAATAACACCAGATAAATCTGTTTTTCCAAAAATATTTTCTAATGGGTTAGTATCACTTGCAGCTTTCATTTCATTAAAAGTTTTAGTGACTTGTCCCATAGCCGAAGATGCTTGTGTCCAATATTTCTTATCTGTGTCGGTAAAAAGAACATCTTGTCCACCATACATAGCCTTTGCTTCATTACGCATATTTTCAATAAATTTTCTATATGCTTGAAGTTTACTCATTGGAGTGTCAAATTGATTTATATCAAAGTCGAAAAACTTTGTATTAATTATTGAGCCACCAGCACTTGACATTTTGATATGTTCGAACAATCTTTGATATGCTTGTAATGCATTAGATATCTTGGCTTGAGCCTTCGCTTCCATTTCAGTATCAGAACCAAAATCAATATTCATATTAAGCCCAATACCTTTAACACTAGAACTTAAATTATCAATAGCAGATTCAATATTAGCAATAGTTTTTAATAACGGAGACAATTCTTCACCATCACCGACATCAACTAAAACACCTTTAATAGAGGATAAGCTTGACTCAATACTTGTAAATAAAGATTCAAGTTTTGTGAATTGTTCAGTATTGAAAACTTCTGTATTTTTAGTTTGATTGGTTTCATCTATTAATTTCTGAAATAAAGCGGTGACTGATTTGAGGGCTTCTTCATCTTGAAAGATATTTCCAAATATAGAACGCTGAGAATCGGAGAGGGTAGTGTCTTCACTAAGATTTTGTACTGATTTTGCTATAACACCATTAGAAAGAATATCATTAATTTTATTTGATGTTTCCTCTACCTGTTGAAAAATAGAATCAAGTTTTGCGGAAAATGCTTGTAATTGATCTAAGCCGAATGAATTACCATTTGATTTAAAACTTTCTTCCAAAAGATAACCATATTCTGTTTTAAATTGTCTAATAGCTTCCGAAGCAGTAAGAGTTCCGTTCTCTAATTTTTCAAAATATTCAGCAAATCTATCATTATTAAACCAATCATATCTATCAATTTTATTTACATCTAAAAATTGATTAAATGTCTGAGTAGCTTCATCACGAATATTTTGCATTTCTGCTTTTAACCTGTCTAGTTCATCGAGTTTATCGGCAAAACCAGAACCAACTTTAAAATTTTCAAATTCATTTCGTAATTCTTCATTAGCATTTCTTGCATTGCTTAATTTTCTAGTGAGTTTTTCTACTTCACTTTCTAACAAGCGAACATTTTGCTGCAATTCACCAATATCAGAACTTACACCGAAATGACTAAATAATTTTTGAATATCTGTTCCATACGCTTCTAGTGTTTCAAAAGAATCAAACGCTTCCTTAAATCCTTTTACGGAAAAAGCACTATCAATATTACCAGCAACCTTTTGGGCTTCAGCCATACCCTTCGAGATTTTATCAAAATCAGGTAAAATATGTGATAAGTCAGTTCCAGACATAGCCTTCAGAGCATTTGTTACCTTAATTAACTCGGAAGCATTGTCCTTAGAAGCCTTCTTTTGAAAATTATTATAAGCATCGGTAGTAGCGTTTATTAAATCTTGTTGGGTTTTCCAATATTTTTGAAGATTTTTATTATTGGAAATTTTATCAAGAGTGTCTGCAAATGATTTTAATTTATCTTCACCATTGATATTAACAACAACTTGCTGTTCGACAGTGGGTGCTTTTAATTTTATTTCGTCAGCCATTCTATACCTCCTATATGTCTATTTTTATATTTGATTTATATTTATTCCATATATTTTCATAATCTTTTTGATATTCTGTCTTTTGATATTGGTCTATTCTTCTTTTAAAATCTTGGAGTGGTGATATTGAGGCTTTTTCTGCTAACTTCCAACCAGATAAAATACCTTCACTGTTCCATATTTCAGGCTCCCAAGGTGACGTTTCCCCATTATATTCTAAAGTTGGATATGACCAAGGAACTAACATTCTCCCCCTATGTTTAACATTTGCTCCACCATGCCAGCCTTGTCTAAATACTTGATCATAAAGACCATTTTCTCCTGCATATCCATTCCTATAAGAAATTAAAGACGGTTCAAACCATATACTTAAATAATCAGTAGCTTTTTTAGTTTGAATTAAATCATATAAACTTCCTCGCCTATCATAAAAGGGATCAGGGTAGCTATTATAAAAATCCGTAATAGTATCTTTATATATAGTTCTTATCTTTTTTTCTGCTACATCAAAATATTCCGAAAAAGACTTTTCTTGAGCTTCTTTCACCGCTTCTTTTGCTTTTTCTTGTAATTTTTTTATATATGATTGATAAAATGAACTATGATTATTCGACATGTATTTTTATCACCTCCAAAATTTTCACTATTTTTTCACTAAAATAGGAGAGCAGTATTACCACTCTCCACAAGAAAAACCCTATACGCTTTGACACGCATAGAGCCTGTTTATAATATGACCTGCACCTCAATAGAGATACAAGAATGAAAGGTATATTTATTTCTTCGCCAATCTGTGATATAATCCTATTTGTAGGTACTTACATTTTTATGTAACTATTAACCCTATTCGAGTACCTTTTGGTACAGAAAGGCGAAGGTGATATTTATACTTCGTATACATTTACATACAGCTCAACTCTACCAATTGAATCTCGTGCCAACCACGAAAGGAGAGAAGTATGAGCGAGGCTGTTCAGGTAGCTTTCATTTCAGGATTCTTTAATGTACTTTGTGTACTGATTGGAATTCTATTCAGAGATGAAGACTAATAAAATCGGATAGGAGCTGAGTTTTGGTGACGACCATTACTCGAACAAGGAAAGTGGAAAAGTCCGTGGCAACCAGTCACGGCTTTTCTGATTTTATAAGTTCAAACACCTCAAGAAATTTGAATTTCCTATTCGTCAATCGGTTCTAAAATAAACGAATATGTATTTTCGCTGCGAGAAAATGAAAACTCCTTAAACCGATAATTATAATATTCTGCAACATAATTTCCATCTTTACTATGGTCTACTGGATTTATACAAATTCCATTTTCTATAAATTTTTGAATAGTGTAGTGTTCCACATACGAATTATACAAAGATGGAGAAAATAAATATCCTTCAATAAATATATTGTTATTAGGCAGTAATTCAAATTTTGAAATCTGCACTAAATTCACAGGTGTATCAACTTCCGAAAAATGTAAAGCAATATTTTTTACTCTATCTGTAACAGTTTCACTTCCAATTCTACAAAATTCTTCGCATGGTAGTACTGTGTCATCAACTATAATTTTTCCTAAGTGTTTATCCATACTTACACCTCTTTAAATCCACCATTCTTAGCAAACTTATCTAAATCTTCTTTTGAAATCTCATCGAGTTTCTTACTTACAACGTCCATAAGCGGTGTGAGAGTAGCTTCACCAAGAGTTTTAAATCTGTCTACCTGTTCTGTAATAAAACTATGAATCTCATAACGATTCGTTAATACATCATTTCGTTTAATTGAAAGCAAATGTTTAAACTCTGCAATTTCTTCATAAGGAATAAGCGGAGCAGTAGTATCATCGCCAACAAGAAGAATATTGAATAACCCAGACTTCTTCAACTCATCATATTCCTCGAAAAATCCTTTAGTCTCAACGATAAGATTGGTGTAGTTTTCAATTAAAATTCTTGTCATTAAAAGATATTCAGCAGAAGAGTTTACCTTAACGTTTCCTGTCTCTTTATCAATCATAGTTGCCTTCAGTAAGTTACTGATAAGTGCATCCTTCTTAACAAATGACACATAAGGTATGATTTCAAGATTGTCTTCGATATACTGTTTCTTCAATGTATCATTAACACGATTATTGTATTCCTTGCAAAATGTTTTGATTGTGATATTTTTCATAATTCCTTTTATCTCCTTTATTTGTTATTCTTTTTCGCCTCTCTGCGAAGCTTCTTTAAAATGTCATATTCCACCCAACCACCATATTTGAGATTTCTGCAAATAAACGTAAGATTGGTTTCTGGGTACTTAGCCCACATCATTTTTCTTTTTAAAAGTGACATACTATCTGGATTACCCTTCACGTCAAAAACCTGTAAAGTTCCATCAGACCAGACAACATTAAAATCACTTCTATATTTAATAGGTAGAATTGTTTTACCTTTATATTTAAATTTATCTTGAAGAACATATTCTACTTGGCGTTCATATGATAATATTTCTCTACTTTTCATCTTAGGTTCTATATATTCTTGTAAAAATCTAAGCTCAGTAAGACTGTCATAAGTTACACCTTTATATGTTCGATTTTTCTTACCTTGTTCTGAAATATCTACATGATATTTCGATTTAGCTTTTGCTATTTCCTTTCACTCCTTTACATAACAAAAGAGCAACTTCCGAAGAAACCGCTCTTTCTTTTAATAATATTTAATTGTTATTTAACCGTCTTAAAGTTTCTACACATCCTTTTAGTGTTTCACAAAACTTATTTAATTCGGTAATTTCTTCTTCACCATTTAAGGTAATTCTTATACAACTATTTATATCTTCCTTATTTGTTCCGATAGCCAATAAAGTAGGGGAGGGTACTAAATCTCCACTTGTGCAAGCACTTCCTGTCGATACTTGATAATCGTTCATATCAAGTAATGTCATTAATGACTCACCCTTTATTCCCTTAAAACAAATATATAAATTATGTGATAATCTATGTTCTAAATCAGCACCAACTAAATATGAATTTGGAATATTATTACTTATGTAATTATAGATATAGTCACGATTTTTAGACGTGATAGAAGAATAATCATAATTCTCAACTGCTTTACCAAGTGTAGCAATACCTATTACATTTTCAGTCCCCCCAAACAATTCCTGTTCCTGTGATCCATATATAAGTGGTTCAAGTTCTATAGATGATTTTTTATATAAAACACCAGTACCTTTTAGTGCTCCAAGTTTATGTGCGGAGAAACCCAGACCATCAACATCTAAAATTTTCACATCAATAGGAATTTGACTAATTGAGCCTGTGCAATCTACATAGACCACTGCATTATAAAAGTGACATATTTCAATAATTTGTTTCACGTCTTGAATAGTTCCTATCTCAGAATTAGCATATTCTATGACTACAAGTTTCTTCATTGTATCCATAGATAGACATTCTTTAAGATCTTGAATATTTATTTTACCTGTGTAGTCAACTTTAAGTGGACGCTTATATTTCAATGATTCCACACATTTCAATACTGACTTGTGTGAAGTAGGGGAGTATAATACTTTGCATTCGTTTTTCTGAGTATAACCTTTTATAAATAGTGTGTTATTGGCTGAACCGCCAGACGTAAAGATAATGTCTTTAGGATCTGCTTTAATGAATTTTGCTACATTATTTCTTGCAGTTGTAATAATTTTCCTTGCTTCAACGCCTGATTGATACATTGAAGATGGATTCTGATATATATCTAAAAGAGATATAATGTAATCCTTGACTTCTGGTTTTAATTGAGTTGTTGACGCATTATCTAAGTACACATTATCACCACCTAATCCAAATTATATTTAGAATACATTTCAGATAAAGCATCCCATAATCGTTTTTCTTTTTTATACTTCCATACTGAAATTTTCTCCTCATTTATATACACCCATGTATATCTAATTCCTTTATCTCGGAGAAATTTCATTTCTTCTACAAAAGAAGTAGAATATTCTTTATCAAATTTCATTTATTCCTTTAACTCCTTATAAAGCGTAAAAAATAGGGAATACAAAATTCATAACATATGAAAATGTATTCCCTAAAAAATTCACACTCTCATATATCAATCATTCATTACAGAAACAGATTTCTTCTTATTTCCGTATTTTACTTTTATTTCATTTTCTTTTGTTTCTATGTTTTTAATATCTTTCTCGTTAATATCATCAATAAGATTTTTGATATTATCTTTAAAAACACCTGAAACGTCACATTTTGACAATCTTATTTTTGCTGATTCTTTAGTAATCGCATTTTGAGCATAGTCACTAACTGTCTCAAACACAGTTTTACAATTTTCTGTATCAAAAATATTTTTCCATACAGGGAGATTCAAACTGCTTGGACAAGAACCGCAATACTCATAAGGTTTACCACAAGTAAGACAAATTCTATTATTTGCCATTTTAGTTCTCACTCCTTTACATAAATAAAGAGAGTGGTAATAACCACCCTCTAAAAATTATTCTGCATCAACTTCATCAGCATCATAAATGTTATAAAGTACCTTATCTGTTCCACAGTAATCAATCTCAAGATCCCCTTTAAAATCCATTTCAGTAGAATCTGCATTAATTGGAACTGTTGTTTCAGGAGACACCTGGAATGATGGGAACTCGATATAATCTGCTTTTAACTCATTCTTTTTACATGGATTGTAGTATGTAGCCTTAATAATGAATTTCACAGAACTTGGGAATTCATCAACCTTATTCTGAATCATAGCACCTGTTTCAGATTCCCTAAGATACTTAATAAAGAACATATCGGCTTCTGTATCTGTAGGAAGAGAGAGTTTTCCAGAAGTAGACTCTATTGCAAACTTTTCTGTATCTGCCGCTTCACCCAATGTATATGTTTTTCCGATAGAACCATCACCAAAATACTGCGCAACTTTTACACTACCTGCTACATAATCTTTGATTGTAACATCAGCACCTTTCTTAACATGGAACATTTTTGGCATTGTTACCTTATTGCCACTAGAAGCAAAAATAGGTGTTGTACCTGCTGAAGCAGCTATAATGTTTGTATTAACGAATGCATTTTTAGCAGAAAATGTACCAGCTTTTGATTTCCAAATTTTCTTAGCTAAATTACCATTCTTATCCTTTACTTCTGTAGATTCAGCAGTTACTTCGACACTACCATCTGATAACTGAGTAAGTACATATAAAGGATTTGTTGTAGTTAAATCTTCTGCATAACCATAAAGAATTTCTTTGTAAAATTTATCGCCTAATCTAAAAGCCATAATTTTATTCCTCCTTAAAAATTGTTTAATAAAATAAAAAATCATGCAGTGATTTTTACATCACGCATGAAATTAAATTCGTTTGGATTAACCTTACTTAAATCACACATACCACTATATAATCCACCAAATAGGGCACGAGTTGATTCATATATTTGAAGTCGTTGGATATTGTACATAAATTCAAAATATCCGACTTCACGTAGTTCATTTTTTTTGTAATGACAACCAGGATGATTAAGATAAAAAGCGATCATTGATAGAAGACTTTGCTGATTTTTATTTTCAGAGGCTTCTTTTTTCTTTTGAATTAATTTTTGTCTATCTTTATTTATCAAATCCTGTTTAAGTGTCTTATTAGATGTGAATTCTTCTTCTGGTGGAAAAGAGTTAAACATAAACTGTACATATTTACACATCTTATTTCTTGTATCTTCATCTATTTCCAAATCTAATTCTTGACTATATAGAGTTAATACAGTATCTCTATTAACCTGTTTTTGATATAAATTAAATGTGGAAAAATCAATATCTCCAAATATTAATTTTGAATAATTAAAATCTATTGATTTTATGAGAATTGAGAACAATTCAAGATTGCTAATTTTATTCCAATCAATACCCATATCCCAAAGTTGTAGTCTATATGCTGTCGTATTCGATACAAATGGTGTAATTACTCCATAAATATCAGACTCATTATTTGAATCAATAAAATCCTGAATAGATGGTTGATGAATTGTAATTTTCTCATTTATTACATAATCCTCGCCAAAATACATCTTTAAAGGATTAAATCCTAATTCTTCAACTTCTTGTATTTGTTCATCTGAAAGTTGTTGTTCTATGGTTTGCTGAATAAAAGAATTATTAGAAAACATTTCATCCATTGTTACCACCTCTTATTCTTATAAGAAGTAGTGCCATTTGAAGAAATAACGAGATCGTTTGGAAGTGTACATTGATATTTTAAAGTACGAACAACGTAATTATTATCTGTTGTAGATTCTTTGTTATATACTGGAGTGGTTGTAGGTATTTCTAAACCAATCCATGCAAATTTTTCTCTAATGATAGAAGCAATTAAATCGTGTCGTGGTATTCCACTTATTTTATCTATTCTATCATCTCCATGAATAAAAATAGTAAAAATGATATCCAACAGCTTCTCATTTGGATTATATCTAACATTTTCTTCCGTACTTACCTGATAACAAATATAATGGCTTACATCTGTTTGAGTATCTGGGATAAATACGAATGGTCGAATATTGGCATCGCTTCCAAAATATCTATCCCATTCGCCTAAGTGTTCATGTTTACCCAAATCTTCATTCCATTCCCAATTTAATCTACATTCATCTGTAGGGACATTCATTTTTCGTTCTTCATCCCACTTCCAATGTTCTTTGTCACTTGGATCAAATAATTCGTTGTATAAACTAGGTTCATTTAAAGCATATAAAATCTCAGGAGATTCCATAAAAACATCCTCTATTTGTTTTTTAATACGAATTATATCATCGTCAGGAGTCTCTTTATATGTGCGAAGCTTATTAAGCAAATCCGCTTTTGTCTTTAATTTTTCCATATAATGTCGCCTCCTAATCTATAAATTCTAAAAATAGTGATTCTGATTCAATTTTTTCTGTACCTTGCGTAATGGTACATTTAATAGATAATGTTTTTCCTAAAACAGAGTCGTTATTAGGAAACTTTATTTTCTTTTGGTTGTATTCTGTACCAGCTCGCCATGTAACTTTACCAGTCCAGTCTTCATTATCAATAGAACAAGTCCATGTAAAAGTTGCATCAGCATATTCAGTTGTAATATCTTCATTGGAATCGTTGAATAGATTTACTGTAAGATTTCTATAAGAGCCACCTACTTTAATAGTTGAAGTAGATGCTGAAATTCTTGCTGTAATAGAAGATGGAGGAGTAATTGGAATAGATGGATCTGTTGGGAGAATTTCTGAATCGAAATAGTTCGCATACATTTCGCCTGTTTCAAGATTAACATAATCAGTATGCTCATTCCAAAATGCTGTATATATAGTAAGCTTTTGAATACCAAATGGCATTGAATTTTCAACTTTGGTCACTGTCCATACGGTAGGATGTTCTGTTAAAGCACTTACTACAACACGCATATTTTTAGAGTCTTCAGAAGTGTACCAAAACTTCTCTGTAATAGAGTTCATTGGCAACCATATTTTATCCTGATTATCTGTGTGTGTAAAATATCGGTCTGTATAAGTGCCTATAGTGTAGGAATTCTGTTGTCTTAAACAACACCACATACGTCTCTTGATGCGCCTATCATTAGATTTTTCAATCCATGTAAGTTCGTAATTTACTGGTAAAATCAGATACTTTGGAAACTGATTTGCAGGTTCATCACGACAGACAATCCACTTATGATAAATTCCTCTATCATCTGGAACGTCCACGAAAAGTCCTATCGGAAATGTCGCTCCATAGCGTTTCCTAAAATCAGTCTCATAATAATAAAGGTCATCACCTTTATTGAATCTTACAGGCTGACTTGGACGAAACATAAGATAGTATTCCACTTGATCTTTGTCCATTGACTGATAAGATTTGATAATGAACTTTGCATCTATCTTTGTCTTATTGGTATTTTCATACGTCATGCCTTCAGCGAGAGAACGTGTAATTCCATGCTCGTCTGTGAAGAAGTCATCATGAAAATAGTCATAGATATAACAAGTCCTTGTAGCTATGTCGTTTTCAAATGTCTGTTCCATGATATCGTCAGATTGTTGCTTGAGAATTTGCCCGATGGTGTTACCTTGTGACTTCATGCGTTTTCTATGTAAATCATATACACTCATGGTTTATTCCTCCTTTAACTTGTCAATCATATTAAAAGAGTCTAATACTAATTTCCTGTATTTTTGAAAGTCACATTTAGCATTACTGGCTTCAATTCTTGCTTCTTCCAAATTGGACATAATGTCAATCATAATCGTTTGATTACCAAATATTTCATTATAACCACTTAGTCTCCAAAGAAGAGACGAAAAATAGTTATCTAATGTAGGCGAATTTTCTTCCTTCATATATAATAATGCAAGAATATTATCATGCAAAACTTGCTTGTGTTCTACAATTTGAGTTATCTTAAAATTTCCATATTTACTTTTCATAACTCACCGCCTAACTCAAATTTTCATTTATAAAAGTCTGATATGAATAGTCACGAGCAAGTTTTCTTGCTTCGATCCTATTTTTTTCTGATAATGTTTGTAACTTTTCTAATTGATTTGCTTGTGCATAAAACTTTTCTTCTTTTGTTCCAAAAAATTGACTTGTGTATAATGTAGAATTAAGCTGTGGTGCGAGCCATTCTGTTACCATTCCAGTAGCAATAATTTCTTTTTCAATATCCAATAAATCACTGTTAAATTCTTGAATTTCGTCATCTCTACTAGATAAATCAGATTTACATTTTTTCATTTTGGAAATAGCACTCGTCATCCATGAAGTCAGCATTTGATTTATATCATTATCATCCATATCAAGTAACTTAACGTCTGAAATCTTATTTAAAAAAATATTAAAGATGTCGGTGTAATTTGTCATTTATACACCTCCAATTTAAATAAATTCTTTATATTTTGTACCTAATACATCATCAATAATTCTAATTAATCTAAGGTCTGTTAATTTTTCTTGTCTAATAAGATTAATCGCACAAAGTCTTACAAGATCTTTTACACCGTTGGAAGCCTTTCTCAAATATGTTTCAAACTCATCAGGTGTTTTTTCAAAGATTTCTTCTGTATTATACACACCCTCATATTCATGAGATACAGATTCTAAATCTCTTTTCCATTGTTCTCTTAAATCCTCATCTTCAATAAGAATTTTTGGCTGAAACAAAATAGGACTTCTTGATGACTTTAATTTAAGTAAATCAGAATAATCAACTTCATTTACATCTCCATAACCACCAAACTCATAGCGAGTATCAGTTTTAGAAGAATAGAAGATTACTTTATTCGGTCTTACACATCTACATAAAATCATGTCACCAGGCTGAAATTTTTTGATTTCTTTTTTTGAAGTATTAACCTTAGTTGTATTAGTAACTGAATCGTCAGTTTTTGTAGTTGTTGTTTTTTTTGTATAAGCCATTCCTTTTCTCCTTTATAAAAAGTGCATGGCAATAACTATTACCATGCACAAAATTATTTTTATTATCTTACGTCAATAGTACCGTAAAGCTGATTAATAACTACTGCAATACCTTCTTTATATGCAATCTCAGCAGATACAAGCATATTCTTCTTGCTTCCATCCATACCATCTTCATAGAAAGCAACATCACCTTCATTTACTCTCTTAATTGGTTTGAACTCAGGATCAACAGGAAGGATCATAATAAGATTCTTCTGTTCATCTGTAAAAGCGTCAGTGCGAGTATTAAGCTCGTTTACACGAGGAATGTACATTAAGTCATAACCTTCCCACTTACCAAGTTTTCCAGTCTCATACTTTTCATTCTTCATTGACTCTGACCAGCAATCATAAGAAACGAGAGCAGTAAGTTTGCTAAGTGCTGTTTCACGACCTACAAGAACTACTTCCTTACCTGTTGCAGCCTTTACATCTTCAATAGCATCTTTAAGGTCAGCCATTGTGGAAGCAGAAGGAGTGATATCAAATCGAAGGTCGGCAGGAAGTGTCTGATTAGCACCCATAAATGCTGTAAAGATAGCATCTCTACGATACTTTTCAATAGACTTGTACATCTTATCAATCATTGCTGCAAAATCAATTTTACCAGCACGGAATAATTCATAGTCATTGTATACCTTTACCGCATACCAAGATGTATCTACACTGAAGCTCTTTCCGAAACCAACTTTCTGAGCAACAACATCATGATGGTTTCCAGCGAACTTAGAAACCTGTAAGAGAGAATTTTCATCTACATAAAACTCATTCTTGTCGCCAAGTGCAAGGTTCTTTTCCTCTACATAAGCTTCAAAGAAAGGATCTTCACCCCATCCTGAATTAAGCTTATCTACTACAACATCTTCGATAATTGTATAGTAAGCATTCTTATGATCTCTCCAATCCTGTCTTCTCAGCATAGGAGTAGCTGTCTTAAAATCAAAACCAGAAATCTTATTAAATAAATTTCTAATAATTTTATTTGTTTCCTCTTTTGAGTACTCTTCATATACGCCATGAGAAGCATCAAGCATAATGCTAGTAATCTTATCAGCATTTTCCTGTGCTGTCATTCCAGACTCAGCGTCATTAAATGCACTTGTTAATTCTGCAAATCTTAATACGTTCATTTATATGTCCTCCTTTCGATTACGCAGTTGCAACATCTTCGTTGCGAATAACTTCAAATAAAACAACAGTGTCAAACTGATACTTCTCGTATCCAATAACCTTTGCTAAGAAACCATAAGTTTTTAATGTAGCTTCCGCAGTAGTGTTTACTAATTCCTTCCAAGCTCTTGAACCATCAACTACTACATAATTTCCAATTGCAGGAGTTGTTTTTGCTGTAACGGTAGTTGTAAATGCATAATCAGATACACCGAGAACATCATCCTTGCCAACTTCATAAGCCTTTGTTCTTTTCCCTGCTTTGTTTACAAACTGCCACTCAGCCTGATCGAGCTTTGTATAATCTCTATAATTAAGAGGTACATCACAAACGAAAACAATTTTGTTTCCAATCGCAGGTGTCTTAGCAGCTCTAAGCTGTAAATCTCCGTCTACATGATCTCCAGGAACAAGGTTTGCTCCCTGATTAATTGCATTTGCAGTATCAACTAAATCGTAAATATGTGCGTCATCTTTGACTTTGCTAACTCTAGCTACAGGATGCTTTGTATATTCTGTGCCGTTAGCATCTGTGTAAATATTTCCAAACTGTGCCATAATTTTTATTTCCTTTCTTTATTTTTTTGCATTAAAAAAGAGACTTATAAAAGTCTCAATTGTTATTGTAAATAGTTGTAATTTTTAACAATTTAGTAAACCATCTAAGAATGAATTTTTCTTAGGTTTCTCATCAACAAGCTTTTGAGCAAAATTGACATGTGTTAATTTCTTTTCATGTTCATTGTTAGAAAAACTAAATGTACCATTTTTTACAGATTTACTAATTATCTTGTCAAGTTTTTCTGATAATTCATCTAATGAATATTCTTTTGAATGTTTCTTTAACTCTGCAAAATCTTCTGTATTTTTGATTCCGTTATAATCTTCAGAATTAAATAAATTTTCTTTCTTTTCATCTAATTCTTTTTCTTTATAAGAATTTAACTTAGATACAACAGAAGAGTAGTTGGAACGCATCTCATTAAGAGAAGCATCTTCTTCGTCAGTTACCCATACAGAGTGAACAGCAACTCTATCGCCTACTAATGAAAAATTGTCTCCATCTCTATTGAATGACTGTCTGTAATATTTTCCATTCCAATAATCAGACATAATAAGAGTATTATCTTCATAAACAGTTACTCCATAATAAGCATTATCTGCTTCTCCATACATCTGATTAACAAGATTGTAAAGAGACATAGTAATCTCATCTAATGATAAAGAAAACTCTTTTACAGAACCGTCAGACATTGTTACAGAATATTTTTCTGGATTTACAGATTCATTCTCTGTTACACTTGTATCTGTAGTTTCATCCTGTGTATTTTCAACTGGATCTTCTTCGGCATTTTCAGTTGTTTCTTCGGGGGTTTCATCGACTGTTTCCTCAGATTCATTCTCTGTTACAGTTACTTCCTCCTCAGTGGTTTCTTCTGTTTCAGTCACCTCTACAGTTTCAGTAACTTCCTCTTCAAATTTTTCCTTTTCCACTTCGATTGTTTCCTCCTTTCCACTAATATCTTTTTTATTATTGAAACAAGCAGACTCAAGTTTTTCGAGTCGTTCTTGTAAATCAATTAAAGTAGAATCATAGTCTGAAAATAGACTATTATTTTTTGCATTAAAATCAGCAATATCTAACCTTGCATTGAGCATTCCTTCACCAATATCTTTTTTTGTGTCTGGATCTTTGCCAAGTAAAGTCGCACCCATAATAACAACATCAGTTAATTCAAGAACCTTATTTTTCCCAGAATATTCCATCTCATTAACGGCAAGTTCTACGCTAATCTTTGTTCCATTTTTTCTTTCTATAATTGAAGCTGCATCTGTATAATCAACTGGAATAGCACAATATCCATATAAAAAGTTGTGTCCAGTTTCTTCTTCAACTTCAAAGAATGGTTTATCAGATGTAAAGCAACCAACCTGTTTTTCGATGTAATTTACCGAACCATCATCGTTTAATTCCATATCATGTGAAGTGAAATCTTTTAATGTCTCACCAGTTTCTTCATCTTTATATTCCATAAAATTTGCCAATACAGGCTTGTATGCCAATGTTTTTGAAGCTTTCTTTAATGCTTCATCTGTTACACTAGAATGATTTCTATTCTCACCAGAATGCATTAACTTGACTTTGCAAAATAGAAGTGATTCATCTTTATAATCAGCGTTCTTATCTACTTCAAATTCGGCAGGTACTTGTACGAAAATTTGATGTCCTGATTTTTCTGCACTAAAATGTGTTGAACGCTTATATTTATTTGAATAAAAATCATATAAATCTTCCATAAATAAAAGACGTTTTGTATTTTTCTTAGCCATTTATCCTCCTTTCCGACAAAATAAAAAGCCGTCTAGGAAGACGACTAAAATGTAAGTATGTTTGTACTTTTTACTTTATTTATATCAACACTATCTGAAAAATTAATTGAAGAATTATTCAAAAATGTGTAGATGTTTTTATTACCAGTTTCCATTTTCTGAAAACCACATTTCACAAGAGCAGAAGCAGTAGTAGCATCTGCTGTGATTAAAAATTTTCCTTCCATTCAACTACTCCTTATTTTCCTGCTTGTGTACCTTCGTTTTTATTACCATCCCTACTAGATATTCCTTCTGGAGACAGTTCATCATCTTTTTTTGTCTGCCCACCAGAATCATTATCAGTTTGTGTATATGAAGACGATAATGGTTTCCACATTTCATTTATACCAATAGCATTTTCCATAAATGTACTATTCATAACCTCAAATGGGGTAGAAGTAACAGTAGCATAATCTAACTTTTTAAGACCAAGCGTCGCATAGTCCTTTAACGAAGATATATACTCATCTTGACTAAATACTGTTGCACGATGATAATAAAAATCAAAATTTTCGGAAATATTAAGTTTTATATATCTTTTAATATTTGCTTCTAACTTAGAAAGTTGGTAGAACATAAGAGATTCATCAACACGAATGCTGTGTCTAAGACCTATAGAATTATCACTGTCACCGAAAAGTGCAGAACTAAGACCTAAAGATTCAAATAAATTTTTAATTGCTTGTGAGAAAGCATTTGTGTCATCTACTTGATTCTTATTATTAAAGAAGATTGGTTCAACCTCACAAGGAGAAAAAGCAGTAGCACATAGATCTGGTGCAACTTCATCAATCATTTGTTGTGATAATCGAACCAAATCCAAATCAACGGCAAAATCATTTACTTCATCAGACCCACTAATGAGTGGAATCTTACTCAAAAGTAATACATAATTTTCCAACTCTGTTTTTGCTTTAATTAAATCATTGTAATCAAGCAAATCCAATAAATTCTGAAAAACAGTTACAAAGAATGGAAGAGGAACAACTGGATCTTCACCACAGATTGTACAAATCGTTCTTTCTGGTGGTAGTTCAAACCATTGAAAGTCTCTTCCCTTTGATTTATAATCCTCATATCCTTGTACAAATATCTTATCCCAAGTTCCTTCCCCATCATTATTTATTCCATACAAAAATTCTTTATTGTCACCAGAGTCAAAATATGCGGCATTAAACTTTACAATATATGTCCCACCTTCAGTAATACCAGATATTTTATAATACTTTGGATCTAAATCATTTATAAAAAATGAGTTTTCATCATCATATGTAAACCCACAATAAATACCATCACGTAAACATGTGGCAATAATTTTGGGACTCAAATTTTTTAATCCCATAATTTGAAGTCTTTTACATAAGGTTTGATAGTCGTTCATAAAATCTTTACTCTTGGGTGCTTTTGTCCAATCTTCATTTTTAAAGATGACATTGTATGAGTAAAGTGGCATATTTGCATAGTAATTTATTAATGTCCTATAATTTGAACTGATACGATATAGATATTGTGATACATCCCTAATATTATCTAAGTTGGCAAGTGGTGACTGAATGTATGTTATCAGTTTTTCTTTTGTATACTGAACATATGTCTTTGATTGTGTCTTACCGACATTTTGAGTTAATATATTTTGGAGCGTTGCGAAATCAAGAATCTGTGCATACTTCTTTGTAGAAGTACCTATTTTTGTTCCATCTACCATGACTTCTGCTGGCTCTTTTTTATCGGAATAATCCGTATCAATATATTTTTTACTATTCGTTTTATTAGCTGTATTCGACATTTCCTTTATAGTCACCACCTTTCACATTATATTTTTGCATTAAAAAACTAACTAGAATGTCTATTCCAGTTAGTTGCACGTTTTGATATTCCTACCATTTGAGAGATGTCAAAATTTTTCTCTTTTTTCTTGTTTCTAATATGATCCATTCGTTTTTCAGATAAATACCATCCAAGCATAGCCAAGACATACGCACGGTCGTCATGCATAGTAGCTTCTGAAGCTCCTGTATCAGCGTCTTTATACGCAGGAAGTTTGAATGAATCCTTACCGCCTTCACGCTTATTTCTACAGATATTAACAATTTCCTCTTTCATTGCATCAATCTGAACTAATGCAACTTCTTCATCAGGTGTTAATTTATATACATGCGTTTTAGCAGCTTCAATCAATGAAAGTCTTTCTTCCAGCTCATTTTCATATTCATCAATGCTCAAGTCTAATTTGTCTAATTCTGCACGAATCTTTTCTTCTGATTCATTCATAAGTTTGGTATCAACTTCCATGATATTAAGATAACCTTTGTTATCATATTTTTCTGTGAAATGAATTTTGTCTGCTTCAACCATTTTTATTAAAGCCTCAAACATTTCAGATTTATATTTTGATGGTTCAATCAATTTCAGTTTTTCAACTGCATTAGGGTATCTTTTAGCATATACATCACCATTGTTATATTCCTTATCCAATAAACCACGGTGAGTATTACCTTTTTTATCTTTCCAATCTTCAATTAAACTATCTCGAACCCAAGAGTTTCCACCTCCACCAGAACCAGCATCAGCTAAGAAAATTTCAATATTATCATAATCTAAAGCTTCACCATTATAATCAAGAAGTATTTTCCTAATTTCTTTTATCTGGTCTTGTGTCATCATAGGTGTCTTTCGTCTAAGACCTAAATCAGAAAACGACACAACATTTACAATATCCATTGTGTATCCATCCTCTTCGTTATAAAGTAATTCACCTATACCTAGAATTGAATTATCGGTTGAACGTGCTGGATCATATGCTAAAACAAATGTTCTTTCATTTGTATCATTACATAATACAGGTGGACGAGTATAAGAATTTCGAACAATTAAAGCTCTTTTAATAATCTGGTTCGCATTCCCGTCTTGAGTGAATTTATTATAATACTCACGTTGAGCTTTTTCTGGATTATTTCTTAATTCTGTCTCAACGGTTTCTCTATTCAAAAGTGGAACATAAGGTTTGCCATGAAAAGTAGCATTAATAACAACATCACAGTTAATATCTGCTACAAAATATTTTGGATCACCTAACATCATTTTCTTGGAAAAATCACGATACTTTTGATAAAAAGCTGTGTCAATAGAAGAAGCAGAAGAAGCATATAAGAGCTGATGTGGAAATTCCTTTGGAAGAGAAGATATATCAATATTTCCACCAAGTTTGAAATTTGAATCAAGAGTTGTAAATGCACCAATAACATTAAATTCTTCTTCTGAGAGCCAGCCGCCCTCATCAAAACAGACGCACTCACACCTCTTACCTCTTTTGGCATTGATATTACTATTCAATGTTTTTACAAAGCTACCATTATACAGCCTATATGTAAAGCCCATTGGATTGTGAATAAATCCATTTGAGTTTGCTTGCGATATTTCAACTTCATTTTTAAAAACATCTGTAAGACCAGTCATTGATTCAATATTTTTTAATGCAATATCTTCGATCTTCTTAAAAGTTTCTTGGGATTGGTCTGCTGTTCCTGAACAAATGTACGTTCTGTAGTTGTTAAAAATTAGTCCCTTGATCATCGAAAATAGAGCAAGTAGGGTAGTTTTACCAGCGGCACGACTTTCAAGCCATAGTACAAATGGCTTTGTCCATGAGTTCATAAAAGTGTATTCCTGTGCATCAAGAAGCTCAACTCCGATGAATTCCTTCATAAATTTTGTTGGGTATTTAATCCCAAACTGTCGTATTTCAGCAAGTTTTTTATATCCTTCCAACTTTCGTTCTGATATCTGAAATTCAGTTGGCTTAACATATATTTCATAATCTTTTGGAATCATTATTCCAGAGTCAGTAAATTCAAATCCCATACTATACCTCCTGAATATCAATTCCGTTTTCTTTGATTAAAGCTTTTAAATCTATATTTTCTCTTAATAAAATTCTTGCTTTTTCTTCATACTCATCAGCTATTTTCTTATATTTTGTAATTAATTCTCTTTGCTGTATAATCATGTCAGCAGAATCATTTTCATCTAACATAATCTGTTTAAGAATAGAAGCGTTGCTTATATCAGCAACCTGACTTAATCCAGCAGAATACTCAGCATCATATAGATTAACTTCTGCATCACGAAGATTCATTTCTTTCATCTTTCTAACCTTGCCAGTCCAAGTGTTTTCACCCTTCGTAGAATTGACACTATGTTTTAGTGAAATGCCATTATCAGCAGCAAGTTTTAAAACAGACGCAGTAATTTTGCTTTTTGTTTCCTCAAGATTTTTAATTGTACCAATATTGCTTTCAATATGAGCAGAATCGTCCATAAGCCTAGCAATAATGTCATTCATTTTTTCAATGTGATTGAATCCTTTCACAATTTCGATAATAGAAGATAAACGCATTCTATCATCATTTGCTTCTTCAGCAGCATCAAGATATCCTATAAGAGTAGCATATAAAAAAGGTTGTTCAGATAATGATTCATTTTCAAACGGATCATATCCCAACAACCTTATAGCATCTTTTTTATTCTGCTCAAATTGTTCGCCTATTTCATTATCTGGAATAGTGCTATCATTGTTATTATTTTCCTTTGGAAAAACAAGACTTAATTGTTCTTCGTTATAAAAATCTGAATCAAAAAATGTCATTCCGTAATAGTTTGTCATCTGCACATTTTTCACATATGCGTTCCAAGGATTATTTTTAGTTTTACCCGATAATGCATTTTCTGATTCTTGTACACTTGAATTCCAAAGATTGCTTAAAAAGGGTTTGTTTAAATATTTAAGCGCAGTAATTATACTTTCCTTCGTTGGTTCTTGTTCCTTACCATCTTTCCCAACTCTTAAAGCGATTTTTCTTGCACAATCACGACAAATTGGAGAACAAGCATCTCCACCAAACATAGGATCGGAATTAAAATAAAATTTTGTTTCCCTATCCTTATGAGTTTTACACATAGGGCAGTATGCTGTACTTTCGAACTTATCTAATTTTTCTTGTAATTCATCTACACGTTCTCGTGCTTGTACGGCTGTTAATTTAGCCGTTGGTGTACTTTTTTTAGCCGTAGCCAATTAACAGTCACTTCCTTTCTTCCCATATAAAAAGAGAAGCCACTATGCAGTTTTAGTGACTTCTCCAAATTCTTTAATATAATCTTCAAGATACATCCATTCTAATTTTAATCCGTTAGGTAATATACCAGCAGTTCTTCTTGTACCTTTGCAACATTTTCTTATACTTGTGTCACAAACATTGTAATATTTTGAGGCAGATATAATTGACGGAAACTTCATTTTAGTTGTTATACAGATAACACCTTTTGAATTTGTAATTTTTCTTTCCTTTATTTCTGACATATGATTAAATATTTGTTCTTCTGTCATTTTGCTATAATCATCATAATACATCCAACATAATTTCTCTTTTGTTAATGGATGCAAACCTGCATGTAATCTTTGACCATTACAAACTGCCGAAATATTAGTTGCAGTAGCACTTGGATATTTCATAGAAGCTTCTGAAATTGTGTCAAAAATTTCATTCGTTGTTATGCATATTACGGATTTAGCTCGATAGTGATTTTTCCCATAACTTGAAATATGTATTTTTCTATTGGTCTTATGAAATGCATTATCAAAAGTTTTATATTTTTCAATTTCTTCATTACTCATAGATAAATAATCATCATACCACAAAAATCGTTTTCCTTTTATAGTGTTTCCCTTATGAATACATATATTATTGGAATCATATTTTTTCATATTACAACATCTTGTAATTTTATCTCTTTTACAATGCATATATCTTGCTGCTTCATTTGTGTTTTCAAAAACCATATCATCATCTAAACAATATACTTTCTTAAAAGGGAAAATATCAATATTATTATCTAACAATTCAACAGTTTTTCCTAACCATTCTTCAAATTGTTGCTTCGTATTATTTCCTAATCCATATATAGAGTGAAAATTAGAATGGCAATTCTTGCATAATGTAATACCGTTTTTTACATCAACACGTCCTTCTTTATCGCTATTGTAACTATTCAGATGGTGCACTTGTAAATCTGTTGATTTATGACCACAACATTGACATTTATATAAATCTCTTTTTAAAACAGTATTTCTAAAAATATCATATTCAAGATATTGTCTTCTTATTATTCTTTCTTCGTCTGTTAAGTCAGACTTCCATCTGTAATGTTTTTTGCCACTAGTAAATAATCTTGAAGCGCAATTACCACAATAATAATTTCCATCTTCTTTTTTATATTTATTATAGGCTTCAAAAGGTTGTGTTATTATAGTATGACAATTATCACATTCTATATCAACATTCCGCATGCTATTTTTTCGTAAATCAGATACTTTAACTATTATAGTAGTTCCTTTTTTAAATATATATTTATGTTTTCCTTTATCATAAACTCGAGGAATTGTATATCCTAAATTTTCAAAATATGCAACATTTCTTGAAGTTATATTAACCTCAACTTCTTTTGTTAATAATCCCATATTCATTTCTCGCTTTCCACTCGCAAAACCAATTAAAATAGAGTGAGAGAGTAGTGCGAGTATCTACTATACCTAAGATGATCAGTCAAAGGCTTCTCACTCCATAATCCAACTATCTGCAATCGAAACAGTAACAATCCTCTCATAGTTGGCTATATACTTATTCTCTTTTTAAATTCCATCACAATATAAAAAGAAGCCACTTCATACGAAATGACTTCTCAAAATTTCCAATATTAAATTTCCAATGAAAGTGCAATTTACATTGAAAAAGAGTAGCACTGTGGCTACTCTCTATCACTCATATTTTTAATTGTTGTATATGGAATATCATAACTGTCTAATAAATCACAAACATATTTACCTAATCCAGTGTCATCAACATAAATAGTTATATTACTATTCTTGTAATAATTGGTAATTGTATAAATAAAATTTGCTTTATCTTTTTTTAAATCAAAACGAAATTTTCTTCTGTTAATATATACAAGTGTCACGTCAGTTCCATAATCTATATACATTGTTGCACCATCGTCAGTAACCCATTCTTTTTTATTTCTAATTTCACCAGAATGATTTTGTTCCCATACGAAAATTTTACCATCATTTTCGGAATATTCTAAATGCCAATCATATTCCTTAATTAAAGACAACGTATCTTTTAAAAGTCGAAGAGTATCAATTGTCATTTTATTTCTAAATGCACAATTATCTGGATCAGCTTCTGCGCTTACATATTTATTGTATCTTTCTGTAAGAGCCTTTGCGTCCTCGATTAACGTGTCAACAGTTTCATCAAAAATATTTTTGTTTCCTTTATTCATTTAATTTTCCTCCAAGCAGTAAGTTGCAAGCTATTATTTGTTAATACAATTTTGTACTTAGCACACCTTCTACGATTTGAACATAGACCTAACGATTTTGGAGATCGTTGCTCTACCAGTTAAGCTAAAGGTGTATATAACAAAAGAGCCACCTCCAAAGGAAACGACTCTTTCTTTCAATATTTACCAATCAGTCGCCAAACTAATTATAACTGTATAGGGCGGTAGTAAGTGTTGAGCTTACACACCTAAGTTCCGTATGCATCCAAAAAATAGGCTTTCACATCAGGTTTACCGCACGAAAATTATATTATGGTTCAGATGGATTGGGTTCTGTAGTATCCACCTTAATCTCATCCACGGTTATTCCAACATTATATGTCACATCGGCAATCACACGAATATTCTCAAACCCAATTGTCTTATCAAGTTCAGCAATTGTATTCTGTAATTCATTTACATCTTCGGTAGAATATTCAGTAAATGTAACTGTAGAACCTGTAGTAGAAGTAGTTCCGTATATCTCCCAAAGATTCTTTAACTTTACCTGTGTATTTTTGACTAAAATTTTATATGTCATATGCTATTTCCTTTCTACATATTAGATTTTATTATTTTAGTACAGGTAGTGAGACTTGAACTCACACGGTATTGCTACCAGAGGATTTTAAGTCCTCTGTGTCTGCCTATTCCACCATACCTGCTAACGCTGAGAAACACGAATTCGCTATAGAATTATCAGACCATTCAGTAGCTTGGACAAGCTGAAAGCCCCATTCTCCTAAAACATCCAACTGACCAAAAGTCTGTTGGCAGTTCGAAACTCTCGATTGGGATTTCACCATGAAAATTACATAAAATTCATGACAGAGTTTGATAAAAAAAAGATATACCGCATTAAGGTTTCGTGCACACTAGAGTTATAAAGTCAGCTCTACCAAAATGCAGTAATAGGACTTACAATGCTACATGAATAACAAATGCCAAGATATTTATTATCACACTTATATTTTAGCAGTGAACGCATAGCTTTCTTTTATACTCTGATTCGCTTCCGAGTTTGCACCGCCAATGAGCAGTAGCAGTGAGAAGTTTTAGACCATTCTAAAGGTCAATAATTTCGCAAACCGACCTTTATATTTATGTCACATATCGGTCAGTGACAGCTCACTTAATACGATTTTAACGAGCTTCGTAACTCAGTAGTACTATCGGTCTACCTGTCCGTCTGACTTTCACAGAGCCTTGTTGAGTTCTTATGGTTTCAGAGCATTCGGCAATATACAATTAATTGTCCACTTAAGAGTTCTTTTATTTATTCTCCGTTGTAAACTTTTTCAAACCGCTATGTGGCAGAGCGATGGTAGTTTTTGATAAGGCTTCTACCAAACCCGCATAATAAACTCTCATTTTATTAGTCGGATAGAGCAATAACCGACACCACTTTGTTTGTTTTATATTGGTTTATTCTCCACAAATCACTCTCTCTAACGTGATTGCCTTTAGAGATCAATAATTCACTATATAATCTACTTCACCAAAAAGCTAATTATTAGCGGAGTTCTGATACCTTCTTATAAACTTATGGTATCTCAAAGCTTCAGATATGTAACTAAAACTCTTGTCTGAATACATATCCTCTCCAACTTATTTCACACTCAAGGTTGATGTCCTGTTTTGTGTTATCTCCCATATAGAACGGTAGGTATGGTTCTCCTAATATATCATTCTCTGTTTACACATCAAAGAATATCTATTATAATTATTCCACACTCACTAATCTTTCTGCTATTTCTATGAAAGATCTGGTGAAGTTCTATGTTTATGTGCATTTATTCTCTTATTTTTGGAATATTTTGACATGAATTGTCGTGATATGATATAATGTAACGGACAAGCGATTATTCAACATTTCATTTAAGGCTAGATGGGATGGTAAAAGGCGGTTTAGAGTCGTTCCAAAGTAGTGATACTTTGTTCGAATAGAATCCTTTCAGAAGGAAATAAACATGAAAGGAGAGCGATACTATTAATATTATGGAAGCACTTATAATCGGAATAGTAGGTAGTATTATTGCTACATACATAATACGATTTATAGATAAAAAGATGCACAAAAATAACCGCCATGAGTCTAAATAGCGGTTAAGTTTGTATTAATGAAATTATTTATTAGCCTACACACCACATATAGGCTCTAAACCGTCTAACGGATAATTGCTTGTTTCTTTGACTATATTGTAACACATAAAATTGTGTGGTGCAAGTAAAAATAATAGGTGAATTTATGGAAAAGTTTATGGAAATAATAAATACAATCCTTCCAGCTTTGATTACAGGCGTATTTACTTTTATAGTCACCAAATATAATTATAACAAGAATGTTCCTTTGGATAAAATGGAAATATCATATAATAGAATCTATTATCCAATTTATAAAATTATACATAAAAAAGATATTATGAAAAACTTGGATATAACTATTGAACAGATCAAACCTTATTTGGATAAGTACAATAAATATGCAGATATTTCTACGCTGAAAGCTTTTAATTCATTATGTGAAAACAAAGACAAGTATTCATATAATAATTTTACAAACAATATATACAATAGAAATACATACCTTCGTAGAAGACTTGGATATTTAGAACCAAATATTTTTCAGATTTATACATATTCAAATAAAAATGAAAAATTTGTTATCAGATTATTATTAGAACTAATCATTTTATATTGTTTTACGATTATATATGCATGTACTAAAGATACAATAAAAAATGTGTCATTTTATATTGCAGCAATTAGTATGATAATTGTTCTAATTGATTCATTGATGTATTTATTGTACATTATAGGAATTAAAATTAAAGAGTTTTATAGACTTATTAAATCGAAACTTAAAAAGATGACTAGGTAATTAATGTCATTTACGTTGACATAGGTTTTACGTTGCTGAATGCCACCATTCAACCTGTCTTTAAAGACGCAACCTAGTCTTTATATTCAAAATGGAGTTAAATTAAGCTAGGGTTAGACGAAGACTTCATCGGCATCCTCAGTGTCTTCACGGATGACATACATCTGAATAGTTTCGGAAGGATTATTTATTCTCTTCGTCAGCAACATTAGAATTTTTGCTTCTTAGAGCATTGATTTTATTCATAACCTCTGCTTTGGTCTGCTTGCGGCAGTAAAATTCTCTAGTTGTTTCAGTGGATCGATGATTGGCAAGCTCGGCTGCTAATGCTAGATCACCAGTTTCCTCATATACAAGATTTAGCCTAGTCTTACGCTGGCAATGAGGTCTATAGTCAGAAATCCCAATAATTTCGCCATATTTCTTCATTCTATCTCTGATTGCACTGTCACCCATAGGTTTATATTCTCCATTGTATTTTGTAATTAACAATGAATCACATTCCAAGTGATCATAATCATTCTTTCGCATTTCAAGCCATTCTTGAATAAGTTCTTTTGCAACATCCCCGAAAACCACCTGTGTACGGTATCCTTCCTTCTCCCTTATATCTACGAACATGTTATTCTCTAAATCAAGTTTAGATAGTTGTAACCTTAACAACGCACCAATTCTATTTGCTGAGTCAAAACTTACCTCAAATAAAATTTGATCCTGAATTGAATACTTATCATTTTCAGATAATTCTCTACGGATTGTCTGAACTTGTTCTTCCGTAAGGAAATAAGAATTCAAAATATGTTCTTCATTTGCTTTCTTCATTCTATCAAGCTTTCCATCAAAAGGGTGGTATTTAACAAAACCACGTTTCATAGACCAGATATAGAATGAACTAACAGCAGAAATTTTCATGTTAATAATCTTTTTATGATTCAGAAGTATTTCCTGGCAGAACATAATATAATTCTCCATAATATCAACGGCATTCTCCATAAACTCATCTGAATATAAATCTAAATCACCATAGTTTTCGCCTAACCACATAAGAAAATGACGAAACAATCCTTCATATCTTTTATATGTTGTATCTTTAACATCCTGATTTTTTATAATATTTGATTGGAGATATTTTTTATATTTCTTCAAGTTATCAGGATTTATGAATTTCTCCTTATCCTTGGTAAAATATTTTACCCTTGTTACATGTGCCACTAAATCACTTCCTTTCACATAATAAAAAGAAGTAGGATAGTGGTAACTAAGCTACTTCTTGTAAAATCTCATTTATTTTATTTTGCAATATTTCTTTATAACTTCCATTTTTCATTTCAGATAAAAATAGAAATAGATAATTACATTTGTTCTCTATAAGTATTTTTTCTTTGTATAACATTTTCTGTTGATACTCTTGATGATGTCTGTACTTGTATTCATAATGTCTCCAATCTGCTGTATCATTAGGTATAACACCTGCAATTTCAACATATAACTTTTTACCATTAGGCAAAAGCATACAATAATCACAATTTGTTTTTCGTTTCTTATCACTATTTGTAAAGGTCTTATACATTACGTCTCTAAAATATGATTTGTTATATTCATATCCAAGAGAACGTATATATGTAGAAAAATCAAATTCCATAGTTGATACAGCACGTTCACCATCATCAAACGTGTATTTAAAACTAAAATTATTTGGATTCATTTCAAATCCAAGACTTTTAATATAAGCAAATATATCTAAACCTTCACGCTTAAATGCTTTTGTTATTGATTTATGTTCAATATTATTTTTATGATATAAACCACTTTCTAAATCTTGCCATGTAAGAAATTTTCTACCAGTTTTCTCATATAAATTATTTAAAGCTTCTGTAATAGTATTCCTATAATATTCAAATGGATAAAGAGGTTTATCTGTTGGTGTAGACATAAGACCAATCTCTTCTTTAGCTTTATTAAGACCACCAAACATTCTTACTAATACAATCATCGAAAACCCAGTTTTCTCAAGTGAAATATCCTCTCGTAAAATTGGTCTACCTAATTCTTTTTCAAGATTTATAAGTGTATTCGCAATATCTTCTTTTTCTTTTTTGAGCTTATTACTTTCATAACCACACCAACGTACAAAATCATCATATGTTTTTACATTTTTATCTGGACAATATTTTACAAACCAAATTGGATTTGGTAAACCATATTTATTATTCATTAACTCATTTCCACATAAAGCATGACCAATATTATCACTTACTTCTTTAAATCTTTTGACATATAAATCATAATCTTTACTTTCTGTTCTTACATGAGACACTTTACCAAACTGTAGCATGAAATCATTATAAGTAATATTGTTTTCTTTTAATACACGAGTTATAATTCTACCTTGTGGCATATTATGTTTTGAATCACATTTTGAATATACTGGTACTTCACCATAAGTATCAATAAATTGCTTGTACAAAATAATTAAATCTTCATAAGTTACTTTAGTAGATTGGACTTCTTTATTTCCAACCTTTAACATTATAATTGCTGACATAATTTTCCTACTTTCTCACCTACTCCAATACATAAAAATAGAATGGGAGAGAGGTAGGTGACTCTACTCTGTCAGCTCATGACTTCTGACAGTCCCATTCCAAAATCCCATAATCAGCTATGACACCAATTATGAGCATATATATTTATTCTCCATTTCCATTCACAGAAACATCAAAAAGCACATCAGTATGGACTTGAACCATAAGCTCGCAGTTTTGGAGACCGCTGTGTTACCAATTACACCACCGATGCATACAAAAAGAGTGTGCAGCATACACCACACACTCTAAATAACTTAAATAATATCCCAGATTTTATTTACAAAACTAAGAAAACCTGAAATATCCTCAACAGCCTTATCATATTCTTCTTTTGTTACTTTTTTGTCATTAACTTCGTAAGAGGTAGAAGAAGTAGTAGTAACCACATCATGACAATTACAATTTTCACAATCACCATCACAGTCATCATATACATTGCCAATTTCTACTTCATATATTTCATCAGATTCAATCTTTGGAACAATCTTAGAATTGCAATCGTCAAAGATGTATACAACACCAGCTTCAACAAAGATATAACCATTTTTTCGCTTAACTGGTTCACACCAAATTTCGTCATCTAATAAGCTAATAACAAAAGCATCATCATATCCATCGTATTCAGGATCTGCTAACTCATTAATAAATGCAATACCATAACCCATTCCAACAAGTTCACGAATAATCTCTTTTGTATCTTCATATTTAGCAACAACATCTACTGAATTATATTTGTCATCAGATTTTACTCTGTCATATGTATCCGCAACGGCACAAGCAAAATCTTCATAGTCTTCAAAATGTAATGTTTTTATAATAATCACAACCCTTCAGATTAAGCGAGTGTCTTTACCGACTTAGAAATAGTAAACTTAATTTCATCATGTTCAGGTACAGTCCAAGCCTTGCCACCTGCAAGAGCAGCAACACCAGACTTCTCATTTACATGCTTTACTGAGAATGTTCCAACTCCAGGAAGTGTAACCTTTTCAGTTTTGTCGTTGCCAAGATTTTCAACAACACAATCAACATAAGCCTTAATAACTGCTTCAACTTCCTTCTTTGTAAACTTCTTACCCTCTGTAGCAACAATATCTGTAGCTCTTTCTGCAACTTCCTTAATCATTAAATCCTTTGTCATAATTTTTAAATTCCTTTCTTTCCTTAAAATTTTTTATGCTTTGGCAATTTTTAACTTTATTGCCGAAATTATAATAATGGCTTCGTTAGCCAAAAAAATATATTAATTGTAGCCGTAAATATCTGCTTCCACAATTACTCTAAACTGAGCCGAACAGTGGACTACAATTGTTATTAAACTTAGTCAAGTTGTATATCATATAAGCAAATCAGTCCATTATCACCTATAACCGATACTGTTTGCTCAGGTTTATTTGTCTTACGAATTGACATAGCGTATGTGTCTGATCCAGAAACACATCCTGATTGTATTACTTTTGTATCATATACTGTTTCCATAGCATTAGTATGCCTATGTCCAAGCAACACAATGTCTGGCTTAATATTGAACATCATTGTGAAATTCTGTACAACATTACTTGGTGAATCTTTATGTCCATGGGCAGCAAATACATTATTGCCACGAATATTAAACATTGCAATTTCAGGCTCAATAGTATTATCACAAATAGTAATATTTTTTATATTCTGCATTCTTGCTTTTAAATAGAAAGGTAGCAATACGTCCATATTTTCGCCATCTAAAGCATCTTCCTTCTTAGGGGAAATCCTAGAATGATTACCAGGTGTTGTATATACATAGATATGATTAAAGTGATTTGCCATTCTAACTAGCATAGCAGAAATTAACTCTGAAATATATTTAAACTGTTCCATAAGATCCATATTATTCTGTAATCGAAGGTTATTGTGAATAATTCCACTAAGAATTTCGCCAATAACTAAATAACAATTTTCTGACTCATGCATACCTCGAATATCAAGAATATCAGAGGTGAATTTTTCAATTCGTTTCTTTAAAATATCTTCATCAAAATCATTCTTCCAATTATGTATCTCAATTCCGCAATGGACATCGGTGAGATGACACAGTAAATCAGTCGAACTATTAAACAGAGTATAATGTACTGGAATATTTATTGGCTCAATATTCTCACAAATAATACGCTTCACCATATCAGCATAAGACTCTTTACGAGCTTCCTGTCTAATGAGTCGATTGTACTCAACTCTTGCATCAGAAAGTTTAATCTTTTCTTTACGCATTTTAATTAACTCAGTATTATCTGAATTATCTTCTGTTTCTACTGGTTCATTAACCCATCCAGCATCAATATACTCATATAATAATTTACTACCTTTACGTACTGTATCTCTGTGCTCTAAATCACCATTAAATTCAGAACGAAAATCAGCAACATCTTGCCACTCTAAATTTTCGTCTGTCTTTTTTCTCTTGAGTAAGTCTAATTGCTCTCTAAGAAATTCATTCTTCTCGATGTTGTCCACCTACTCTCTATTAAGCCTCTGTAGGCTCGTCAAGATCTTCCTCATCCTTGACTTTTATATTAATCTCAATAGCACCACCATTGAAATCTGAGAGAAGTGTAGAAAGCTTTTTCTCCTCGCCGTCCACATCAACTGTCATATTATCAGTATCAAGAATTCCTGCTACCTTCATAGCAGTAGTTGTAGTTTTTTTATAAGCAAAATTTGCCATTTTTAATCTCCTTTTTCTCCAATATAATAGGAGAGCAGTACGCCCTCCTTAAATAATTTCATCTAAACTTGTTATATATCCATCTGCAACACCAAGTTCAATTGCCTCTTTTGCAGACAAGTACCAATCTGTAGAAAAGTGTTCTTCGAACACATCATTAGGTATCTTAGTTCTTGATAATACAAAATTACCAAGTTGTTCAATTTGTCGTTGGTAATTCAAAATAGCAGCGACAATATCATCATAACTACCATTAAATTGTCCAGCTCCTTTATGAATAAGGAATTCGGCAGTTGGAAATGTGTATCTCTTATGACAAGCAAGATATATAAAACATCCACTTGATGCAGCCATACCTACATTTATTCCAACTACAGGAGTTTCACTAAGCTGAATTGTATCTACGAGACAGTTATTTACTTCTAAATCACCACCCGGACTGAAGAATATAACCTTGATTGGATTTCGAGATCCTTTTGGTATATTTTTCTGTTTATCTTCAAAATTCCATTGCATAATCATTTTTGCATATTCCAATGTCATTGTTGTTATTTCATCATCAATCCAAAGAATTCTATTTTCATAATTCTTATAAAATTGTAATAATGATGGATCTGGTAACTGTAAATTCTCTGCATTCTGTGGAATAGCAATATCTAAATATGCAGTTTCTGATTTCTTTTTATTCATAAGCATTTTGCCTCGTTCTTTCATAATATTTCTCTATAATGAGATTTTTGTACCTTTATTCACTGCGACAACCTTTGTAGATTTTAAACAATCAGAAATAGCTTCCTCTAAATCGTGTTTAAATTCAATTTTATTAGAGTCGCCATGAACAAGAAATATTTTTTCACAATTTATACCTTTATAATAGTTAATCAAATCATTTCTCTGCATATGAGAACTGAAAGAGTGCAAATCGTACACTTGACATTTATTTTTATAGGGTTTTCCATTAATATTAATGGTTTTATGTTCTTTTTCATGTTTAATTTTCCATGCTAAAGTATTTTCACCTGCATATCCCATAAATAAAATACAATCAGATTCTCTTGGCAATATACTTTGAACCCATTTTACGCTGCGCCCTGCGGTCAACATCCCTGAACTACTAAGAATAACTTTTGCTCCTTTATCAACAATAGCAACTTTACTATCCTCTGGTGTAATAATTCTTTTGATATTTTTCCAAGACATCATCTCGTTAAATAATTCTTTTTTATCAGCTTCAAGAATAGAAGAGTAGCAGTCCAACAATCTATTTGCCAATGGACTATCAATTAAAATTGGTACTTTGAAATTTTCATCTTTTCCAAATAGGGAATATAAAATCCATAAGATATATGGAGTTCTGTCAAGTGAAAATGACGGGATAAGAACACGACTATGATTATCAACACAATATTGCTCTATAACAGATTTGATTTTTTCTATATCTTTTTTATATGTTTCTTTTGTACATTGTCTGTCTTTCCCACAATAGGTACATTCCATAATTGCGATATTTGTGGATGATACAGGTTTAAAATCTTCTACAAATATTCTTGTGTTCTGTGTGACAATATTACCGAGATCGCTTGAAAACAGAATTTTTCTAGTATGTGAACCTCCGTTTATGTATACTTCACATTGTTTTGATAAAAGAATATGTCCTGCATCAGTATATCTAATAGCAAGTTCATTAGATAAATTTATTATCTTATCAGAATCAATCTCTTGAACAAATTCGAGTGCTTTATATACAATATCTTCAGTATAAAATGGCTCATAATTTCTTTCATTTTTAAGATTTAATATTTCAATATCTCTGCAATTAATATACGAAGAATCAAGCCACATTTCTTTTAAGATAGAAGTTGAACCTTTAGGAACAATTATTTTTGCATTACATTTCCCACGAGTATATAACGTTGGAATCATAGCTATATGATCTGCGTGAAGATGTCCAACAATAATAAATTCGACTTCTTGTGGTCTTACTTTTTGAATATATTTCATATTAGCTCTGTAATTTTCAAGTACAGTATGATTACCTTGAATCATTCCACACTCAAAAAGATAACAATGTTCAGAAGTTTTTATTCGAGTACAACTACCAGTAACACCTTCAGCATTTCCTCCAATAATTTCTACTTTTACTTCATGTTTTTTATTTCCGATGGTTTAGACACCACCTTCCTCATATATTTCGCCTATTTGACGATTTTACTTTTTCTAAGTTCCTCTAAATCCTTTAATGCACTTTTGTCTTCAGTCAGGTAATATTTAGGATGCTTACTATAAGAATGATGTAACATTCCACTAAACTTATCAAATGTATAACCTAACTGTTCTAATTCATGTGCTTCATTTTTGGTAATTAAAACTATTTTAATTCATTCCTTTCATGTAAATTTCCTGCTGAATAGCAGAAGAAAAGCTCTCTGGCAGCTTTGAACTGCCGTTTACTGATTACAAGTCAGTTGTACTAAACCAAACTATACGAAAAGAGCAAATAAAAATCCCATACCGAAGTATGAGATCATTACTTAATATGAGCTGAGATATTGACTCAATACACTACCATCTATTGCGGTTGGACACAATTTATCACACTGTCGATTAGACAGTAGGTAGCAACAACACCAATTTTGCGAAAATTGGCAAACTCTTACCACAAAGCATTATAGATTTCCTTTTATCACATCGTCTCTTGCGGAGTTCTCAGATTGCAGTCTGATACGGTTGCAATTACTTGTATTTTCTCACATAGCACCTTGCGAGTGTTATATGTGTCCATATTACAGGACAATAAGTTGTTTTTCTCTTTGCGGTCATACACACTTTTGCTGTATATTATATAAATTTTTAAGAATTTGATTTACCAAAAGTCTGTACTTACAAATAGATGATGAGGTGTATATTTGACCATCAGTACCTTTTGAGTACCACCCAATCATCACCATCCTGTCTTCCTTGCTATCGGAATCCTTTATTACAAAACACCTGTCTTTCGACTTAAGATATTTATATAATAATTTAAACAGCACTAATTCTTGCGGAACTCGTACCATTTAGACATGGATTATCCCCACATTTCTGTGTAAATACAGTACCTATCTAAAGATACCTACCCAACCATATTCGCCAACAGTCGTCCTTGAATAGAAGGTTAGGCATAAATCCTATGTGTTTTCCGTCAAGCTGTATTGCTACAGTCGCAGCTTTGTAATACGACAAAACCACTTTATACATGTCACCATGCTTATCTTAGAATTTTTCATCCTCTGATCCGAAACCGACCAGTTCCCATATGAAATGGGAGAGTTGCTGAAGCACAGGAGTCGAACCTGCTATTACATGGTTATGAGCCATGTGTGATAATCCGTTTCACTCGCCAGCAATAATATATTTGAGAATAATCGGCAACCATACTACAAGAACTGTAGCACAGTCACCGACTCATATAAGAAGAGAAGAGGAGTACAATATGAATATGTACCAATCTTAGAAATGATTTTTAGAATTGTTCTGTTTAAAAACGCCTCGACTCAGGGCGACCATAAAGGTTAGAGTCTCTATATCTTCCACAGAATGTATATGGTACAGTTTCGCTTGCTGTACTTAACTGGTTTGGCGCACCATATACAAGTTTTTCACATAGCATCACAGCAATGATTTATAGCTATGTGTTAGACGAAATATTATAATGTCTCTCGACAATTATATATTCTCTGTTTTATCAGCCAAGAAAAGCTGATTTCATTGTTTTAGCCTTTCGGCATAGCCCTCAATTAAGAGGGCTTAATATTTTTTATAAAACGATCGTTGCTTGCTTATATTCCGCATTTGCATATAAAGCGGAGAGGTACTAAAATAAAAAAATCCTTTCTCCTCATTATACAACTTAACAAAGTTGTTAAAAATGCACTAAAATCAATGGCTTTACGACATGAAAATTGTCTAGGTGTCCCTAAAAAACACTGTTTTTGAACAAAATTAACAATTTTTCGAGAAACATTTTAGCAAATTTGCACTATTAATATCATATAATGCCTTGATTAAAATAGATTTTCTTTTTTTGATTTTTGATTTTAACTTGTACTGATTTTGTTTTTGAGAAATAGAAACACAGAAAGCTCTATCAATCAACCAACTAAATAATCCAATATAATTCTTAGATATATAAACTTTTTTTATATCTTGGATCATATTATCAAAATCCATTTTTAAAAGAAAATAAGAATCTTCATTTTCAGAACTAATAATAGAATAATATTTATTCATATACATTTCTATTATTTCTTCAACTTTTTTACATGTTTTCCTGTTCTTTTCTATTTCAAATTTCTTGAAAAAATATTGGATTGGAATGGTAGATTCATTTGACCTAAATTGGTCGAGTTTTAGATTATAAAGATAATTCATAGGACAGATAAGATTATAGTTAATATTCTTTTCCTTAAAATCCCGTCTTATAATTTTCCAAAAGGCAGGGTATCTATTATTTTCAACATCCATATCTTTTTTTATACGTCTTATTTCTGCACCTACATCGACATCGAATAAGCGTTTTGCACTGTCGATTGCAATCTGGGCGAGGATACTTAAGACGCATACATAATCTTTATATTTTTGATCGGCAAACGTACAATCATATGTTTGAGCCAACTGCGCAAGATTACTTGATTCTCCTATATCTAACTGAGACGCAGCAAGTTTGTTGTCTAACTTTGCAAAATCTTCCATAGTATTATCATAAATATTAGAATCCTTCGGAATATTATTCACGATAGTAGGATAGAGTAGTTGACATTTTCTTGCATGTTCCACTATATCAGGTTGATTTGTAGTATACAGACTATCGGAATCTTGATCTGATCCGTTGTTTTTATCTTGAAAATCCGTACCATTCATATTTATGGCAATAATCTGATCACAAAAATTAAAATATCTTTCAAACCTGTCATCATATACGTTATGTAAATATCCAAGATTATACTTTCCATTAAACGGACTTCTAAATTCAGCAAGATATTCATTATCATCAAACCTAGTTGTATAGCATTGGGTTGCTAAGTCTTCTACAAAAAAAGTATCATCTTTATCAACATCAGCTGGTACACCAGTTGCTCCATATAACAGCATTGCATATGGTGAACCAACAATTACCAAATTATCAGCATTTTGAATGACCTTACCACTTTTAAAATTTAAAACATATGTCATAATAATTGCTTTTTTACGCTCCCTAAAATAAGAACTTCTAAGAAAATCTCGATTCTGTTCACATAGGACAATCAAAGCCTCATAATCATTTGAAAAGTTTATATTTTTTCTTAAATATTCAAGAAAGAAATCATCATCGGTCTTTAATTTATTGATATACTCGACACTTTCTTTACATATATTCTCCATAATATTAATATCAAGAGAGTTTATCATCTGATAACTCATTCTTTGAACATTACCAAGTTTGCTCGGATGTGCAGTTTTAACAACCCCAAACATGCAATCATTCTCATAAACTTTATTACGCCAATAATCATAAGATACATTATATTTAATCCATTTCATTGCATTATCAGTTGTAATAAGTTCTATATCTTTTACATAATGTTCGTTTCCCCACATATCTTTTACAGTAGCAGAGTAGTAGTCATTACCAAAATAATCACGGAAAAATAATTGAATATTACTGCAAAATGCAGCCATCTTACAAAAATGATGTCTTAGGAGAATATAACCATGACCCCATGATGGGAAGATTGAAGAATCAATAAGAGCTTGTCCATCAAACATTGTATTTTTTAATTTGTAATCATTAATAAGTTTTGCTATACAGTGTTTATTATTGTCTGTTTCAACTGATATAACTTTTGTATCAAAATATCTATCTACATCTTTCAGAATAAGGATATTTTTTGGATTGATTTTTACCCTTCCAACAATACCGCTACAAATAAGAGAAGAATAAGCACTTATTCCAACAATGTCTGCATTATGTTTTGGTAGTTTTATACCCATCCTTAAAAAATTAATTGCTCTATTATATAGTTTATCTCGGATAAACATACAAGTTCCCTTTTTTGCTTTACCAGGACTTCTATATAACATTTTATAGTGAATAATTTCTACCTTGACTATTTCTCCATTTTTCTTTCTAGTAATATATTCGACATTAACACCATTATTATAAAATTCTTTTCGAATATCATCAGCAGATAAAGAGAAATATTCTGTTTTATGTTCAACAGCAAAATTGTATAAACTCATAATCTTTCTTTTTTTATTAGTTTGAGCTTCTATGAGTTTCTTACTACCAGAGCTAATTGCTTTCTTATAATCTATACGAGCATTTTTAGCTATTTTTTGAATATGTTTAATTTCATCTTCATAAGATCTTGTACCAAAATTAAATTCTAAACAAATTATATCTCTTGTAGTTTCTTCTTTCCAAGTTTTTAACCCATTTTCACATATAAAATCTTTAAATAAGCTATTAACAAACATTGCATCTTTGTAATCGTAATGATCACGTAATCCCTTATTGTATTCATAAAGCGTAGCAGCTTCAATGTTTTTTATCTTAATTCCATATTCACTCATTTATTTTAACATCACCTCTTATTTATAAATTCTCTCTTAAGAGTCTTCTCTTAAATCATAATCGTCCATTTCTTTATACGTAAATCCAAGCCAATTAATAAGTTGGTCGGCATCTAAGCAATCAACGCAGTCCTCATGTAAATATTCACCGTTTTCATTATCAAGGTAACGTTCGCCATTATATATGCCTTCTTCGCAAATGAAACATTTTATTTTTGTCTTAGGTGGAATATAATTAGGACATTTATAATTACATGGATATTTATTACATATTTCACACATAGACTATTCCTTTAATAGCGAACCAAGTTGTAAACATTTTTTTACATGTTCATATTTCTGAATATAAATATAACCAACATAATTAACCATAAGTCCATTAATATAATCTGTAATATCTTTATCTATATAACGTTTGGTTGAAAAAAATATTAAATTTTCTATATCTAAAATGATATTGGTTTTCGCATTAGAATTTTTTAAAAGTTTTAATTCTACATTATATCTACCGACATCTTCCTTTTTCTTATAAGCAATAATCGAATAATCATTTTTCAAATTAACAATTAAAAACGATTCATTATACATCTAACCATACCTCCCAATATCCATCACAGTATCTTGTTTTTAAAGTGTCATAATGAAATTTTAAAAGATCGGTTATCTGATATATGTAATACACATAATCAATTTGTCCACTCCTGATATTTGATAAAATATCATTTATAAAAGAACAATATTCCTGATAATTAGTTGTTCCATAATATTCCCCTTTTGTTTCCGTATTCCACATACCAGTATCTTTAGAATAGAGTCCACCCATTTTTTTTACTCCTTTTTTAAAAGGAGTAATGAATAATTTCCTTAATTCAAATTCTTCTTGCCATTTTTTATCAGTTAAATTCTGGCTAGGTCTACCATTTTCATTTGATATTACTTTTAGTTCTCTTAATTCATCGAGTGTCATATTTTTATATTTCTCCTTAAAGTTTTCTTTTTTTATTAGGGAATCAAAAAAAACATTTGAATCCTTATATTTATTTATTCTCTTTTTATTTGGTAAAGAAGTAGAAAAGTCTTCAATATCAATCTCACCTGCATATGTATTATGTTTTGTTGTTATAATTGTTGTTTCTTTCATATTTCTTATTTGTAGCTCCTTTAATTGTTATTTTATTTTTTCATTGCATTGCTCCTTTGAGTGCTACGTTAATTGGTTACATATGTATATTCTCTTATTTAGCTGTAATTTGTGGTGATTTTTCCTTGATCCATTGTTTGAGAAGATTACGCATTCTTATGCTTGGTATGTAAACCCAAATTTCTTTACCATCACGAATGGCAGATCTCCATATAAACTGAAGCATTTCTGAAAGGGCATAACCATTTTCATCTACTTTTATATTATTAAGTGAAAAAAAGTTTTTAATAAATGGATTTAAATAACGATTAATTAGATAAGCTACAGAAGTTCTGTCTTTATAATCATTGGTGGCACGACAGTTACAAGACAGAAATCCTTTAGTATAACCTTTACCTTTTAATATAGACTGATATTCTTTAAAAGTTGTCCAAATATTATCATTAGATTTATTCTCCCTAACATTATGAAAAAAGTTATAAACATTATTTTTCAATACTTTCATAGAAGCATTGTTTTTATTTCTCGAATACCACGAATATGACAAATCACTATCTCTGTCACCAATCATGTTTAGTTTATCAATTTCGCAAATATGGATTAATTCTTCATAATTATATTGAGTATATTTTATATTTTTATCAAAAGGTATTAAATGATAATTATCCATTTTGTTGCCTTGTACAGACCAGTATATATATTGTACTCCATAATAGTCGTAATAATATTTCTGCATCTGCATATCAAAATAATAAGTAAGAATATAGATATTCCTAAATGAATTAAATGTTTCTATTGGGAATAGCCATACCATTAAGTCATTTCCATAACATACTAAACTACCAAGTTCACATAATCTTTTTTCATCATTAAACTTGCCGTTATAATCCGAATATTCTTCTTTCCAAATAAGTTGTTTTGTTTCAGAGTTTATGGTTACATAAGTGTTTTTTAATATTTCAAAATCTTGTTTTGAAAGATTATATTCTTCAATCACATTTGCAACTTCATCCATTATAAGCGTATAATTTTGTGCTCTACATAAATCAATTAATTCATTGTCGAATTTCTGAAATAAAGCATGAGTTGATACGATGTTGTCACCTTTACTAATTAACCGCTTTATATCATTTAGTTTACTTCCTTTTTTGTCATTTTCATTTTTAAGAAAATTTGGTGACACAAAATTTTTCTCTTTACAATATCTTTTATATCTGTCAATCTCATCAAGAAATGGTGTTATTACTAAAAATTTTTCATCTTCATTAGATTGGTTAATATAATTCATTATGCTTTGTGTTTTACCAGCTCCCATAATTGCATCAACTATATTTACTTTGCAGTCAAAAACCATAAAAATCTCCTTTCTGTTTTTCGTTATTTTGTATATATCTTTTATTCTCTTTTTTATGACAAAAATCCCTTCAACTGCCGTTTGGCATGTCTGTATGGATTTTAACACCAGTTTTCAAAAAAAAGTGTTAGCGTATTTTCCTTTGATTTCCTTATTAAAATTGATTTATTTGTTGTATTTGATTAAAAATAGTACAAAACATAAAAAGTGTTAAAATTGAGAAAAAAGCCTTTATTTTCAAGGGTTTTGAGGTATTACCATTAAGAAATAAGATTAAAAAGTGGTATAGAAAATATATAAATATATTTGCAGACGTTCGCAAGAACGGATGCAAGGGCATGAGCTGCGTTAGCAGCGATTGACCAACAACGCCGTAGGCAATATAAGATTGTCTATTTAATTATTCTCCATCTGAATTATCATTCTATTCCAAATCAACATACTTCTCTTTGTAAATATCTTCTACAAAAAATACTGGCAGCTTATTATGATACCTTTCATATAACTCTTCGTCAGTGATAAGAGAGTAATATTTGCCTATTGATGTATCTATTATTCTTGTATAATCTTTCACAATAGAATTAGTATCTTTGAATCTATCACCTATCTTTCCACAAATGGTACAATAGCTATATAGTCCTGTTTTAATATAACTTTTTCCTGCAAACATAAGATTGTATTGAATCAGACATTCTTCATATTGATGTTTATGCTTAGATTTCTTCTTGGATTTAGATACATTACTTTCTTTTTGTTTAAGATATTTAGGTATCTCTGTTTCGCATTTGTTCATTTGTTTTATTCCTTTCTATATTAATATTTATATATTCTCTATTGAATTTTTATTTTTGCGTATTTTTTATAAGTAGTAGTGAGATATATGAGGGATTTATTGTGTGGTTTTAATATACCCCCATAGGTATGAGACCAAATTGAAGAAAATGAGGATGATTTTCGATTTTAGATTGTCAGGTATGAATTTATCATTGAAGTGATTTTGATTGAAATTTGAGTCGATTTCGTATGTTTTTGTCTAAGGATTGGATATTTGGAATTAGTTGGGTAGTGTTTGGTTATGATGTGAGAGTTTCATATTTTAAATTAAATGTGATCTGAGAATTTATATCACGATTATTGGATAATCTGGTTATCGGTGAAAGTGCTTATAAATAAGTAAGATTTTGGATTAGTAAGTGGTTTTTTGGAGAGAAGGGAGTTTGATTTTTTAGGTTGTAAGGTGGTTGAAATGCTTGATTTTAATGGGATTTGACGATATGAGGTGCGATAAGGGATTTTAGTGATGGGATTTGGGATTTTGGTTGATTTGTTGGGGATTTTTGAGTTAGTGTGTGGATGAATCAGCTATATGGCTGCCTGCATTTTTAAGGCGATCGGTTAGTTTTAATTACCCCCAGTTAGACATATAAAACATACTCTAATAGTAGACTATTAATATATGTTTATATTAGACTAAAAATAGAATAATGATATAAAATTGTATTTTTAAAAATACAAAAAAATATCGTAAAAAAGTTGTTGACAATAACTAAAATAAGTGATAGTATCTAATCATAATCAAATAAAACAGTGATTGAAATAAATTACAAAAATATTTGATTTAAGTATTGACAATCACTAAAATAAGTGATAAGATACAATCAATCCAAACAAGAAAGAGGCGATAAACCTATTGAAAAACATCTAATTTATAAATTAAAAATTGTAATAGGGTTTCTACTGAATGGCAACATTCAGCAGGCTATAGAATCCATAAAGGATGTTATAGCATACTTAGAGGATTATTCCAATAAGTAAAACCCGATTGATAACTAAATAAATATAATTTAGTTCTGTAGCAAGTTCTATTATATCAATTCTAGTTATCAATTACAATCCCTAGGAAAAAACAATTTTATATTCTTAAATAGGTACTCTTTTATAGTCCTAGACTTTAAAAGAAAAGACTATGGCAGGATATAAAATTCTAGCAATTTCCTCATTGAGTTATTGCTATACAAACTAAATTTAAGGTTAAAAGGTTCACCAGAAAAACCTATGGGAACGGCTTAGATTATACTTGCAATAGTATATATGCCCTAGGATTAGCAATCCTTGCAAACGATAATTCGGCTAACACTGGATTATACGCAAGTGTCCTCACCCTGCCACACGGCAGGAAGATGTCAAAAAAGACATAAGCAAACGGGCTAATCCCTAGAGTATTTTCTAGGAGTGTTCAAAGATGGGAACGGCAACGGCAGGATTTGAAAAAATCTAATAATTTTAAAATTCAACCGATAATGGCACGGTTGGTACTAGCAGGGTAGGTACATAAATAAAAATATAATAGTTGTTTAATTTTAATCGGGTAAAGGGTAACACCTCCGATTATTTTTATTTTAGCAGGGTAATGTCTGCGTTATAAATATACTTGTAAAATTAAGTAATTCCCTTATATGGCTATTATAAAAGTTATACATAATTAGAAGGCTAGAATAAGTCTATCCAGAAAACATCGCAACGCACTATAAAGCACCTACTTTTTAGGTATAAATAATCAAACAATAGATAGTTTGCGTTATTGTAGCACTGGCTCTAGCTCTAGCCTTTTATAGTGTGCATAACACTACAACTATAAACACAATAAAAATATTATATGCACCGATTTCGTTAAGTCGGAGAAAGAGGTATATTATGACAACTTTATCAATTAATTTTTATGCAAGCAACATCACACCAGAACTCAAAGAAGAATTCCAGCAGGCAATTTCTCATGAATTAGCAGGAATGAATATTGAGTGCCTCAACGATTCTATTGACAGATTGGAAAAGCAGGCTTCCTCTATCCGCAAGGATATAGAAGAAAACGGCGATGATGACACTTTCTCAAAAACCCGCAAACTTGACGGTATTCTTGCAAGTATTGACGATAGCAAGTCTGAACGGATTAAATGTGAAGAGTCGCAGACTGAAACTCTTGATACTTACAACAATGTTGTTACTGCCATGTCTGAAAAAAACAAGGATCATTTTGGTAATTCTAAGGATGTAGTCCGCACGGTTCTTAGGGTACTTGCAACATGGGATAACTCTAAGTTGGTGAAATATGCTATCATTCCAACATTCCAGTCGCCAGCTCTTTATGAAGCACTTGAAACAATTCATATTACAAGTAAAGCTAATAAGAATGGCGAATTATCTATGACTAACGATGTAAAAGAAGCATACAAGAAGGCTTCTCAGGAATTGGAAACCATTATCAAAACAACATTCAGTTTGCCTTTTGAAACTCCGTATACAGACAAAACAAGAGTAAAACTAACGGCGGAGGATAAAAAATTACTTAATGATTGCTATATCCGTGGATTTTCTAATAAATTTGATACAGACGATGACGGAAAAGTAACATTCAAAAAGCGTCAGATTAACACACTTGTAAAGGCTAAAAAGAATAAGAAAACGCAGGAAACAACCTATGATTATTCAGGACTTGCAAGCACTATCAGCAACATTGTAATTAAACATTACTTTGCATAATGTAAAATATAAAGTGCATAGTACGAAGGGCAGAACTGAAATTCTGCCCTTTAATAGTGTGCATTTTAATATAAGGAGGTAATATTATGAACGCAATACAAATTAAAAATATGATGCTCAATATTAAAGCTGATTTTGTCGGTATGGGCAGACCGTGGCATTTAAACGATAATTCTGTAATGGAATTATTAATGCAAATATATTATCAAACTGATTATATAGACTGGGAAGAAATAAATTGGCTTTTTACAACTTATTTACAAAAAGGAATTTTGGATTTTCCAGAGGCTCAAAAAATGGCAATGAAAAGAATTAAGGAGGTAAGATAAAATGAAAATGTCAGAATTTATGCAGAATTGTTCTGCATGTGGTGGAAACTGGGGAGCTATGCTTTTAACAGGAATTAAGCGTGTTTTCCCTGATAAATATGCAGAGGTAAAAGAACACTACAACTCTATGGACTTCTCACACGGAGGAATTAACCATTTTGTTATCTGTGTGATTGGTTAACTGAAAATGGAATTGTAGAAGATTAAGGAGGTAAAATAACTATGCAAATTTACAAAGCACTTAACACGGAAGTTCTACATGACAAAGAATTTCGTATGGGTTCTATCATTTTGCAACTTGATAACAAAATGATACTTGTATGCAATAAATTTAATCACAAACGCAAATATAATCTGGAATTAATTGTATGGTTGCCAACTGAAAAGAAATGGTTTCGTACATATGCAAAGAATGAATATACGGAAATAATGTGGAATTATTACCGAAAACATCAGCAGAAGAGAAGTCACGACTTTCGCAAATATGAAAATATGATGCGTCATGACCGCAAACATAAAGGCAGTGGAGGTGGATCACGCATTTATAATGGAAGTATCACAGATTATGAATGTTCAAGTAATCCTTTACACGATTTTAGAAGATGTTATAATTAAGAAAACGGAGGTATAACTATGAAAAGTGAAAACAAGAAAAAATTCGATGCTAATATCAAGGCAATCAATAGAGATTTAATGGAAATATCAGAAGACAAATTGCAATCTGATGAACTTATTAAAATGCAATTTAAAGCAATCAAAGCTTTAATTGACGATTGCGAAGAATTGGTTATAAAAACTAAAATGTAATTGATAATCACAAAAATATGTGATAAAATTGGAGGTGATAAAGGAGGCAAAATTATGATTATTTATAATAAACTTGCAAATATTTTGCAAGAACGTAATATGCAATGGAAAGATTTATGTGCAGGTGGATTAAGTGTAAATACACCTACAAAATTTTCACATAATAGAACTATGAATACAGAAAATATAGATAAAGTGTGTACATTTTTACAAGTTCAGCCTTCAGAAATTATGGAATGGATTTCTGATGAAGACTACGAAAAACAAAAGAAAAATAAAACAAATACAGAGAAACAAGCCATAGAAGCTCAAATTGCAGAGCTTCAAGCGAAACTAAAAAAAATGTAAAATAAGAAGTAAAGAAAAATAAAAAATAATATAAAAAACAAAAGCATCTTGCACAATGCAAGGTGCTATTTTTATGCCAAAAAATAAGGAGGAAACGCAAAATGAAACCATATCTAAAATATGGCGATTGGTATATACCGAATTGCCCAATTAAATTCCCAACAGAAACTGAAGCGTGGGAATACATAAATATAAATGGAGAATATTAAGGAGGAAACAAACATGGCAACATGGGCAAAGGAAATAATGAAATTGGCAAATGATTTTTGCCTTAACACAAACAAAGTAAAGGAGATAGTAAGTTCAGTAGATGAACTCTCCATACCACAAGGCAAAAATGCAGAAGAATGGAAATATGATAAGGCACGCTTACGGATATTGCCACTCATAATGAGTATATAAAGGAGGATAACAATGAACGCAAAAGCAAAAAAACTAAAGCAAAAATTAAAGCAAAAAATAATGGGAGCAGGATTGATTATAATATCAATTCTTGCACCTATTATATTAGACGGAGATGCAACTATAAGCGTCCTATTATTCCCCTTGGGATTATACATGTTAATTACAAAAGAAAGGATGGTAGAAGAATAGTGTATATCACATATGAAGATCCGCTTAAAGGTAAAACATTCACAGAAAATCAGATGCATGAAGTTTATAGAGATATGGCAGACAAAAAAGAATATCCAGATTTTGAATGTTGGAAAACAGATATGCTTAAATCTGGTGTATTTAAAGAAGTTTAGCAACTAAACGGCAAGCGAAAGCAAGCCGTTATTTTTATGCAAAAAAAAATTAAAACAAGAAAGGTTAAAAAGGTAAAAATTATGTGCAAAATCAATGGAAAGAAATTAGGAGAATTACGGACAAAGGCAGGCGTATCACAGAAGGAACTTGCAAAAGAATTGGGAATGTCTGTGAGTACTGTTCAGAACTACGAGTATGGAAAAAGCGAACCGTCAACAGATATAGCAAATAGAATCTGCATGTTTCTTAAAATCAACCGTGGTGAAATCGAGATACACGATGTTGGATATGATTTTACTCATGGAGAAAGCAAGGTTGTAGGTGCTGCTAGAAAACGTTTAAAAGACAGAAGATATAGAAAACCAAGTCTGGTAAACGCATTTATTTTAGAAAATAAAAAGAAAAGTGAAGAAGAGGAATTAAGCGAAATTGAATCAAAATTAATACCAGGACAGTCAATTATAATTGCAGGAAAGAAATACATTCAAATTGATCCGACACTTATACATATTCCAACATGGCAGAGAGATACAGATTTTGCTACAGCAGAAGAAATTAGTATTAACTTTGACGAAAATCAGTTTGATCCGATTAAAGTGTACATTAAAAATGGGAAACTGTACGTTGCTGATGGCGCACATCGCTTAATTGCTTTTATTCTTAGAAATATCAGTATGAAAAAGCAGTTAATGATTCTTGTTGAAGTCCTCAATTGCGATGAAGAAGAAGCGAGAAAAGTATTTCTTGCACAGAAGAAAGGCAGAAAAACAATGTCAAACAATGACATGTATAGAGCTGCTGTTGAAGAAAATGAGCCTGATTATGTTGCATTTAGAAATATTTGCAAAGCAAATTACATTCAGATTCCATCAGATGAAGAGATTATTGATAATCCAATAGGATCATTAAATCCATCTTCAGTAATGCTTCGTATGGCAAAGAAGGAAAATGAACTGATGAATAAAATTGTTGCATTGATAAAAGACCTTAATTGGACTGGCTCAAGCAAGAATGCAATTACCCCACGTAATATAAAAGTTATTAAGAAACTTTATGCAAATAATAAAGGCATCAATGTTGAAGAGAAAATGTTACAGAATTGCAAAGGTGCTTCATTTTACGAGGCTAAAGTATTACCCGTAAAAAATGATGCAGAACTGTATGATATTCTTTCAGCAGAAATCAGCAAGTAAACAGAGAATAAAAATATAGAAAGCGAGTGATTAATATGAAACATCGGTAAGAAAAATATCAGAAAAGCAAACCAAATACATACAACATATAAATACGAAGCTGTGATAGCGGCTATACGGTCACATTATAATAAGGAAAGGATTGGTTGATATGGGAAAGAGAAGATGGACAAATGATACACGGATTGTCAAGCCTATTCTTGAAGCGAACGGATATTTTGCTTTAAATAATGGACATAATTGTAACGGAAGTCACACGAAATTTGTGAATGCAAACGGAGAAGTAATTAGTGTGCCGAAATCAATTAACAGGATGTTGTGGCAAAGAGAAGTACGGAAACACAGTATTGTCGGTGGTATGACTGTTATAGGTAAATTAAAAAGTTAGGAGTTGATTAGCATGAAATGGACAGAGTTATTACGGAAAGATAATTATGCATTACTGCAAAGCGAAAGTGATACACAGTATGCAGTTGTGAGTAGTTATGATCCAACGCAACCTGAAGATCAACAGTGGTCAAGTGGAACATATTTCACTTATTGGAATGATACAAAACGAAAAGCCGATTGTTTACAGAATGCTCTGGATTGTTTTAGAAGCAAAACAGAAAGCAATTATGTTACAAAGGGACAGAAGTATCTTGAAATTTACAGAGAAGACTATAGCGAAGGCACATTCAATGAAATTTTACAGTCACTTGATTTAGATAACGACATGGTTGGAGACGCTTTTGGTTGTTATTGTATTGTGGATAAAGAGAGTTTAAGAAAGTGAGGAATAAATATGGGGCAGTTCAGTTGGATATATTCAGATACAAATAAACAGCTTGTAGATAATAAGAAGGCAGATACATATTTGCTTGTGCCAAAACCATTTCAAGAGAAATACGGAAAGGCAATTTACGAAAGTTGTTATGATGGTTACGGAAATTTCGGAAGATACGATGTATACGATTTGATTCCAGAATGGAACAAAGAAATGATTCCTGAAATCATTCGTAGAATCAAGAATGGAAATTGGCATTGCAGTACAAGCGAAAACGATGTTGCAAATTTACAAGCATATTATGAAGGGAAAGAAATTGCTTGTGAACTTCGTTGGCTTGGAATTATAATGGCTTGTTATGATGAAGATAATGAAGCACTTGAATATTCAATCAAGATTACCACAAGAGAAATGGAATATGAAAAAGTTGCTCCATCATTGGGCGATCCGAATCAAGGTTGGGAAACATCTGATGATGACGAAGAAGAATGGTGGTAAAGGCAAGTAAATGGATATTTCATAAGGAGGAAAATATGGGACAAGTATTATTAAAACATCTTGTAGCTAGATATAAAATGGATAAAATGCTTTTAGATAAGCATCCTGAGCATAAAGTGTTATTGGAAAAAAGAATTAAACAGCACGAAAAAGACATAGTAAATTATGTCACTAGCACTTCATTTCAGTCAAGGTTAAATTTACTGACATTATAATTATGAAATGCGTGTTTCATTAGAAAAAACGGAGGTAACGGATATGAGAAAAATTACGGTAACAGAAGACAATTTTGAAAAAGTCTTAGAAAAATTACGGAAAATGTGCGATAAATACAAAATGCTTGAATTCTACAGAGCTTTATCGGAAGATCTTACAGAAGTAAAATGTAAGACTAATTCAATGGGATTACGAAGTGAGCTTGATAAAGAATGGAGAGACAAGAATGGAGAATATAAGTACAAGGTAAAAAAGAAATTCTTTATGTATAGCAAGTATGTCTGTGTTACAAAACATCCTTTTAGAAGAGATTATGAAACTGATAAGGAATCATATAATGCAAAATATATGTATCCTAAAATGAAGAGTTTGATTCACCTTGATTTATCAGCTTCGTGTGCTTTAGTAATTAGTGAAGGAGATAAGGTGCAGTTTTTTCCTTTTGGTGGTTTCATTATATGGACAGATGATGATTATACGAGATTTGATAATCCACTTACGATATATAAGCACATTTATATTCCAGATTTTATAAAAGGTAAGATTAAAAATCTTGAACAGGAAAAGGAAACAAGAGAAAAGGAATGGAAATGGGAAGAGGAAGAAGATGCTGCATGGTGGGATGAACAATATGAAAAAGATATGGAACGTGAAATGAACGAATATATGTAAGAATAGAAGTAGTATTTGAAATTCGCATTTCTTTAGAAAGGAAGGTAGATATTATGAAATATTATGATATTCACATAAATTATGACGGAACAAAAGAAGGAGCAGGTTATTCTATATTTGTTAAGGCAAATGTAAGTAGCGAAGATGAAGCGTTACAATATGCCATTGATAACCATCTGTTTGAGGAAGATGGAGATGAAAGGTATGTTGATTATGTAGAAGAAATTGACGAAGAAGATTATCACGATGCAACAGGAAAATAAACTAAGTTTTCTTAGGAAGGAGTGAAGAGAAATGACAAAAACAGGATGGTGGAGTGTTGATTTTGATATAACACTTGAAGGTGAAACAGTTAGATTTGATGATTTAGACGAGTGTTCACAGGAGCATATTTTACGGAAAATATCAGAAGGATATACAAATGGAGAAGTTGTTGAGGAAGATGATGATTAAATTTAGCAACTAAACAGAATAACGCAAACGCAAAGGCAGTTAGGAGAATATATTACTAGCTGCCTATTTTATTACAAGAAAGTGAGGAACGATTATGAAATTACGGAATAATTGGTACAAAGCAGATAAAGGAAAGCATTTTGTACTTACAGAAAAAGGAAAAGAAGAGTGCGCAAGTTATAAGCATAAAACAGTTGGTGAGCCAGTAGATGAATATGATTGCGAAGCAGTTGAATGGGCGGTTGATAAAGGCTATGTAATCGAAACTGATATTTCAGGATGGACTAAAGGACTCAAGGGATATGAAGTTGTGTATTACAACGGAGAATACAGATTATCAGCAGGTAATCCACAGATATTTCCAACACGCAAAGCAGCAGAAGTTTATAAAAAGCATTATGAATCGTACTCATGGTTCAATGAAGATTTAGTGATTGAAGAGGTCAAATATGATGGTGTTCCATTAAGCGAACCGAAAATGTACAAGGGGAAAGAAGTCGTAGATAAGGAACACTATTTTGGACTTGATACTCATGAAGTCGGTGAATATTTCACAGAAGATATGGTTGACTTCTTTATGGATTTATTACCACCAGCTTGTATGAGAAGCGACTGTTCACAGATTGGCGAGCCATGTTCAAGCAGAATTGATGAAAATGGAAAAGGCAGAACAACATATTCTACATTCAAAAAGGTAGATGATGGAATTTGGGAATATTGTGGAGATTGTTTTAGAGGTGAAAATTATATGCATGGAAAAGATATTCCATATGTGAGATAGGAGATGATTGTATGACAAGAGCAGAATTTGAAGAGAAATCATTTGAAGATGTAATGAGTCAGCTTAATGAAGAGTTAAATGAGATTACAACACTTGATAGTTTAAAAGAATTTATTAAAGAAAAAATTGATGAAGACAATTTTTGTATTGCAAGTCATTTATGTAATGCAATATGGAATGATCCTAATCCGTCAATGAGTGAGTGGTATGATTATGATTATTCTATGGGAACACTTGATACACCAGTTTGTTTGAGCGAAAAATCACACGTTGATCATTTAATTGATGATTAGAAAGGCAGGTTGATTAGTATGATGAGATATGAAATAGAAAAACCAAAAGGATTCGGAAGTACATGGGTACATGTAATAGGTAAAAATGCCAAGCAGGAAACAATGGTAATTGAAATTGTGCATTGTGAAAATCCAGGTGGAAACAATTCACTTCCTTATTTGTGGCACAAAGAAGGTTGGACTGATAAAGTAATGGAAACCTATATTGGTTGCAATACTTATGTACATGATTCAGAAAATGGTTGTTATGGAGGATATAATGTGACAGAAAAATTTGATGGAAAGCGAAATGTAATTAACTTTGATTGGTTGCTTGAAGATACAGAAGAGAACAGAAAGAAAATTATTGAAGCATGTATTGAATTATTTGAAACTGCCACAGGTAAGAGTGCAACGGAAAAGAAACTTGAACATGTAATGGAAGTAGCAAATGAGAGAGGTATGGAAGTTGTATCTAAAATACCTGAAGGTTGGAAGAAAAAGCCACTTATGACAGATCCTTGGGGAGCTGTGACTATTGACAATGGAAAGTCGATTTTCGTTAAAGTTGGAGATAGGCATAAGAAGAATCCAGAATACAAGAGAATGTTATTAGTTTAAGAAGGAGCGTGATGATTATGCTACCACAGATTCAGTATGATAAAGAGTTACTTGGAAAGTTAAAAAGCAATTACTTCAATGCAAAGGCATTATATGAAACCATTAAGGCAAATGCAGAAGAGATTCAGAGAAAAGTTCTTGCAGAGAATGAGTTTTATGAGACAGAGGATATTGCGGAAATGATGGAAAAGAGAGGTGGAGACGGCAAACCTAAACGTATCTTTGATCCTGATTTGACATATATGATGGATTTAGATAATGAGTTCCCACGGTTCATTGATTTATGCTATCCAGAATATGTAAAAGCTGGTATTGCAGATTCAAGAGGTAAGAATTATATTCCAGAAGCAAACGCAAAAGATTTAATGTATGAAACAGAAAAGCAACTTGTAGAGTATGGAATTGATATTATTCCTGACGAGTTTGGAGAAAAAGAAACTCTTAAAAAGGCAGTACAAATGATTAAGTACAGAGATAAAGTGCTTGATTTGGTATTGAGATTAGAAAGTGGGGAGGTGGAAAATTATGCAAGTCATAGATAAAGCCGTTACACCAGACGGAACGAAAATACAACTTGAAGATTGGCATAGTGAAAATTCAGAAAAATATCCAGATTTACATGGATATACGATTGGTGCTTATCCGATAGCGAAAAATACGAGTAGCTCGGGTTGGATAAGAAAAGGTAAAACATTCAGACTTGGTATTGCCAGAAGTGAATATGCAAATTATACAGATGATATTGTACTTGCTGATTATGAAGCGTTGAAGAATGGAAGTAAATCGCTTGCTGATTTGCGAGAACATTTTTGGAATAGAGAAAAGGATGCGTTTTACTTAGGTTTGGTGGACAAAGAACCTGAGTGGTAGTTAAAGGAAATTGTAATTTACTTAGAAGAAAGGATGAACAAAATGAAAAATTTTATACAAGCATTGTTAAAAGTATTACCATTTTTCTTAGGATTAGCAATTAATAGAATTGCAAATAAAATGGGAGTAGATTTATTTGATTGGAAAGTGATTGCCACAACAATTATTGTTTTTATTGTTTACTTAATGATATGTAAATGGATTGAGGATAAATAATACAGAGAATAATAAGGCAGACGCAAACAAATGTGTCTGTCTTATTTATTAGGAAGGAGAATGAGAAAATGAAACGGAATCAGGTTTGTTATTACATTGAAGATAGTCAGTTTGGAATGTATGTATCATATGGAATATATGAATATAAAACAACGTGTACTCACAAAGTATCACGGTTGAAAGTACCAGAAATCAGACTAATAAACGGAGTTCCATTTGACAATTTCCAGTCAGAAACGGAATTTAAGAAAGTTCCTAAAGGATGTATTTATAACACAGATTTATATACAGTCACAGAGGATCTGGAAAAGAAAGAGAAAATCAATACTGCAATGAAAGGCAGATACATCAAAAATCCTTCAGATATTCAGTGGTTATTTGATAATGGTTATCTTGTAAAAATGGAAAATGTAGAGCCAATTATTGAACCTGAGTTTGATTATAATACATATAGACTTGTGAAAAAATATCCTGCATGGACACAGTGTTATGGAAGCCATAATGACAGATATCCAAATGAAGTGTTTGAAAGTTATGAGGCTGCTGAAAAGCGAATGAATGAAATTAAGGAAATCAGGCACAGAAAAGCGGTTGAATGTGCATTATTGGATTTTTATGATGATTTAGAATGGGTATTAGAAAAATATGAAGCTGAACATGGTGGAAGAGAAATTGAAAAAATAAGGCAGAAAATTTTAGCAAGACCACATTTAGATGACACTATGTTTAGATATTACAAGGGAGAAATTCTTGTTGTATCAAGGGAGGCACATAGAAAAGATACACATATTGAATGGGAAAAGATAGCATAGAAAGTGAGGTTGATTGATATGGAAAAGACATTATTGTTTGTACGAAAATACAACGGAGAAGAATATAAATTCTATCTTTTAAAAGGTGTAGGATGTTTCGGAATTTACAGTGAGTATGTAGAAGTTGAAACGCCTGAAAATGGATTAGGTTATCCAGATTATGTACGATTCAATTATGGAAAGCCATATACACAATGGAGATATTTACAGCCTTGGATTAAGCGAAAAATAACAGAAACATTATTAAAACATGGATACGAATATGCTATGCAGTAAGGAGGAAATGACTATGAGTATAAAATATCATCAGTATGGATTAGGCTATGAATATGGAGAAGATCATGCACTTACAAATAACTGGAATCCTGATGAAGATTATGGAAATGAATATTCAAATGTATATTTTAACATTGATACGCCAGCATATGATGGCATGAATGGTAATTGGAAAGTAGATGAAAGAGAAACTATTGGAAAGGAAATTGATAGATTATTTACAAGTCTTGGCTGGAAATGTAATAAACCAGAATTTAATGGAGTATGCGCTACATATACAAAAGGTAAATCACATCTGTATATGCACCCACAGAATTATAGTGGCGAAGTATTAAAAAATGAGATTAAGTCAGTCGCAGAAGCTATAGAAAAAGCAAAAACATTTTCATTAAGATGGGTTGATTTACATGAAACCGTTTATGATATAACTGATGACGAATACGAGGAATATCTGAAAAGCAGAGACAAAGAAATACGCAAATCATTATTTGAAACATGCATTACTACAAGGAAAACTAAATATTTTTACGCTTTTGATGTGTGTAGAAGTCTTGCAAATCAATTCAGATTAAGGAGAGTTGGTTTGAATGATGGTCGGAATTATGGAAGCGGTCAGACAATCAACCATATTATGAAAGTTATTGATGATATGGCAAAAGAAAATCTGCTATTTGTAAAAGAAAAAGATGGAAATAAGTTAGTGCGAACACCGAATAAGACAGAACAGAAACAGTTGAAGATATGTCTGGAATAAAACCAAAAGAAAGAACTGTTTCTTAAAGAGATTGGAGAGTGATTAAAATGACAAGCACAATAGAAAGAGATTTTGTGGTGAAAAATGGTGTAGCAAGCTTCCCTATGAAAGAATATCCAAACTATTATGGAATTGAAGATATTGGATATATTTCGCATGGAATATGGGCAGACGCAGAACTTGAATACAAGGGAGAGTTATTCAATGAACATATAATAACTGATCCAATGTATGATAGATTTTATGCGGATTTTCCTGAAAAAGACGGAAATTATGAAGCGTTTAGTCAGTATATGTATGACAATAAAGACGAAGTGTATGAGTTATTAGAAGATTGGAGTGATGGAAATGAAGAGAACACCAAAAGTAATTAAGCAGCAAACGGAAGAATGGTTAGATGAACGGTGGATGATTGCAAATATGAAAGATGCAAGACCACAAGATATGAGTTATTACAATGGAGCTTTGAAAGCTCTTGAATTTGTAGGTTACGAATGGAAACGTAATGCAGATGGCAAGCATACATTATTCAAATGCTAAGAAATAGCAATTTCATTTTAAGATTGGAGTGATTTTATGGACAAGAAAAGTGAAGAATATTTAAGTCAGTATATAAAACTTACTAATAAAATCAAACAGAAGATAGAATCCCATGCGAATAGATACAATATCAGAGCAGAAATATGTGCATGGTATTCAGGTTGGGAAGATTTTTGTTCAGATTGGTGTGATGGATGTGGTTATACAAGAACAGAAGCACGGAAATTATATTATGGCGGTATAGGTGAATTTATGAATTTACCTAACGGAAACGGAATTATTAGATTTGTTGTTTAGGAAGGATGGAGTGACAAATTATGACAGCAAAAGAATTAAATAGAGATCAGTTACACGAATTGAAACAGGCATATTATTCAGAACTTGTAAATGAAGGCACTTTTGCAGAAGTGATGGGAGTTAATATCAATGAACCGTCATATGAAATGATTGCAAGTATTGATGAATATGTTAGTGATGAATTTATTTATGAACACTATGATGGATATAGTTTTACAGAAGATGATTTCTTCTGTAGTGCGGAAAGGAGTGCTTAATATGTTGGATATTACAAACTTATATGCTTACAGAATTGAAGAATTGGCTGTTGGAATTGTAAAGGCAGAATCATATGAAGACGCAAGAGAAAAGGTGAAAGCAGCTTATTTGAAACACAACGATTGCTTTGATTCTGAAAGAGATTTTATTGAGTTAAAGGAAATTGCAGAGAATGATTCATGGTTTAGTGATAATCCTGATGTAGTTGAAGTCGATGAATTAATATAGAAATGGAGTGACAAATATGAATTATACTTATTTTGGAAACAGAATTGAAAGAAGCCCATTAGGAAATATGGGGTTACAGTTATTAGAAGCTCAAGAGAAATTAGTTTCTCAGGAATATGAAGTTGAGAATCTTAGAATTAAAGCAGCTATGTATAAAGCATATTTCTTTCGTAATTCCATATTAGCAGAAAAATTAGAAAAACAAAGTGAAGAAAACAGAGATGCACTTATTGGAGAATTTGATGGTTTTTCATATGCAAGTTGGAGAGCTAATGCTGTATATAGAACGCTTGAAGATATGTGCTATGAAGGACTATTAACTGAAAAAGAATATAGAGAATGTAAAGTATGAAACAAGAGTTTCAAGGGAAAGGCAAATATATGAAAGTAAAAGAATTTTTAGAAAATTTCACAGGAGATAATCATATTAAAATTTATGATATGCATAGCTTTGATACGCATAGATATAATAATGCAAATGAAGCTATAAGACAATTTGGTTATTATACAGTCAGAGAATGGAAAATTATTGATAATGTCTTAAAAATAACTATTAGAACACAATTCTAAAAATGAGGTGAATTATATGCACATAACAAAGGAAATGAATATGCATAATTGTCAATTATGTAGAAAAGAATGGCTTGGAAGATGTTTCGGAAAGAAATATGGGAAAGATGTATCTGTTGATAATGAACCATGTAAGTGTTACGAATTTGGCGGTTCAGAAGAGAGACTAAAAGAAATTGAGAATAATATGAAATGAGGATTTCTTAAAAAAGAGAGGTTATTATTATGAGCAAAAAAACAAAAAATATAGATCACGAACTTTGTGATTATGATGAAGCATATGATCGTGAATCTGCAAGTGATATTGGATGGTGTGGTAAATGCAAAATTCCAGAATGTCCATATAATAAAGATTTGAATGAAAAGAGACGAATGGGTTGGAAACCAATGAAACGATGATTACTGATAAGATTGGAGGAAATATTATGGTACGAACTTGTGAAGAAGCTCCAACATTAAAGGAGTTATTAAGTACCCGGAAAAAAGATCATGCAAATTCAATTATTGTTTCTACTAAAAATAAAGACTTATTCAAAGGTGATGTATCTGAATTACCGGAAGAGTTATTAAATATTCAAATCTTCGCATGGGATAAAAGAGACGGAATATATATCACAATTGAGTAAAGTTTGAAAGAATGGAGGAAAACAAATTATGCTTAATATAGTTGTTATTAATTGTGATGGAAAATATGTGGAATACGAATGGGATTCAAAGAAAGCATTTGTACAGGATATGCAAAGTGATAATGAAAATATTCCAATGCTCGATGATCCTTTAGCAGAAGTCAACACACAAGACGATAATTTACAGTTATGGTGGAGAAATACAGATGGAATGACTGTAGACGATTTGTTAGAAGAATGTAAACAGGAACTAAATTAGATAGGAGTGATTGGAATGGATTATAAAATAGGTGATACAATAAAAATATCTGTTTATGTAACAGAAAAATGGAGCAGATTAGTTACTTGTAAAATCACCAATAATTATATAAGAAATAATACTACTTATTATTCTTTGCAAGAGATAAATGGAATTTATAGAGTAAGTAACGTAAAAGAAAACCGATTCATACTTGATTAACATGAAACGGAAATTTCAGAAGAATGGTTCAGAAAAGAAAACTAAAGCTAATGGATTTAGATTTCTAAAGAAAATTCAGTAGTCAAAAGTAATTTGATTCGTTTTTCAATAGCATCAATAACCTTATTAGATAAACCATTCCATTGTGGCTTTATTGAGAAGAAATCAGACATCACAATAGAGGCAAAAGCATTAGCATCTACTTCAGCAATCTGAAGATTGTATTCTTCAACTGATGAGCATTTATTAGATGGTTTATATCCTGACAAATAAAATTTCTCATCAATTTGATATTGATAAATGTGACGAAGTTCATGAGCAATGGAAAATACATAGTCTGGATTTGGCTTATCTACTTTATTAAGGTAAATTGTATTAGTTTCTGGTTCACATTGAGCTAATGTTGTTTTAGTAGCGAAATGAGTGTCATATGAAATTTTTGGCACTCTTATTTCAAGCAATTCGCAAACGTCTGTTATAAATTCTTTTATCATGATTAATTCCTCCGATAGAGAATATTATAACAGAAAATTAAGAAAGGTTAAAGGTTAAAATTATGAGAAGAAATTTTAAAATTGGAAATGAAAAATATGTAATCATAAAAAGATTCACAAAAGGTTATGAAATTAATGAAAATAATCTTAAATATGATTTAATGCGGTTCGACACGGAATTGAACGCTTGGACAAGAGTTACATCTTGCAATACTCTTGAAGAAGGAAGAAGAATTGCAGAAGAAGATTAAATATAAAGTCCTTGTTATAGGACATACGATAATATATAATTAAAAAAGAAAGAAGGAGCTATTATGAATAATAATGAATTAATTGAAAAAATGTCACTTGAAGCGTGGGAATTTGCAATTGATGCAGAGGTAAATGAGGAAAATCGCAAAAGAAGAAAATTAACACCATTTGAGGTAGAATTAATTGTTGAATCAACAGTTAATGACTTGTTATATTCAAAATATAAAGGAACTGAGTCAGAATCTCTGATTGAGGATGCGGTTGATTTGACAGTTAAAGACTATCTCGCTGAATGTGATTTTAGTTGGATGGACGAAGATGATAATCTTAAATTAGTAAATTCGTGGAGAGATGAAGAATTTGAAGATATTTTTGAGGCACAGCATTATTTTGATATAGATATAGATGATTTTGATGATATTAGTGAAAATAGATTATCAGAATTAAAAAATATGTTAGAAAATATTAAAAGTTGTAAAAACTGGCATCAGATGTTAGATGCAGTTAATGAATATGAAAAAGTATTCGGAAATGAAACATCTTGGAAACTTAAAAGAATTATAGATTAATTTAAAAAGGAGAAAAAGTTTATGATAGAATTAATATCCTGTTCAGCGGTGCATATCCGCAGGGATTAACTTTAGGAGGTAATTATTATGGCACATTTAATTGGTTTTTTAGTAGCAATGTATTTATGTATATATCTCCCTTGGAGGATTAATGAGAAAGAAGATGCTCGAAAGAGAAGAGATATGTATAATAACTTAAATAAGAAGTCAGTTGATGAAATGAAAAAATGGAGAAAATAGAAAGGTGGTTAAAATATGTTGGGTGGATTGTTAGCTCTTTTAGGAATTTGTGTCGGAAGTGCTGCCTTTGCAGCTAAAGATAATCATGATATGAAAAATTATACACGTAAAGTTGATGAAAAAGGAAATGTACATTACATGGATCGTCTTTGTAATGACTATATTAATGGAGAGAAAGTAAAAAGAGTCGAAACAACTGATAAAAATGGAGTTAAGTTGTATTCTACAGTTGGTGTAAATAGTAGTAAAGTGTATGATACTTCTTATGGAAGAGGTACACAACAATTACTTGAGTATAGCGAACAAGATAAACAACAGAATTTAAAATATGGAAAAAATTCATATACGCAATATAATCCTTACTTTGGAACATTTGTTACAACTGAAATTAGCTCAGGTAGAACAATAACTTGTTTGTTTGATGGTAAAAATCAGAAGACAGGTAAAGAATTCTATAGAGTATGGTATTTTCGTCCAGAATGTCAGGGAAAATTTGATTATAATGCTACAGTTAAAGGCGATATGGGTATTGAAATTACAAAGGAAGAATTTAATAAGTTAAATTTTGGAGATTTGAAATGTAAATTAGTACCAAGTGATTATAACGTGACTAAAAAATTATGGGGGTATGATTAAAAGACTTTTTTGAAAATTAAATCAATATATTGTGGTTAAAGATATACAAAACACAATATATAGTATAGTGTAAACGCAAACCGCTAGTAATAAAATACTGGCGGTTATTTTTGTTGGAAAACACAATATAAAAATTGCGTACCTTGAAAACTGAATAGCAGATTGGCTATCTATAAAAGCTGTCGTAATGGAGTTGGAATACTCTTGATAGTCTGCAAGCAAATAAAGAATAAAACTATAGAAGGCTATCAACAAATTTATTTAAGAAAGGAAGATACGATATGAAAGAATTATTAGAAACTAAAAATGAGATTGAAATTTTCAATAACGAGGAATTTGGACAGATTAGAACTATTGTGATTAACGGAGAACCTTGGTTTGTTGCTGCTGATGTGTGTAAAATCTTGGAACACAGTAATCCAACGGTTGCGATGAATAGTTTAGAGGATTTTGAAAAGGCTAAGTTAAACTTAGGGTTACAAGGTGGAGATACTAATGTTATTAGTGAAAGCGGATTTTATACTTTAGCATTAAGAAGCCGTAAACCAATCGCAAAGCCATTCAGGATTTGGGTAACATCAGAGGTTCTTCCATCAATCCGAAAGACAGGTGGCTATGTTGCAACTCAATCTAATAAGGTAGAAACAATGCTTGAAGATATGGGATGTAATATGAAAGTTGTGTATGCTCAAATTAACAATATGGAAAATATGTTAGGCGAGCAGACGGAAAAGCTAAATCAAGTAGTAGATAATATGACACTGACAACGAGACAGCAACAGAGAATTTACAAAGCAGCGAAAGATAGAATCAATCAGTTACTTGGTGGTGCTCATTCAAAAGAGTACAAGGCAAATTCAAAAAGTTATTTTATAAATCTTTGGAATGGTTTGAAGAGTAAATTCGGATGTGGCAGTTCATACAAGGATCTGAATCCTATTTACCTTGAAGATGCAATGAGATTTATTCAGAATTGGATTTATGTAGAAAATTAAATTACATAACTTCCACGCTGTATATGTGATGGAACTTGTTCTATACTTTTCAAGTCAAAAGAAGTAGTGTATAATAATAAAGAAAGCGAGTGATGAATTATGAAATATGGAGACATTGTTGTATATAAAAATCAAATTGGAACAGTAGTAAAAAGCGAAAATGATTTTAAGTTCCATCCATGTAATTATGGATGTTGTTATTTTAGCGAGTTAGATACGATCACAGATACTGATGTAAGAGAAGCGACACCTGATGAAAAACTGGAATTAATAAGGGAAGAATTTACATGGGGCAAAGTGATTGATATACATTGTATTGGAGAATATCAGATTATAGAATACGAAAGCAAAACTGCACCTAAACATTTATGGCATACATATATTAATTATGCTGATACAAATACTTCTTATATGTCTTTAGACTCGGCATTAATTGGTTGTATTGGACGTAAATACGAAGGCGCAAATGGAAAGGCTGCAATGTATTTTGAGAAGATGATTGGATTAGAATAAATTTATTAGAAGATTGGAGAATAAAAATATGATTTGTTTAGATTGCGGAAATATGGATATTCGATATGATGAAAAAGAGAAATCATATCATTGTAATAATTGTGGTTCGAGAAATATTGGTACAAGAAAAGAAGGGTGTAAATATATGCTAGGAAATGGATTGTGTAGTAAAAATCCTGCATGTACATCATCTGGAAAATGTGAAGCACCATGTAGTTATTATGAAAAATAATAGGAAACCAGAAATGCAAATTAGCCAGGATGAGTTTTTAGAATTGTGTAAGGAAGCTGGAATTAAGTAGATTGGAGTGAGAGTTACATGGCAGAAATGATAAGCATTGGAAATAAAATTTGTTCAAAAGAATATGGTTATCCATATGCGGTATTAGATGAAGATGAGACTTGGTATTTATATGATCATATAAAAAATAGTACGACTTATGTTAAAGTAAAAGAAATATGGCGTGGAACAACAGAACAAGATTTAGAAAATGTAAAAAAGGCGTTAATAAAATGGGGTTGGAATAACGCAGGTTTTGAACCAGATAGCGAATAGTTAAGTTGTTGATGAAACCAAGTTTTCTTGTGGAAAGGAAAATAAAATATGAAAATAACATTAGAAATGGTAACAGAATTTAACAATGAACTTGCATTAAAAGGTTGTCCTTTTAGATACGAATATGATGAATATGGTACAAGCGGAAATTCGCAAATAAAGATTACGCTTCCAAGTATGAGCAGTGTTGATAGCTTTACAATTAACCCAACAAGAGATTTCTTTGATTGGATGGAATTATGGTTCAAGAACAAAGGAATTGAAATAAATGATATAATCAAAAGAAATAGGAGAACAGAAAAATGATAGAAAAAATAATAGAACAATTAGAAGAAGTCGACAGAAAGATAGTCGAAGAATTAGGAATAGAAGAAATAACAGATTACACAAGAGAACAGGCACATTATGGTATAATAGATTTAATTGACAAGTTGAAAGCAAACGAGGAGAGGAACTAAAATATGAAGAAATTTGGAATTAATGAGATAGAAGAAGATAGCGAAAGTAGAGTAGGTACTGTAATAGCAGAAGACATTTACGAAGCAGCAAAATTATTTAAAGGTATTACAGATAAAAATCCAAACAGTAATTATAAAATATATGAAATGGATGATATATCTGGTAATTATTTAATTATTGGAAATTCAAAGAATGATTTAATGTTTTATAATGCATTGAGATGGCAGTTATTAGATGAAGGAAAGTTAGAAATGAATTGAGGTGATGTAAATGGAAAATAGAAATGTAATTGAAACCGTGGTACATACGGCATTAACGAAAAGAGAGTTGATTGAATTAATTAACGAATCTTTTCCTGATGAAGAGGTTGGCAATCACGGACAGATAGCACAGCTTTCCACAACAACTATGTCAGATGGAACAAAAATGCAGAATGTTTGCTTTGGTAAGATATTAAAAGTTTAGTGACAAGATGAAAGAAATTGCAGATAAGATTAGGCAATGTAAATAGTTATGGAAGGAGAATATAAAAATGAAATCAGTAGAAACATATTTGTATGATATACAAGATGAATTGTGTGATAAAATCGTGCATCATTGGGAAGATGACCAACGTTTTGCAAATCAAAGAGAAATGCAGCAATATAATTGTGGAATTGCTGAAACAATGGAAATTATTAGGAATGTATTGGATGGACGTGAATTTAAGAGTCCATTATTGTAGTCAATGAAAGAATGATTGATTAAAAAGATTGGAAGAGGTGATATAAATGGAGATTCCTAAATATATTCAAAATAAAATAAAACAGCAAATTGAAGCTTGTAAAAAAGCAGAAAAATTAGAAAGAGAAATAAATACTTGGTGTTATCTTTCTGGATTTGATATTTATACAAAAGAATATAAGGAAACAAAAGGAAGACTTGCGGATGCAGTAGCACCTTTGAACGCAGATAAAATCAAAGAGATTGCAGATAAGATGAAATGACGATTCCAAAAGGAGGATGGTTGAATGATAAAAGTAACTGGTAATGTTATGAAGTCTGAAATTGCAAATGCAATTCAGAAATATAATGGAGCAATGATCTATTCGTATGGAGATTATTTACCACCGTTTACGGAATGTTTCCATATAAATAGTAATGATGCTACAGTGCAAGAATTCTGTGGTTATATTCTAAAGGATTTAATCGAAAAGACAAAAGATGGTTCAATACAAATGATTGTAATTTATACCAACGAGTCTGATTTAAAAAGTGTTGGAATATTAGAAGACTACTCAATATCCAATTATGAACATGATGGATATGTTAATACGGTAGTTCTTATGACACGATGAAAAATTGCTTTCCTATGAGAATACAATTAAATAATGATTAGTATTAGAAGCAGAAATTAACTGCTTCTTTTTTAGTACAGAGAACGAGGTGATATTATGATAACAATTAGAGATTTTATAGAAAATAACGAAAATGTACTAATTATAATTGAAACGGCAGAAACAAGAAATACAACAGATCCACTAAGAAAGGAATTATGGAAAGGTATGTTATATGATATTCCAAAAGATTTGCAGAATCAGGAAGTAATTCAGGAAGGATATGGGATTGTAGCTCAGTGTAATATACTAACAATTTTAGAGAAAGGTGATGAAAATGAGTAGATGTAAAAGTGGAAATCCAAAACGTCAATCAAGATTCATATGTATGAAATGTATGAATGAAAATATGTTGGCTAGAGGAATCCAGAGACAAAAACAAAGAGAACAAAAACATATTAAAGATTTGTATTGTTTGAAGTGCGGAGAGGTAACGAAGTGTATCGAAGTAAGATTTTGTGACTCTTATGAAGAAATTTTCGAGGCTGCAAAGATAAAAAGAGAGAATTATTATATGGATGAATATGAAAGCGAGGCTGATGAATATGTGTTATAAGATAGAAGTACAAAATAGAAATGCAGAGAAGCTTAATAAAAAACTGGATGAGCTTAATCTTCCTATATATATGAGAAAATATTTCACTGTAAAAATTGAAAGTAAAGCAGGTGCGTTAAATTATCTTGGAATTATTGTAGATTTGTTAAATTGGTTTATTAAAGAGAAACTTATTGACGAAACAAATATCCCAGATATTGAACCTTCAGATTTTAATAATATAATGGCAGAAGATATTACATTATATCTAAAAACAAAAGAGCAAAATGGAATATCACCAACTACATTAGAAACAAGAAAAAATATTATTCGTAGTTTTTGGAATTATATTAGTCGTGTAAAAGGGACAGATATACCTGATAGATTTTTTGAAGATGTAACTTATAAGGGAATTTCATCAGGAAACAACTTAATTAAAAAACTTCCAACCGAAAAACAGCTCACTGATATGGAAAAGAAAATAATGTGGAAAAAAGATGTTTCTGTTCGTAATAGAAATATTGCAATATTTAGTGTTTTAAAAGGAACAGGGTTAAGAGAATCTGAACTTGCTGGTTTAAATTTAAGCGACTTACATTTACAGGAAGATATGCCATATATTACTATTCTTGGCAAAGGAAAATATAGGGAAGCTGAAAATAGAATAGTGTATATCACAAAATCTGGTATAACCGCACTGCAAAAATGGCTTGAGTATAGAAATACAATGAATAATATCATTAATAAAGAAGCTGTATTTATTAATAAAAATGGAAAACGTACAACTGAGGATAATATAAAAGCATTTTTCAAAAATTATGGAAATGGAATCACTCCTCATATGATGAGACATTATTACGCTTCGATCATGGCAAGTAGGGGAAATATTGCTTTTGCACAGCAACAACTTGGACACAGTAGTATGAGCACAACAATTAATAATTATGCTAATGGTTCTATTGGAATGAAAGATGTGTTAAACGCAATGTAATTAATACCCTTCTTTTATTATGTCGTTTGGGGTACAATGCAACTCACGACAAAGACTTTCAAGTGTATCAAGGCGAATAGAAGTTGCATTACCTTTGTAAATATTATTAATTGTTGGATATGTTACCCCCATTCTTTGTGCCAATTCGTATCTTGTAATGTGTTGAGAGTCCATTAATGGTTTTATAGAAATTATCATTTTTTATACCTCGTTATTTAATATTAAAAACACAATAAACATATATTATTAACTATATATATAATTTACCATATATTACCAAAAAAATAAATATAAAAAATATTTATAATAATACTTGACAATATATATAGATAAGTATATAATGCGAAGTATCAAGGAACAGAAGAGAAGAAAGGAGGATGTGACAATGAAAGAAAATTATAAAAGGTTTGATGTAGTTCTTGTGGATTTTGGACAAGTTGAATTTGCAGGTGAGCAGGGTGGAAAAAGACCATGTGTTATCTTGCAGAATGATATTGGAAATTATTTTAGTGGCACTACTTTGGTTGTACCACTCACATCAAAAATCAAACATGTAAATCAACCAACACATCTTCTTTTTAAGAGAGATGAAGAAAAAGGGTTGAAAGTGGATAGCATGGTACTCGGAGAATGTTTAAGACAAGTGTCTGAACAGAGAATAATTAAAAAGCTTGGGTACATATCTTCCATAGAAGATAAAAGAAACATTAAAAGAGTATATGATGCAAATTTTGGAGCATTGGAGGAGGCTTAAAAATGGAATATGTAATAATGTCGCTAGAAGAAGCGATGAAGGTTGCAAAAAAAGATGCAGTTGTACTTGTATCAAAACAAGATCTTGAAAATCCAGATTGTAACGTAGGTTTTAAAAAGAAAAAGTTTGGAGAATGTCACAGTATACTTGAAGAAGCTGCTACGATTGCAAAGGTATGTGATGATTTTGCAAATCAGCTTCGAGTTTTTTCGGAGAGCCAAAAAAATGTGTTCAATTATGAGCCAATAGGCAAATTGAGTACAATCCTTATAAAATGAAAAATACGAACAAGTGTTCGATAAGGTATTGACACGAACATACGTTCGGAATATAATAACATAGAAAACAAAACAGTCAAGCGATTCAAGCGTGGCGGCAACCACTTTCTACTTGACTGTTACACATAACCACGACACAGTTATACTGGTCGCTTGATTGTTATTTTTACATATAATTAAACTCTTGTCAAGATTATCAATGAAGCGATTCTGCTGGTTTTCAAAAAAATAAAACTAAATAAAAAACAATAGAACGACATAGTGAATTATCACTGGTGGCGTTCGGTAAATTATGCAAGATAAAAAGGAGAAAAATAATATGACATATCTTGAAGAATATTGTGATAATGAAATGAAAAAACTCAAACAGCTTTGCTATCCAATTTTGATTAAAATTGGTGGTCTTTCTGAAAAAGATTATGACGATTTTTATTCTATTGCATTAGATGCTTTAACAGATAGTGTAATAAGATTTAACGATTCTAAAAATTGTCAATTTAAAACTTTTCTAATAGGAAATATTAAACGAAAATTTATCACGGAAATACGTGATAGAAATAGGTATAAAAGAATTCCTGCAAAAAATATACAAAGTTTTGACGGTTATATGTCAGAGGATGGTATTCCGTTGAGTGAAATTATTCCATCAAATTTTGATATTTTTGAAGAGGTTTGTGCTCATAATGGATGGAAAGAAAACAAAATTGAAAAATATTTGAGTAAACTTTCAATTATACAAAGAAAAATTGTGTCATTACTTTCTGAAGGATATAAAGCAAAAGAAATTAGAGAATTATTACATATGAGTGAAAAAGAATATTCACAAAATTTGGCAGCAATACAGGCTTATGAAAATGTAAGAGAATTAATGTAAAAAAGAGAATTATATAGTGTGATTAATTTCACACTTATTGGGCTATCGCCAAGCGGTAAGGCACAGCACTTTGACTGCTGCATACGTTGGTTCGAATCCAACTAGCCCAGTTATGGATCATTAGTACAATTGGTTAGTGCGTCTGATTCATAGTTGGTGATTCGGAATTCGAGTCTTTGATGATCCATCTAATAAATAAAGGTAAAATAATATTCAGGAGGAATTTATTATGGCAAAGAAAGTTAGAGAGCAAACAGTATCATTATCTTCATATTTGACAAGTGTAAATAGCGAGGATATTTCAGAAAATCAGGATGTACAGAGGATGTTTTGTTGGGATAATCCTGCAATTAATGAACTTATTGTTACCGTACTTACAGAAGATTACATTCCTCCTATTATTCTTGGAGAAGAGGAATTGGGTGGAGATTTAACACAGCAATATATCGTTGATGGAATCCAAAGAACAACCGCTTTAAATAAGTTCAGACACATGAACTGGAAAACAACAAAATCATTTGAAAATAGTGTTATTCAGTATCAAGCAAAAATGCGAGACGAAGAAGGACATCTCATTAAAGATGAAGATGGCAATATTCTTTGGGAAAATCGTGAATTTGATATTAAAAATAAAACTTTTGAACAGCTACCAGATGAACTTAAGAAGAAATTCGATGATTATCAGATTAGAATTGTTGTCCATCAAAATTGTACTATGCAGGAAATAAGTAAATTAGTCCGTAGATATAATCGGAACAAGAGTATGGGGTCTAATCAGAAAGCCCTTACGTGGATACCTACATATGCAAGAAAAATCAAGAATATTGCTAATAATGAGTTTTACAAAAACTGTGTTGCACCTTCTAAATCAATGCGTAAGAACGGAACATACGAACAAACAGTTGCAAATTCTGTAATGGCTACATTTCATCTTAATGATTGGAAGAAGGCACCGAATGATAGAAATGAATATCTTGAAGAAAACTCTTCACTTGATGAATTTGAAAAAGTAAATGAATATGGAAATCGTATTGCAAACGTATGTTGTGATAAATTCCAGAATGTATTTGTATTCAAAGATATTCTTTGTTGGATCGCTACATTTCATAATTTTACAAAACTTGGTCTTGAAGATAACAAATTCGCAGAGTTTGTAAACGCTCTTGTAAATGAATTACATGATAAAGTAGTGGACGAATGGAGCTACGATATGCTTGATAAGGAACCTGGTACATCTGATAAAAAGATTGTCCAAGCTAAAATTAATACTTACACTGCTTTGATGATGGATTATTTACATATTGACGCAGAAGCATTAATAGAAAATCCAGAAGAAACAACTCTTTCTTTTGTTCAGGAAAATGCAAATCCTGATGCTACAGAAGAGGACATTGAGTTTTACAGAGATATGGTTGAAGATTGCGTAAAGGTGGACGAGCCTGTATATCAGCAATGTGAAAGAGCTGTAATTGCTATTATGGCTTATGCTTGTACGAAAGATCAGGACGAAGAATTTGAAAAGTGGATTCAGAAGTATAAGAATCAGGCAAATTTTAGTCCTTCACAGAAAACAAACTTTACATATATGAAAAATAGTTTTGACAAATATGTCCAGAAGGGAGCAACAGCATAATTATGAAGAAGATTAGACTATTAGATATTATTATTACAGAGGCTTTTGCAAATTCACATCCTTCAGAGGAGAAAGTTCAAAAATATAGAAAGGAATTTGCAAAAACTGGTAAGCAGAGCAAGTTCTTAGTTATCAATAAATATAATGTGCTTATAGATGGATATATTCAGTACCTTATTTTAAAAGAAAACGGAATCGAAGAAGCTGAATACATAAGAACTAGAAAAAGACATTGTAATAATTACAGGTATGAAAATACTACATATATTTTTGGCAAGCATCCAAATTATGATAAAGAGTTTGTTTGGAGAATACCCAAATACTCAAAAGAATGGAATGTGTTTAAAAATAATATTCAGGTTGGTAACAAGATTTTTTGTTATACAAAATATGGTGTTAAGCCTGTAATTGTAACAAGAGTTGAGAAGTTAAAAGAGTGCCCAATTGATTTGAGGGTTAAAAAGGTTGCTAAATGTAATATAAAATAATAGAGAATAAGTTAATAACAGAAATCAGAAAAACGTCCGATTATTCAATCAAATACATAATAGCCGAGTCTGGTAATTCTTATATTCTTTGTAAGTATGATTTCTGTTTTATATATATAAATGAATGGAATTGAAAGGAGAAAATTATGAGTCAGTGGACACATGTAGCAGCAATTTTTAGATTAGATAGTTTTGGAAAGATTTCAGACGAAAGTATTTTTAAAGCTTTTGGTAAAGAAGTAACATGGGATGATTTATACGACTATGACGAATCAGATGATACAAAGACGTTACCTATGGGAAGTGAAGGAACATTAGAGATGAGTATTTGGCATAATTCAGATGAAGGTTGCATGGCTTCTACAACAGTATCTGTATTCGGAGATTTGAGAGATTATGGTGGAACTGATATAGATAAGCTAAAAGAGTGGTTTAATGATTGTTGTAAACAATTTATGGTTAGACAGGCAGTGATGCATGCGATTGATGAATATGCTAACGAACCAATAATTGTGCAGTATGTTGAGTAGGAAAATTCTCTTTCTTTCTTTGGATTATGAGGTGAAATAAGACATGGATAACAATAAAGACTTTGATGAGCTTTTATATTTATTGGATAAATATAAAGATAAAATCACAATAAAAGTTCATCATTATATTAAAGGAAATATTAATAGTGGAATTATAGGACATAGGAGTGATTGCCCAGATTATGAAGACATAGAAGAAGTCGGCAAAGATAAAGATGGGAATATTGAATTATCAATTTGTGTAATGGATTGAATCCGAACAAAGTTCGATTTCATATGGAAGCGAGGAGAAAAGATTATGGAACAGATTCAGGAAAATGAACAGTGGAAATTGAATGGTAACTGTGAAAAATGTAGAAGAAATAATTATTGTTCAAAGCCATGTACTCAGCATAATAGACGAATAAGAGCCGAGTTTAAAGGTCTTGTTGTAGATGCAATGAATAAAATGACTGGTGGAGTGATGAAAGAAGCTATTGAAAAGACAGTAAATGGAATTTGGTAAATTAGAAGAGGTATTATATGAGTCAATGGATTAGAAATAAGTCATGTGAGATTTGCGGAAGAATAGAAGTTGGATTAATAGAAATGAATGTAGGAAAAACTATGCATTATCTATGTTATCCATGTATGGCAAATTTCGCATCAGACGTTCTTGATTATGCAAGAATGAATTTGACCGAGAAAGTCAATGAATATGGAAATACATATTTTATAGACGAAGAACAGAAACCACAGTAAACTTCGATCTTTGGAAAAATGAAAGGAGATTTTATATGGGCGTATCATGTGATATTTGTAAATATGGATGTGAACATGATTATGTGAGAAATAATTATTATTGTTCAAATAAGAACAGTTGCCATCCAATAGCAGATTCCCCAATTGTTAAGAATTGTAGATATGGAGAAATAGACCAATGGAAATATGATTTTAAATATAAACCAAATAAGAGTGATAAAAATGTATCGAAAAAACTTATGTATGAAGAATTGAAGAAGATTCTTTTTGGAATTAAGTTAAAAGATATTGATACTATTATGAAAGAAATTAACGAACTACAAGATAAAATTACATCATACAGAGAACCATATAAATGTGAAACTTGTGCGGTTAAAGAGTGTGATGTATATGCATTAGGTTGTAGAGATTGTAGTGGTTGGAAGTAACAAGAAAACTTCGATTCATGTGAGAATTTGAAAGGAAACAATATGTTAAACGTAGGAGATTATGTAGGACAGATTAACAAAGATTCATCTGGCATATGGAAGTTGTATAAGGATAAGATAAATAAAATCACGACAACAAAGAAATACGGTAGAAGATATTTTACCAAGACAGTGTTTCGACCATTAGATGCAGATGATGTAGATAACAATACAAAAGATATGGAAGAGTCGATTGGTAAAGGATATATCATTACAAGAGAAGTGTTTGGATTAAATAGTAAAACTGAATCTTATGCTGAAAGATGGATAAAATGGGCTAATGAGAATCCAAATAAGGCAACTGGTTTGATATAAACGGAGAATATAACAGTAGAAACAATTAACAAAAAATAAATATAAGAAAGAAGAGGTACAAAACATGGATGGATTTATGATGTTTAAGAAGGCTTTACAGAAGCACTTCGATGAAATGCAGAAAGAGGCAACACATTTATTTGAGGTAAATGTAGATAAGGACGAATTATGGAATACATATCTTGATAGCTTCCCTGCTGGTACAAATGAGATTTTCAGAAAGCGTAGGGAGCATGATTGCAGTTGTTGTAGACAGTTTATTAAGAATATTGGTTCTGCTGTCACTATTAAGGATAACCATATTCATACGATTTGGGAACTGAATCTTGGTGATACAACATATCAGCCAGTATGTGATGCACTTGATGCTTTTGTAAAAGCTCATACAGTTACAGATATTTATACAACTAAGTTCCCTAAGATTGGTACAGATTTTAACTTTGAGGAAATCAATGGAAAGTCTCATCAGTGGGATCATTTCTTCTTAGAGCTTCCAAGCAAGTTTATAAATAGAAGTAGTCGTTCTAATGAGGAAGTTAAAGGACAGTTCAGAGATACAAGAAATGTATTTAAGCGTTCTCTCGATGAGATTACTATGGATGCACTTGATACAATTCTTGAACTTATCAATTCAAATACACTTTACAAGGGCGAAGAGTGGAAAGGCATACTCACAGAGTTCAAGAAGTATAAGAAGGAATATGATAAGCTGACTTCTGATACTGAAAAGGATTTATATGCTTGGGAGAAGTCGGTAACAGCAGGTATGGCTATCGGTAGAATTAGAAATCATTCTATTGGAACACTTCTTATCAATGTAAGTGAGGATATGGATCTTGATACAGCAGTTAAGAAGTATGAGCAGATTGTCGCTCCAAGCAATTATAAGCGTCCAAAGGCTATTTTTACAAAGAAGATGCTTGAGGATGCAAAGAAGACCATTACAGAACTTGGATATATGGATTCATTACAGAGAAGATTTGCTAATCTGAATGATATTACTGTAAATAATGTACTGTTTTCAAATAAGAGTGCTGCAAGAAGAATGGTTGGAGCTGATGATATTTTCGGTCAGATGGAAAAGGATGTAGCCGTAAGTCCTAAGAAGTTCTCAAAGGTCGAGGAAATTTCAGCACAGGATTTTATTGATAAGGTGCTTCCAACTGCAAAAGAAATTGAAGCCTTTATAGAAAACAAGCATGAGAAGAACTTTGTATCTATGATTGCTCCTGTTAATCCAGATGCTAAGATAATGTTCAAGTGGAATAATGGATTATCTTGGGCTTATTCAGGAAACATTACAGACTCAGAGATGAAACAGAATGTTAAAGCGGCTGGTGGTAATGTTGATGGCGTTCTCAGATTTTCTATCATGTGGAATGGAAATCAGAACGACAATAGCGATCTTGACGCACATTGCAAAGAGCCAGATGGTAATGAGATTTATTATGGAAATTGTAGAAAACCTAATATTTCAAAATGTGGTGGTCAGTTAGATATTGATATTACTCGTCCTATGGAACAGATGAAAGGTAAACCTTCAGTGGAAAATATCACTTGGGCTGATATGTCACACATGAAACCAGGTGTTTATAAGTTCTTTGTAAATCAGTTTGCGGCAAGAGGAAGCAAAGGATTTAAGGCAGAAGTTGAGTTCAATGGTGAGATTTATGCATTTGAATACAATCAGCCTGTACATGGCGATGTTCAGGTTGCAGAAGTAACACTTGATGCGAACGGGAACTTCTCAATTAAGGAGAAATTAGCAGGTAATTCATCTATTTCAAGTCGTGAGATTTGGGGTGTAAATACAAATCAGTTTGTTCCTGTATCAGTAATCAGTTATAGCCCAAATTATTTTGATGAACAGGATGGAATCGGTCATAGACATTTATTCTTCTTCCTGAAGGATTGTGTAAATAGCGAAGAGCCTAATGGATTCTATCTTGAGTTCCTTGACAATGATTTAATGAAGCACAAGAGAGTATTTGAGGCATTAGGGGCTAAATGCCATGTAGTAGACACAAAAGATCAGTTATCAGGCATTGGTTTTTCGATGACAAAAAGAGCTGAATTGGTTGTTAAAGTAAAAAGTAATATTGAGAGAGTGGTGAAAATTAAATTTTAACTAGAGAAGAATTAATTTCCCAATATCAGCTTATAGAGAACACATCTAAAAAATATTATAATGGTTCGATTTGGAACTCTATAAGCTGTGGACGTTTTAAAATAATTGGGAAAACGAATAGATGTAACAAAAAGGGATCGTATATTTATTGTTTGTGTGAATTTGAAGATGGGGCAATCGTTGAAAGTGATTTTACTAACATAAGTAAAGGAAATCTCAAAAGTCCTAATTTTCCAAATGTGTTTAATGTAGGATATTTAGGTCAGGGTAAGTGGAAATGTAAAATAAATGGAAGCGTCACTAAAGAATATACTACATGGCATCATATGATAGAAAGATGTTATTCTGAAAAAGCACATTTAAAAAGTAATGCGTATGTAGGCGTAACAGTTTGTGATAGGTGGCATAATTTTCAGAACTTTTGTGATGATATCGTTTATTTAGATGGATATGATCTTTGGAAAAATGGAGAATATGAATTAGATAAAGATTTTTTGTGTGAGAAATTAGGCTTAAAAAATAAAATATATTCCCCTGTCACATGTAAATTTATTCCAAGACCTATGAATATATCAGAAGCTACAACAAGAAAAAATTTAACTGGTAATACATACATTGGAATTTCACCAAATGGAACAATATATGAATTTAAAAATAAAAAGAAATTTGCAAGTGAACATACTGATATAAGTTATAGTTCGATTGACAGATGTTTAAATGAAAATAGGAAAATTAAAGGTTGGATATTTAAAATTAAAAATTAGAAAAGGAGATTATTATTATGACAAACAACGAATTATTTATCAATGCAACAAGAGCAAACTATCAGTTCCCATTCAGAGGAATGATTAACGTAATTGATTTGTGGGATTTATCTCTCACAAATCTGGACTCAGTGTTTAAGACACTCAATGCGGAAGTAAAGAAGTCTGAAGAAGAGAGTCTTCTGAATACTAAGTCAAGGGAAGACGAGGAGATTTCTAATAAGATTGAAATTGTTAAGTATATTGTTGGTGTGAAGCTGGATGAGAAGAAGAAGAGAGAAGACGCTAAGAAAAATTCTGAGATGAGACAGAGATTGCTTGAAATCAAGGCTAAGAGACAGGATGCAGCACTTGAAAACATGTCTGACGAGGATCTGGATAAGGCACTTGCAGAGTTAAGTGAGTAATTGTTACAAATATACCATATATAGTATTTAAAATAAGTAATATATACTGTATATGGTATATATTTTACATTAGAATGAATCGCACATTTTATTAGAAAAATTGGAGGTATAATTATGTTATTTTGGTTATGTTTAATTGTATTAATTGTAGGAATTGGATTAGTAATTGTTGGAAAGATGGAGTGGTTTGATACTAGAAATAAAAATAAGTATTGTACAATTAAAAGTTTTGGTTGGGTTACTGTTGTAATAAGTGGAATTATAATGGTAATTATGATTTTTGTCTTTGCTTGTGCTTATATTGGTGTAAACGCTCAAGTAGAAAGAAACAAAGAACGATACAATGCCATTACATATAAAGTGGAAAGTGGTGCTTGTCGTGATGAATTCGGTTTATTGAACAAAGAAGTAATTGATGAGATTCAAGATTGGAATGAGGATGTGACATACTATAAAATTTTTCAGAAAGATTTTTGGGTTGGTATTTTTGTCCCTAATATATACGACCAGTTTGAAACTATTGATTACACAAAATATGGAAAAGAATAAATACAATGTCAAATTTATATGTATATCTAATTCGTTCTCAAAACAAGGATAATAAAGGCATTTCAAACTTCAAGGAACGAGTAGAAACAGATATATAAAATTTTGGAGGTTAGGACAATGACAATTGAACAGATTAAGGACAAATTAAAATCAAAAGAGTATGACTTCCTGAGAACAGATAAGAACTTGGGTAACAATATCATTATCTTAACTCTTGGTGGAAGAGGTGATTTTAATTAAAATTCAAGAAATACGAGACTATTTAATTAAACATCCTCAATATTTTTCTAATAAAAACAAAATAAAGATTCAAAATATTAGTTCAGGACAAAAATATTATTTTGTAGGTGATTGTGGTCATGAATTTTTATCATTACCTTGTAATGCTTTTAGAACAGGTAATTTAGGTTGCCCATATTGTTTTGGCAAACGTGTTTTAAAAGGTTTTAACGATATGTGGACAACAGATCCTAATTTAGCTTCACATCTTGCAAATGTTGAAGATGGCTTTAAATACACAGCTAATACGAATAAAAAATTATTATGGTTATGTAAAGATTGTGGAAAAGAATTTTACATGCTACCTAGTAAATTAAGAAATCGTCTTAATAAATGTCCTTATTGTAGTGGGAATAAAAGCTATGGGGAGAAATTTTTGAGTAATTTATTAGACCAACTATATATTCCGTTTGAAACACATATAAAATTTGAATGGTCTGATAATAAAGAATACGATTTTTATATTCCTGAACATAATTGTATTATTGAGGTCAATGGAAAACAACATTACACTTCATCCGACTTTTCATATTTAGGAGGAAGGCATTATTATGAGGAAAACGCAAATGATGAATACAAAAAGGAAATGGCATTAAAGAATAATGTTTTCAATTATATAATAATTGATGCTAGAGAATCGAATATAAGATGGATGAAAAATTCTATATGCAATAGCAATTTGCCTATAATATTGAATTTTAATTATAAAGAAATAGAATGGGATGAATGTAATGAATATGCTTTATCTAATGATACAAAGCTAATATGTGAAAAGTATAATGAATTAAAAAATATTCAATTTGTAGCAGATTATTTTCATTGTTCTTATAACACTGTGAAAAATAAATTAAAGCAAGGTACTATTAATGGATGGTGCAATTATGATGCAGAGCAAGCGATTAAACAAGCCTATATAGAAAGTAGTAAAAGAATTATTGAAAATATGTCAAAACCAGTAGCGCAATTTGACATTGAAGGTAATTTTATAAATAAATATCCAAGCATTCAAGAAGCTCAGAGAAAATTAGGATGCGGTCATATATGGGATTGCATAAATGGAAAGAGAAAAACGGCTAATGGGTTTCAATGGAGATATATTGATATGTGTGATGATGTTGCGTTAGTTGAATATAGAAAAAGCGGGAAACCATACAAAAAAGTTAATCAATATGATAAAAATATGAAGTTAATTAAAACATGGGATAGTATAACTCAAGCTATTAGAGAAACTAACATAAAAAATATTATTGCTGTGTGTCGTGGAAAACAAAAAACAGCAGGTGGTTATATATGGAGGTATTATGATGATTTTAATTAATAAAAAATCTATAAATGAAATATTGCAAGGGGAGGATTATAATTTTTTAAAAACAAATCTTCATCTTGCTAATAATATGATCTTGTTGGGGCTTGGTGGAAGCTATGCTTATGGGATGGAAAAGCAAGATGGAACATCAGATTTAGACTTAAGAGGAATATCTTTAAATAGTAAAGATGAAATTCTGCTTAACCAAGATTTTGAACAAGTAGATGATAATAATACAGATACGGTCATTTATTCTTTTAATAAAATGATTACATTATTGACAAAACAGAATCCGAATGTTATTGAAATTCTTGGATTGAAACCAGAACATTATTTATATCTTTCTGATATTGGCAGAGAATTATTGAATAATAGAAAGCTGTTTCTGTCTAAGATTTGCATACATACCTTTGGAAATTATAGTTCTAGTCAGTTAAGACGTATGGAAAACAAGGCTGCGAGATTGGTTGGTCAGGCAGAAAATGAAGCCTACATTTTAAAAAGTATCAATAATGCAAGATATGAATTTAAAAACAGATATTATCCTCATGAAAATAGTGATGTGAAACTATATATTGATAAGGCTGTTCAAGAAGGATATGATAGTGAAATTTTTATGGATGTAAACTTGCAACATTATCCGTTAAGAGATTGGGCTGGTATGTGGAACGAAATGAAGTCCATTGTTAGTAGTTACAGTAAATTTGGTAAAAGAAATGAAAAGGCTGTAGCCCATGATAAATTAGGAAAACATATGGCTCATTTGATTCGATTATATATAATGGGTATTGATATTCTGGAAAAGGAAGAGATTATCACTTATAGATCAGACGAACACGATTTACTTATGAGTATTAGAAATGGAGAATATTTAGACGAGAATAGACAGCCTATTTCTGAATTCTATGATTTATTAAATGAATATGAAAAACGTTTTGAATATGCAAAAGAAAATACATCTTTGCCTGATAAACCTGATTATAAGAAAATCAATGAATTTAAGATGTATGTAAATGAGAGAATTGTGAAAGGAGATATCTAATGGAAATATCAAATAGAGCAAAAGAAAGATTCTGTAAGGATTGCAATATACCAATTAGATTGTTTCAAGAACCATATTTTTTAGACAGAATTAAGCTTTTTGATAAGTTCTATGGAACTGTTGACAAGTGGATTAGATTTACAAGCGAATTACAGGGGTATAATTGTGAGCAGGATTATTTTGAAGAATATAATCATGTAAAGGATACAGCTATTACAAGCATCAAAGAGTCAGAGGCATATCAGAGATTTAATGCGGAAGATATGAACAAATTCACTGTGATTCATAAAAATTTATCTAATAAAGATATATTTAAGCCAACTAATGATGGAAGAGTTTTTATCAGTATTGATATGAGAAAGGCTAATTTTTCATCTTTACACGAATACGATAGGAATATGTTTCGTGGAACTGATACATGGGAAGATTTTATTTCTCAATTCACAAATAACGAACATATTATGAATAGTAAATATATTCGTCAGGTAATTTTGGGTAATTGCAATCCCAAAAGACACATCACATATGAAAAGTACCTTATGGATCAGACATTATCGTTATTATATGACATCGTTGGCGAAGAGAGAATTGTATTCTTTTCAAATGATGAGATTGTTTATGATATGACAACGGCAAGTAATTTGCACATGTTAAGTCTTGTGAGAAATTGTGTTGAAGAAAGATTAAGTACAAAATCTAATATTCCATTCAGAGTTGAATTATTTTCGCTCCACAAAATTAATGGTACTGACGGATACTGTAAGAAAATCTACAAAGAAAATGGAGAATATAATATTGAATTCAAATGTTTAGACAACTATATGATGCCATTCGTACTTAGATATTTCTTAGGAGAAGAAATTACTGAAAGTGACAAGGTATTCTACCATGAAGGACTATTGGCAAAGTTTATTGATGAACCAAAAATTGAGGTGAATTTGGATGAAAAGATTGAAAATTAAAATTCCATTTGGTGCAAATGAAATTATCCATAATCTACAAAATAATGGATATGAAGCTTTCTTAGTCGGAGGATGTGTGAGAGATAATATTCTTGGAAGACCAATTCATGACTATGATATTACAACTTCTGCCACACCATATGAAATGATGAAAGTATTCAAGGATAAGAGAATTATTGAAACTGGATTGCAACATGGAACTATTACTATTGTAATTAACGGTGAAGGATACGAAGTTACGACTTATAGAATTGATGGCAACTATTCAGATAGTCGTAGACCTGACAGTGTTACATTTACACGAAGCCTTGAAGAAGATTTAAAGCGTAGAGATTTTACAATTAATGCAATGGCTTACAATAATGAAGTTGGTCTTATAGATCCGTTTAATGGTATGGAAGATATTAAATATCATAAGATTAGATGTGTTGGCAGAGCAGAAGACAGATTTTCAGAAGATGCATTAAGAATTTTACGTGCTATTCGATTTGCCTCACAGTTGGGATTTGTCCTTGAACCTGATACAGATTGGAATATCTCTAAAATGTATAAGAATTTGGAGGATATATCTATTGAAAGAATCAATAGTGAGTTTTGTAAAATTGCTGCATCGAGTGATTTCTGTGTACAAATGGTCTTATATCACGAAGTATTTTCATTGTTTATTCCTGAAATTAAAGATATGTTTGGTTTTCAACAGAATAATCCATATCACATGTATGATGTATGGAATCATACCGTACATGCAATAGAATATTGTGAATCCGATGATTTAGTAACAAGATTGGCTGTATTCTTTCATGATATAGGAAAGCCACATTGTTATCAAGATGGAGAAGACGGTGTTAGACATTTTAAAGGTCACGGAAAGGTAAGTGCTGATATGACCAATGAGATTATGAAACGTCTTAGATTTGATAATGACACAAGAGAGAAAGTTGTTGAATTGGTCTATTATCACGATGCCACTTTTGAGGTTGGAAAGAAATATGTCAAGAGATGGCTTAATAAAATCGGAGAAGAACAGTTCAGAAGACTATTAAATGTTCGCAGAGCTGATATTAAAGCACAAGCAGACATTAATCAGAAAACAAGATTACAGAAGATTGATAACATCGAATATATTTTAGAAGAAGTCTTACAGGATGATGAATGTTTTTCTCTAAAGGATTTAGCAGTTAATGGTAAGGATTTAATTACTATTGGATATAAGCCAGGAAAAGAAATTGGTGAGGTATTAAATAATCTGTTGGATTCAGTCATTAGTGGAGAATATATAAATGAGAAAGAAAAATTATTAGAAATAGCAGAGAGGAAATTATATGGTTAAATTATTCACACACACAGATCTTGATGGTATAGGTTGTGCAGTTTTGGCAAAACTTGCATTTGGTAAAGATGTAGATATTTCATATTGTGATTATGATAACATTGATTCAAGTGTCAAGGAGTTTATTGATAGTGAAACAAAATTTGATATGTGTATTATTACAGATATTAGAGTAAATGAAGATACAGCGAAAATTATTGATGACAGATTTGATAATTTCTATTTATTAGATCACCATCCAACAGCTCTAGGACTTAATAAGTATTTTTGGTGTTCTGTGACTATCGAGTATGAAGATAAGGAGCTTGGAGTCGTTAAAACCAGTGGAACAGAAATGTTTTATTATTGGTTAATCGAGAATGGTTATTTGAAAGGTTCAGATACATTAAGAAGATTTGCTGAACTTGTGAGAGATTATGACACTTGGAGATGGTCAGAACTTGGTGAAGATGGTGTTATTTGTAAGCAGGTGAACGATTTACTATATCTGTATGGTCGAGACGATTTTATCCATTGGTGCATTTCAGAAATCCATGATGAGGTATTCCCAAGATTATATGCTAAAGATGAGGTTGTTCTAAAAATTAAACAGGACGAAATTGATAGATATATCGAAGAGAAGAATGAAACTATGTTTACCAGTCCTATGTGTGGTAAGGTTTGTGGTTTTGTATTTGCAGATAGGTTCGTTAGCGAATTAGGTAATAGACTTTGTAAAATGCATCCTGAAATTGATTTTGTGGCAATGATTGATATTGATGGTTGTACGGTATCTTATAGAACCGTTAAAGAAGATATTGATCTTGGTAAAGATGTAGCAAGTTTATTTTGTGGCGGTGGACATCCAAAAGCTGCTGGTTCAGAATTTAGTCAGAGTATTAAGTTGAAAGTTATTGAGGAAATCTTTGGACAGTGAGGTGAGAATATTGAAAATTCTTATAGATAAAATGCCAGATGAACCAAAAGAATGTATTTTTTCTGAATGTACAAATCAGTTGCGTGGTAATTATGTATGTAATTTATACAAAGGAAGAGGATGTGAACCTAATAGATGTTATTTTTTAAAGTCGATTGTAGATTATCATGCGGTTGAACATATGAGTGATAATGTGGTAAAGATGATTCCAATAGAGTGAGGTGAAATAAATGGCGGTATTTGTAACAGGCGATATACATGGAAATCCTACACGATTAAGTAAAGATAATTTTTATGAACAAAAAGATTTCTCTGGTAATAAAGCTGAGAACATTGTAATTATTCTTGGCGATTTTGGTCTTGTGTGGAACAGAGATGATGAAAGCAAACAGGAAAAATATTGGTTGGATTGGTTAAATCAGAAACCATTCACAACTGTATTTGTTGACGGAAATCACGAATGTTTTCCAAGAATCTATAGTTATCCTGTAAAAGAATGGCGTGGTGGCAAGGTTCATGAAATTAGAAGTAATGTATTACATTTAATGCGTGGTGAAGTGTTTACTATTGAAGATAAGAAATTCTTTGCATTTGGTGGTGCATCAAGTCATGATATTCAGGATGGCATTCTTGATTACAATGACGAAGATTGGAGAGAGAAAGCCAAGAAACTTGATAAGCAAGGTAAGTATATGTATCGTATTAAGGGCTTATCTTGGTGGAAAGAAGAATTACCGACAGATGAAGAAATGCAGCATGGACTAGATGTTTTAAAAGAGAATAATAATGTAGTTGATTATATTATCACACATAGTCCTTCTACATCAGAGTTATATCTTATGGGTGGTAAAGGGGTGTATGAACCAGATGTGTTGACTAATTATTTGGAAGAAGTGAAAGCTGCAACTGAATATAAAAAGCATTTGTTTGGTCATATGCATGTGAATGAAGCAATTAATGATAAAGATATTTGTTTGTATGAACAGATTGTTAGGATATTGTAAAGTGAGGTGAGATGAATGGTAAATGAATTTACATTATATGGTGTAATGGATAAATTAACAGGTAAATTAGTAAGTAATCTTACAAACCCACGACACAAATATTGGGAAACAAGGAAAACTGCTGAGAATGCGGTTAGAAATTTTATGTCAAGACGTTATAACGTTGATAGGCGGCTAGAAGTTGTAGAAATTGAATGTAAGGTAAAAGTGGTAAGTGAGGTGAGAAAGTGAAGAAATATTGGGAAACAGGTGAAAAGAATGACTTTGGTAAGGAATGTTATAAATTACATTTTAGTCAATTTTATGAAGAAGATGATGAAAATGTAGTAGCTGGTTTTGTACAAGATGAGACAGACGAAAATATATTTATATATGTATCAAAAGAACTAAATGTTGAATATGATACATTGTTTGCAGACAGTATAGAAGATGCAAAGCATCAAATCGAAGACATGCTAATAGACCATTGGAATGAAGAGATTGATTATTTAGAAAATCGAATTAAATCATTTCAAGACGAAGAATAATCATATATAGAAATTTCTATCTTGGCAATTCAGCCAAAATTTCCAAATAAAAGTAACAAGAAATATTTTTTTCATTATTCTCTGTCAAAATCCTTTAATCTACAGAGATTGCGCAATCATTTATCCTAGAATTTACTGTTAAATCCTTTCTTTTTAATATTATCTTGTTGTAAAATCACCCGAAAATAGGCACGTCTGCCTAATCGGATGAAAAAAATAATTATTGTGAGATTAATGTATTAAGTTTATGTGATGGTATGTCATGTGGACACATTGCATTAGACAAAGCAGGATTTAAGGTTAGTAAATATTTTGCATCGGAGATTAAAGATGTGGCGATTAAGGTAACAAAAGACAACTATCCCGACACAATTCACATTGGAGATGTGAACAAGATTACATATAAAGATGGTGTATTACATACAGAAGTAGGAGATTTTGAAACGGATATTGACATTGTAATGTTTGGTAGTCCTTGTCAGAGTTTTTCGAGAGCAATGATTAAAGAGAGAAAGATTGGTCTTGAAGATCCAGAACGTTCAGGTCTGTTTTATGAGTGCAATAGAGTGTTAAAAGAAGTAAATCCGAAGTATTTTCTTATGGAAAACGTGGTGATGAAACCAGAAGATGAAGCTATTATCAGTGAAATGATGGGAGTAAAACCTATAAGAATTAATTCTTCTCTTGTAGTAGGACAGCTTAGAGACAGATATTATTGGACTAATATCCCAGGAGTAACTGTTCCAGAAGATAAAGGAATTACTTTGCAAAGTGTGCTTAATGATGGATATGTACCAAACGAGAAAGCAAAATGTCTTTGCAAAAATGATTCGCATGGATATTACAATGGTTGTTTTTGGACACCAATTAAGAGATTTCATAGATTTTATTATAAGTCTTTTGGAACTATGGTATTCCCATCAAAAGAGTATTTTGACAATTGTTTAGAAGTTACAAAGAGAATATTAGATGGAAGAAAGTCTTCTGCAAAAATATATGACGATTACAATGGACATGATTTTGATGAAGCAAGATATTTGTGGAAGGACGAAAGAGCAAGGTTACAAGGCGTACCAGAAGCATATGTCAAAAATATATCTGAAAAAGATGCTGCTGATGTACTTGGAGATGGTTGGACTGTACCTGTAATCGCACACATTTTCAGTTTTATGAAATTTTAACAGAGAATAACACAATATGAGTCCCATTGAAAGCGGAATTTCTTCTGAGTTTTCAGAGAATAAATACATATAAAAATAAAGAAAAGAGGTAACAAAATGAGAGAAACATTAATTGTTGTAGACATGCAGAATGATTTTATTGATGGAGCACTTGGCACAAAGGAAGCACAGGCGATTGTATCAAATGTAGCAAAGAAAATTAAGGAGTACAAGGATGCTGGTAAACAGGTAACATTTACAAGAGACACACACCCTGAGAATTATTTAGAGACATATGAAGGGGTACATCTTCCTGTTACTCACTGTGTAAAGAATACTGTTGGTTGGCAGATTTCCGATAAGTTAGATTTTGATATTGAGAACGATATTCTGATTGATAAGCCTACATTTGGTTGGTTAAACTGGAAGGATTTTGGATTTGAAAGCGTTGAGATTTGCGGATTATGCACCGATATCTGTGTGGTTTCAAATGCACTTATTATCAGAGCAAATTATCCTGAGATTGATATTACAGTAGATGCAAGTTGCTGTGCAGGTGTCACACCTGATACCCACAAGGCTGCATTAGCAACTATGAAGATGTGTCAGATCGAAGTAATTGGAGAGAATAATGAAGTGTAAGAATTATATCATTAATACTTTCAGACATTTTAAAAAAGTCTGTACGCATAAACATTGGGTGTTCTATTATTGCTGTAAGGTGGGAATTCCATTTCAAGGGTTAGTACATGATTTATCTAAATTTTCTCCAACAGAATTTTGGGAGAGTGTTAAGTATTATCAAGGTACTTCAAGTCCAATAGATGCTTGCAAGAAAGAGAATGGTTGGTCAGCAGCTTGGATGCATCATAAAGGAAGAAACAAGCACCATTACGAATATTGGCAGGACAATTTTGATAATGGTGGGAATCCTATTGAAATGCCAATGAAGTATAAAAAAGAAATGCTTTGTGATTATCTTGGAGCAGGTAGAGCATATTATGGTAAATCGTTTAATTTTGAGAAGGAATTAAAATGGTGGAAATCTAAGAAAGGTAAGCCAATTGCAATGCATCCAAATGACATAGCTTTTATTGATAAGTATATTAATCTGTTTTATGAGTACGAAAACAGAGAATATGATATTAGAACAATATTTAATCAAATCAAGAAAGAAGGAAAATAATATGGAACAGATTATTACAAGTTTATTGGAGACAGATGCCTACAAATTGTCAATGGGGCAGGCTATTTATCATCAGTTTAGTGATTATAAAACCACTTGGAGTTTTAAGTGTCGTAATAAGGATGTTCATTTTACACCAGAAATGGTAGAAGAGATTCGCAGACAGATTAAATTATATTGTGGTTTGAGATTCACAGAAGATGAACTTACTTATATTGATAATATCAAATGGATGAAAGGTTCGTATGTTGATTTTCTGAGATTGTGGCAGCCAAGATATGAGGATTTTGAGATTACAACAGATTCAGATTGCGGTCTTTCTATCGAAACATTTGGCACATGGCTTAATACATCTATGTATGAGATTCCTACACTTGCGATTGTAAACGAAGTATATTTCAGAATGGCATATAACTATAAGGAATTACTTAATAGTTTCAAAAGGAGATTAGATGAAAAGTATGAAAATCTCAGAAACGGTCATTGGTATGCTGGTACATTTTCTGAATTTGGTCTTAGAAGAAGACTTTCTGCTGAAGCACAGGAGTTAGCTGTTGAGAAGTTTTCACATTTGAATGATACGTTACACAGTCCATCTAAATTTGTTGGTACATCTAATGTATATCTTGCAAAGAAATATAATCTCACACCTGTTGGAACTATGGCTCATGAATGGATTATGTGTTCTGGTCAGGGTAATCACAAGCACAATCCAGCATATTCAAACTGGTATGCCTTAGATGCATGGGTTAGAGAGTATGGTGTGTTAAATGGTATTGCTCTCACAGACACAATTACAACTGATTGTTTCTTGAAAGATTTCCAGTTGACATATGCAACATTATTCAGTGGTGTAAGACATGATAGTGGCGATCCGATTGAATGGGGTGAAAAGATGATTAATCATTATGAGTCACTTGGTATCAATCCTAAGACAAAGACACTTCTGTTTAGTGACAGTCTTGATTTTGAAAGAGCTGATAAGTTATTCAGACACTTCCATGATAGAGTGAATGTTGCATTTGGAATTGGTACTTATTTGAGTAATGACACAGATGTTCCTGCTTTAAATATTGTAATGAAAACCACTAAATGTAATGGTATGGATGTTGCAAAAGTGTCTGATGTAGAAGGCAAAGGCATGTGTAAAAACCCTGATTATGTTGATTATCTAAAGAGATGTATTAATTGGAGAATGAATTATGAATAAAATTTTACTTATACCAGGAAGTTTTAATCCAATTACCAACGCCCATGTTGATATGGCATTAGCTGCTAAAAAAGCGGTTAATGCTGATGCTATATTGTTTATTCCTGCACATGATACATATGTTGCGAAGAAAAAGACTTTGATACCTGGATATTGTCGAGTATCGCTGATTAATTCAATGCCAAATTGTGATGAAAATAATATGTGGGCATCCGAAGTTGAAACAACCAGCTTCTTTCCACAAAGGACATACAATACTATTACTCAGATAAGAGATATGAATGAAAAAGATTATATCTTCAACGAATACTATATTTGTTTAGGAATGGATAATATTGAAACACTTACAACTTGGTATAATTGGAAACCGTTTGTTGAGGAATATAATTTTGTAGCATGTGTGAGAGAAGGACAGAATCTTGAGACTGCTTTAAGAGAAGCAAATCTTATGGAATATAAAAATCACTTCACAGAAATTCAGATACCAGAAAATCATACTTCTTCAAGTTTGGTTAGAGATTTATGTGAAAAGGGTGAATTTGAAAAGGTAAAAGAATTAGTTCCTAGAAACGTATATGAGTATTTAATTCGGTTTTATGATGTGATGAATCGAATGTAGAAAGGAGAATATATAAATGTTTGATGCTAAGAAAGTAAAAAATGAGATCGTAGAGTGGATCAGAAATTGGTTTGAAGAAAATGGGAAAGATTGTAATGCAGTAGTTGGGATTTCAGGAGGTGTCGATTCTTCTGTTGTTACGGCATTGTGCGTGGCAGCCTTAGGGAAGGATAGAGTTTTTGGTATTAAAATGCCTTGTGGAGAACAGTCAGATATTGAATATGCCAATATGCTTATCAAACATCTTGAAATTAAAAGTTATACTATGAATATTCGAGAGGCTGTTACTGGAATTAATAATCAGTTCCCTGATGATATCAAAATTAGTGACCAGACGACCATTAATTTACCTGCAAGAATTCGTATGGCTACATTATATGCAATCTCACAATCTTTAAATGGTCGTGTTGTTAATACATGTAATATGAGTGAGTCTTATGTTGGATTCGATACACGTTACGGAGATAGTGCAGGAGATCTGAGTCCACTTGCAAATCTTACAAAAACCGAAGTGATTGCTTTGGCAAAAGAATTAGGTCTACCAGACGAATTAGTTCATAAAACACCGCAAGACGGTTTGACTGGGTTGACGGATGAGCAAAGCTTTGGTTTCTCATATGCTGAATTAGATGCATATATCAGAGATGGAATTGAGCCAAGTGAGGAAGTAAAAGCTAAGATTGATTCAATGCATGAGAAAAATCTGTTTAAATTACAGCCAATGCCAAGTTTTGTGTATCAGGCGTAAACAAGATACTATATATAGCGTTTATAGAAAATATAGACACTATATATAGCAATATTTTTACCAAGAAACATAGATTTCTTAGTGGTTATAAAGGAGTATTTCGATGAAAGAAAAATTGAAGGAAAATATCTTAATGATTGTTATACTATTGGCAATAATTGCAATGCCAATATTAGGAATATGTTTAGCCACTCATCCAAAAATAAGACATATATCTTATTATGATAATAACGATTATTATATGGTAAATGTTGTTGTTGGTTCTGGGAGAAGTGAAAAATCTCATTTTGGAGCAATTAAAAAAGATGATTATAACAAATGGGCAAATCAAGAAAATGGAAGTATATGGGTTGTTTCGTCTAAAGATGAAAGTCGAGGTTGGAGATTAAATATTGGTCTAATAACAACAATTCAAATATACGATAGAAAATGGTTGCCATTAAATTTTTAAAAAGAATAAACAATAAATGAGGTAAAACGAACTGAAAGCCTGAGATGGTGAAAAGGTAAAGGTAAAGGCTGAAATTAACAAGTCAGTCAACCGATGAGCGTATAGGCTGAAACTCATTTGAGAATATAATGCCTTGGAACAAACCTCAATTCTAACATGTAATGATGAGGAATAAGTATGCTCTCATAGAGTACAGAAATGAATGTACTCTTAATATGAAAAGAGGTGAAGTTTTTGAAAATCGTACAGAATAAATCACATTACGATTTTAGAATAAAAATCGGAAATAACTATGTAACTGTTGCAACACTTCATCCGTGGTTGTTCAGTAAACATAATCATAAATACAATCTGTATTTTTATTACTATGGAGCTGAGTATGAGGAAGGAACATACGCTTGTTGTCATAGAAATGGGAATGAAAAAATGGTTGTATACGAACAAGAAGATGAACTTCATAAAGAATTTCTTAAAAGAGTAACAAGGATAGTTTCAAAGAAACTGTATATCATAGGGAGTTCAATCTTGGAAGAAATAAAGTATATTGAAGATTAGGAGAATAAATTAGCAGGAGGTAAACAATATGGAATATAGAGAGACTGATTTTTGTTGCGGTTGGACTATTGAACGAGCTGTAAAGGAATTACACAAAAGAGCAAAGGATGGCAATAAATATTGTGGTGAATTCAATGGGAATAAACTAACATCTGATATGTCTTTAGATGATGCTTATATGCTTTGTACAGGTAAAACTTTTGACGAATTTAATAAAGAACAAGAAGAAAGTCGTCAAAGATTAATTCATGAAGAGGAAGAACACAAAAGAAAAATCCCTGAATTATCAAAGTATTGGATAGAAGAAGGTCATAAGGTTTTATCTAAAGATAAATGGGATATGTGGGATAAATGTGTTCCTATTCGACTTGGTGATTTATACAGAGGAATGGAACTTGGTCAGTGCTTAGATATTATCAAAACTATTAAAGAAAAATCTATCCAAGATGGAATTGAAATTATGAAAAATCAGGGACATTCTGGTATGTCATGGGGATTAATGAAGTCTATGATTAGAGAATTTTGTGATTGTGGCAATGAATTTTTAGAACAGTTAGGAGAATAATATGGCAGGATTTGTATCAAAACAGCCAAATGGATTATATTGTAGATTTTCGAGTGTCACAGATTGTCCTACGGCATGGAATATGACAAGAGAAGATTATATCAATATGAAAATGCAGGAAGCAAAAGAAGACGCTGAAGATGTGTTGGATAATTATTTAAAGCCGTTTGATATGGTGGTTGACATGTATTATCCAAACAATATGACAAAAGAGGAATTTGATGAATTCCTTGAAGAGACTGGATATGATAAGAAATCTAAATAAAGCAGAGAATAACATAATAGGAGGTGCAAATAAATGCAGAATATTAGTATTAAAGGAGTTTGCGATTGTGTAGACTTAGACAGAAATATCAAATTAACAAATGGTGCAGTCGTAGTGCAAAAAGAAAATAACAATGTAATAGGTGTTTATTTAGTGATTTCGTTCAGAGACAATAAAAACAAATATGGTGGTGACACTACATCAACATATTGTAGTTTGGTAAATCTCGACAATGGACAATTAGCTTTTGAAGAAAGATGTAGTCGTGCGACAACAGAGAGACGTGTTCTTAGACATCTAACAAGGGCAGGTTTCAGTTATCCTTATGATCCAAATTCTCATGAGCAGGATAGTAAGTTTTACAATATGAGAGTTCAGGTTTATAACAATGGAAATTACAAAATGAATCTTGAACTTGGTGATGAATACATTATGTATGGTAGATAGGAGAGTAAATCATATGAAGAAGAAAATTTTAGCTGTTGCATTAGGATTGACATTATGTTTTGGAATGACTGGATGTGCTAATAAACATGAAACAATCACTATAAGCAGTAGCGATGATTTGATGATCTTTGATGATATTACTATTAATTTGAAAGAAGGATATTGGGTAAGAGATTATAATATCGACTATGAAAATGGTGTTGTAACCTTAAATTTAGACAAAGATTAAGAAGCACAAGAATCCGAAGTTTCCTTCGGACGATAAGAAAGAGAGGTAAAATATGGATATTTGTTTAACAGTATTAATTGGATTATTAGGACTTTGTGTGGGAGCAATTATTGGACTTGGAATTGATTTTAAGATCAATCGTGATTACATACTTGGAATGAATGATATTAGCAAAGAATATCTGGAAAAAGTAATTGATTTAGAAAAAGGATATTTTAATACAATTGCCACACAGTTAGCAAAAGCGGTAGATGATATTAATAAAGTGTATGAGAAGCCAATTTGGAGAAAAACAGAAGAAGAATTACCACCGTGTTCAGGATTGTATTATGGCAAAATTAAGGATAACCCACATGGAGAGAATGCTATGTGGAAAGTGGTATATAACGACAATGAATGGAGCTTATCTGGCTATCCTGATAATAAAGTAGAAATTAGTGAATGGACAGAGATCTATTAAGAGAATAATACATTGAAAGGAGCATGAGATTTGCTGCAGCATTAAATCTGGATTTGCTCTGAGTAAGAAATGTTAGAGATTAACAAAATATACAATGAGGATTGTCTTGAAAGTATGAAAAAGATTGATGATAAATCAATTGATGCAATTATTACGGATCTTCCTTACGGACAAACTTCACGAAATAAATGGGATTCAGTTATTCCATTTAAACCATTATGGGAACAGTATGAAAGAATCATTAAAGACAATGGTGCAATTATTCTATTTGCGAATGGTATGTTTACTGCAGATTTAATGCAAAGCAATCGTAAGCTTTGGAAATATAATCTGATTTGGGAGAAAACACAACCAACAGGATTTCTAAATGCTAAGAAAATGCCATTACGCTCACACGAAGATATCTGTATTTTCTATAAGAAACTTCCAACATATAATCCACAAAAAACAACTGGGCATCCAAGAAAAGTTAGCAAAGCAGAACATAAGACCAACTGTAAAGAGACTACTGATTATGGAGAACATGGTCTTACTACTTATGACAGTACAGAAAGATATCCTAAGTCGGTATGGACATTTGCAAAGGATATTCAAAAGTCGGCACTTCATCCGACACAAAAGCCTGTAGCACTGATTGAAGAGTTGATCAAGACCTACACTAATCCAGGAGATTTAGTTCTTGATTCATGTGCAGGAAGTTGCACAACTGCGATTGCAGCTATGAATACGAATAGAAATTACATATGTTTTGAGAAGGATAAGGATATTTTTGAAGTAGGAAGTAAGAGAATGAGAGAATACATAAATGAATAGATGTGGTAACAATGACTGCCAATGGCATAAATATTGTGAGGGTGGTTTGATGTGGTATGACGAAGATATTACAGAATGTCGCCATTGGATAAAACCAAAGCCTACTAAGATGAAAAACATCAAAGTAGCTGAAACCGATTATGACAAGGCAGTTGAGGTATTAAAAAGAAACAAGATAGAGTTCAAATAATACATTGAAAGAAATCTTTCATTTGAAGATTGGAGGTGAAAAATATGTTTGATAATATTACAAAAACTTGTCAAAAATTCAACACAGCTCTTGAGCATAGAGGTAATCCAACCGATAAAGAAAAAATGTCATTGGAATATCTCAATCTTGACTTAGCCAAAGCGATAATTGAGGATTTAGATGAGCATAATGTTAAATGTATCGCAAAAATCATTCTTGGGTTTGTTGAATAAGTAGAGAATATATAAATGAACAAAATACGAAAGGAGTGAGTGGCAGCCTTAAAGATATATCGCTCTGAGTAGATTAAATGAAATACGTTGGTAGTAAAAATAGACTATCAAAAGAATTAGCACCGATTATTCAATCCTATATCACTGATGATGTAATTGGATATTTAGAACCGTTTGTAGGCGGCGCTAATATGATTGATAAAATTAAATGTGATAACCGCATTGGAACAGATAATCATAAATATCTAATTGCTGCTTTGCAGAAGTTATCAGAAGGTTGGATACCACCTGAGAATGTGACAGAGAATATGTATAAAGATATTCAATCAAATAAAGAAAAATATCCTGATTATTTGGTTGGATATGTTGGATTTCAATTATCCTATGGTGGCAAATGGTTTGGTGGTTATAGAAGAGATAAGGTTGGTAAACGAAATTATTCCTTAGAAGCATACAATAATACTGTAAAGCAAATTCCAAATCTTAAAAATATTCAATTCAAAGAATATGATTTCAGAGATCTTCCCTTAGATAAAATCAAAAACTATGTTATCTATTGTGACATCCCATATAAAGACACAACTAAATATTCGACAGGTGGATTCCCCTATGAAGAATTTTATGAATGGGTGAAGAAAGCCAGCAAGGATAATATTGTTCTGATTAGTGAGTATAACATGCCAGAAGAATTTACTTGTATTTGGCAGAAAGAAACAAAGACGCTTTTGGATAGTAATAAAGAGAAAAGCGATGATAAAAATATCAGAATTGAGAAATTATTTACATATAATGTCGAGAATTGAAACTCGCATTTCATTGGCTGTGTAAAGCCACTATTTACAAGGGGTGTAGGACACAAAATTTTAGAAAATAAGAAAATCAGACCAAAATGTATGATTTTTATTGATTTTCCTAAGTTTTGTGAAAACGCCATTAGAAAACCCTTATTTTTCAAGGGTTTCAGAGCATTAATTTAAGGATTGACAGAAAATCATAATCTGATGAAACCGACATTTCATGGTAAGTTCAGAACTACATATAGCGGTTTAACAAAACCATGAATACAATATATAGTACAGAAAAGGAGAGACAAATGAGCGTAGTAGCTTGTAAGGTATATAAGGATAAAATTGCAATGGCATCAGACTCTATTGCTGTAAAAGGATGGACGAAGATTAATAACGAACAGAACAAAATTGTTAAAATGATGAAATATAACGACATGATTATTGGTGGTTGTGGCAATTCGGATGAGATTAGTTTGTTGTTTCATTATATGAAAACTCATACCATCGAAGACATGGATGAAAAAGGTGTGCTTGATTTTATTATTGAGTTTCGTAGATGGAAGAATGATTTAACTGGTGATAATAATCTTAAAAATCCATACATAATTGCCTATAAAGGAAAGGCTTTTGCAATTGAAGGAATGTTAGTTTTCCCAATTGATGATTTTTATACTATTGGAGCTGGTGAAGATTGTGCAAGTGGTGCTTTATATATGGGTGCAACTCCAAAAGAGGCAGTAAAGGCAGCATGTGAATTATGTGCATTTGTATGTGAGCCAATCGTTTGTGAAAGTATTAGTAGATAATTAGAAAAATAGGAGAATATATACATGGAAATTTTAAATGTACCAAGAGGATATGGCAAGTCAACAAGACTGATTATGAAAGCAGTAGAGACAGGATATCCAATTATTGTGGGAACAGAGAGTATGAAACAGTATCTTTGTGATTTAGCAGAAAGAATTACTGACAAAGAGGTTAAGATTTATTCTGCATATGAATTTGCTAATATTGATGCAATGAAAAGAGATAAAAATATTTTAATAGATGAGTTACCACTTGTATTGTCAATTCTGTTAAATACAAACGTGGATATGGCTACTATGACAAGTGGTTCTCTTGAAAGATACGGCATTGAACAATATAAGAAGAGATTAAAGTAATAACAGAGAATATATAAGTAGAAACAATAACAAAAAAATTTCAATAGGAGGAAATTAAAATGATGAACAATTTTTTAAATGGTATGTTTGGTAAGGTAGGAAGTGGAATGTGTAGACTTTCCATGAATGGTGGTATTGCAGTTAAGACAGCAGGTGGATATAAAACATATAATATCAAGACTGGAAAGCTTACAAATTGTAGTAACTTTGTATTTGATATTGGCGAGGAGTTCTTCTTTGTAATTCCAACAAATAAGGTTGAAAAGGGTGACATTATTCTTATCAATGGCAAACCAAGATGTGTAATTGAAGCTGACAAGACAAAGATTACAGTTATTAACTATGAGGACTCAACAATCGAGACTGTACTTCCTGAGAGACACGTATTTATGGGTAATACATACTTCTATGGCAAAATCGTATCAATGTTTGGCAGCGACTTAATCAAGGGCAAGAAGGGTACAAACAATATCTTTAAGTACATGATGCTTTCTCAGATGATGAAGGGTGACAATAATTCTAACGGCATGATGAATGGTAATAACGGAATGAGTTCTATGTTACCACTTATGATGATGGGCGGTAATATGGGAGATATGTTTGACGGTATGTTTGATTTTGATATGAGTGACAATGATGATGACACAGATGTAGAAGAGGAGGAGGCATAATATGGGATGTGGTTCATGGACAAGAGATAGTTATGTAAGTTATTCAGCAACAAAAGGAATGAGCGTATCATTAGATGGTTCTATCGGTGGATCTTATTCTAATCAGGATATGTTCAAGGCAAGAACAATTGATTCGGCACTCAATCCTAAGAATGCGATGAGAGAATGTTGTGATACAGAGGAGCATCCGAATACAATTCCTGTCATTCTTGCACTTGATGTAACTGGAAGTATGGGACAGGCTGCCGTTGAAGTTGCAAAGAAACTTAATGTAATTATGACAAAGCTGTATGAAAAGGTTACAGATGTTGAGTTCCTTGTTATGGGAATCGGTGATTTAGCTTGTGATAGTTGTCCAATTCAGGCTTCACAGTTTGAGTCAGATATTCGTATTGCTGAACAGCTTGATAAGATTTACTTTGAGTTTGGTGGCGGTGGTAACAGCTACGAATCATATACAGCAGCTTGGTACTTTGGTTCTCGTCACACAAAGCTCGATTGCTTAAAGCGTGGAAGAAAGGGAATTATCATTACTATGGGCGATGAGCAGCTTAATCCATATCTTCCATATAAGGGCAGAGGTCATGGATTATCAGAAGTTACAGGCGATAATCTTCAGTCTGATGTTGAGACAAAGGATTTATATGAGGAAGCTTCTGAGAAGTTCAATATTTATCACTTAGACGTAAATCATGGTCACAGATGGGATGAAGTCGAGATCGAGAAGTCTTATAAGAAGTATCTTGATGATACTCATTTCAGAAAGGTTACTATGGATAGTATTACAAATGAGATTGTAGATATTATCATTAACGAAGCAGAGAATAATGTAGTAGATACGGTTGCATCCACTTCAAATTCAGAAGGAATTACTTGGTAAGATAGGAGATTTGAAAAGATGAAAGATATTAAGATTGTGATTGGTTCAAATTGGGGTGATGAGGGAAAGGGTTTAATGACAGATTATTTCTCACAGAAACCAAATAGTATTGTTGTTTGTTCAAATGGTGGTGCTCAGAGAGGACACACAGTAACAACGCCAGATGCAATCCGACATGTCTTTCATCATTTTGGATCTGGAACATTCAATAGAGCAAGTACATATTTGTCTGAAGACTTCATAGTAAATCCAATAATTTTTAAGCAAGAATATGATGAATTGATGAACTTGAATTATGTTCCAAATACATATATCAATCAGAATTGTATGGTAACTACACCATTTGATATGATGGCAAATCAGATTATTGAGGAAAGTCGTGGTAAGAACAAACATGGCAGTTGCGGATTAGGTATTTTTGAAACAATCAAAAGATATAAAGCTGGCGTAACTGATATGAACTATAATATCAGAGATTATTATGTAGATTTATTCAAAAGAGAGAATATTATATTGTCAAGTGAATGGACAAGGATATTTATGGACAATGGAATATTTGAACACTTTTTGGATGATTGGGATTTTATGAATAGTCATTCCTTGATAATATCAGATGATTATTTCTTGAATCAGTTTGACAATATCATTTTTGAAGCAGCACAAGGTCTTTTACTTGACCAAAATAATACAGAGTATTTCCCACATCTTACACCATCTAATACAGGTATAAAAAATCCCAAGAAAATAATTGAAAATGTTGAATGGAATGATGAGATAAATATTGAGACTTGTTATGTATCTCGTACATATTTGACAAGACATGGTGCAGGTAAGTTCCCATCTGAATGCCCTAAGAGTCTGATTAACGAATATATGTATGATCATACGAATGTACCAAATCCATTTCAGGACACTTTGAGATATGGAACACTCAATTTAGGAGAATTATATAGTAGATGTTCAAATGATGTTGGAGATTTTGGAAATCAGAAGTCATTAGCACTCACACATTGTAATGAATATGATTGGGACAATGAAAAACTGGTTGAATTGTTCAAGGATTGGAACATTTACTATTCAGATGGTGAAACACACCAAGACGTAGAATTAAGATAAAAATACTACTATATATAGTAACACACAAAGACAAATAACCACTATATAGTGGGTGAGTTGAAAGCGATATTTCATGTCAAATTGACGACAGCCGTTGGGGAGTTCAAGATGTCGTAAAACTTCTGAGATTACATCCCGTTTGATGCTCTTTTGACGAGAAAAAGAGTAGGTGGAGCAGTATACCTAAAACGTTTGTTTTGAACCACTGCAATATTACGAATGGAGAATATACATATGAATTCAAAAGGAATTGTGGCAATTAAAGATGAAACAATTTGCATGAAGTGTTTGAAAAAGAAAGCCACACATACATATTATATAAGTTATAGAGGATACGGTAGTTCGTTTGATGACATGGAGACAAAATTTCAGTGTTGCGATGATTGTGATAAACCAGAATATGATGAATGGTTTAATGAAAAAGAAGTCATGGACGATTATGTAGAAACATATCAGCATGAAAACAAAATATTAGATCTTATACATAGTTTACCATTAGAGAGTCAGGAATTGTTCGAGAATAGATTTGATAACAGAAATCGGAAAATGGCTTCTCAGGATTGGATCGATTTTAGTTTAGATGAGTTATCACATGAAAAATGTAAAGAATATTGTCTTTATTCACCAAAGGATAAGGAAGCATATAATACCAAATTTACGACATGTGAATATGTTGCAAATGTTATCTGGAATGATAATTCAAAAGCCTCTTGGTGTCCATTTGGAGCTAGTGGAGATTATGGTCAGAAAATTGACGAGTGTGGGAACTTGTGCGATGAATGTACAGATTGTAAATTTTACAAGCAAAGACAAACACCAATTAAGGAGATTAAAGGTGAGGATTTACATCAGTGGGAACATTATATGAGTGCTAAATTGAACGAAGAAGAATATAAGAAGAAGTTTGATTGAAATTTTGGTTTCCTATGGGGGTGGTCTGTTGGAATTAGACAGAGCAATAAGAATCATAAATCATGATATTGATGAAAATGCGTCAGAATCAGAACAATTAGAAGCATTTAAAGTATTCTTTAAAGAATTATTTGATACAGATATACAAAATAGTGATGGTGGATATAGAAGTATCTATGATGTATTTTCAGAAGCAAGCAAAAAATACAATCAAAAAAACGACAAAGGTGATTGATTATGAGAATTGAAGAAGGAGAATATATTGAACCAGAGTCCATAAATGAAGACATCATAAATGCTATAAATACAGTTAAAGAGTATTGTAGCGCACATGAAGAATATGAAGATTGTAGAAGATGTGTTCTTGGAGACGGTATTCATAATTGTGGATGTAGCAGTCCTTATTTATGGAGCATTAGAAAGAAGTAACAGAGAATATAACAAAGTAATTACAATTAAGGAAAGGAAAATGTTCACATGTGAGTAAAGCTGCGCAGCTACTATCGGTGAACGAATATTGGCATTAAATATTGGATATTTAACATCAGATAAGGAAGATAATGAGTTATACACGCCCTATTACGCAACAGATCACATTATTAAATATCTTCCAAAGGATAAAATTATATGGTGTCCATTTGATGAAGACTGGTCTGCTTTCTATAACAGGCTAAAAGAGGAAGGATACAATGTAGTCAGAAGTTCATTAGCTGAAGGTCAGGATTTCTTCAATTACGAACCTGAAAAATGGGATATCATAGTTAGCAATCCACCCTTCTCAATCAAAGATAAAGTCTTAGAAAGACTCTATTCATTCAATAAACCATTTGCGGTTCTTCTACCGCTTAATTCCCTACAAGGTAAAACAAGATATAAATATTTCAAAGATGGTATTCAGATCCTTAGTTTTGATGCAAGAATTTGCTATCACAATAAAGAGCATATGGACTCTGTAGTAAAGGGTAGTCCATTTGCAACGGCATATTTCTGTAGAGATTTATTACCAAAGGATCTAATTGTTGAAAAATTGGTTACATATGAAAGACCATTAGGAGAATAAAAGTATGAGAATGTATGAATGTACCAAAGAATTTAAAACAACCTTATTTGATAAAAATGAGGTAGAAAGAATAAAAATAGAAATTGGTTCTATTTGGTTCGTAGCACAGAAATTATCAGATGGCAGATATATTCTCAGTAATAACAAAATAGAACTTACTCTATGTGAAAATTTATTAAAAAGTAATTTTGAGAAATATGGATAGTTTTATTAAAATCTCAATTTCTGAAACGCCCTAAAATCAAGGCTTTCAGAGGTTGAAAAAGGCAATGAAAACCACGTTTCTTTTGGTCATGAAAGTAGGTGAGAAATTGAAAAATATATTTTTAGAAGCTGCTATGAACTATAACAAGATGAGTAATTCAGAAAAAGCAAAAGCGAATGATAAAATTCGAGAAAACATCAAAGAAATTATGAAACCTCATCCAAAAACTGAACGAGAAAAAGAACTTGACAGATTAGCGAAGGAAGAAAAAGAAGAGTATGAAAGAAACAAAAATGTTTTCTATGCTGATCCTATTCATTGGAACAATAATAAGCGTAGAAGACATGGATTATCTGTATTAAGAGGAAGTGTTAATAAATACCGTTCAAAGAAATATCCAGCGTTTTATCCTTCTGTAAAATTCTTTGGTCGGTTGGATGATATTATTACCGAAACATTAGAAGATAATTTTAAGAATAATGAGTATTTTAATTCTTTTGTAGAAGTAAAAGATTTGGCAGTTGGTGATGCAAATGTATTTAGAGTAGGTAAATAGGAGAATAACAGTATGAACAAAAGACAGAAAAAGAAATTATTTAAACAGACACTTATTAATGTTAGAAAACTGCATCCACAGAAGGGTGATGTGATTTGTTTTCAGCCAGATTTAAATTGGATTGATGTTGAAACTATGTGCCAGTTTATGAAGGTTTATTCGAATAATGATGTTTTCGGTGAATCGAAGTTAGCTTTTGTACCTGCTGATATTAAGCAGCTTAAACATAAAAAGGACGCTCAGATATTTATTGATAAGTTACAGAGTATTGTAGATCAGATGGGAGAATAAAACTATGAGTATGCAAGAGATATACGTGAATTCAAGTTCAACAGTAGAAATTGAAAATATGGAAGTTGAAAAAGTTAAAAATGAATATGGAGATGATTATTTCCTGAATGTTTCAATAATTACAGATGATAAATACAGGAAATTAAGATATACAGCCAAGCTTAAATTACCATTAAGACCTGATGAGACTTCAATTAGTGTTAGCCAATGGGGAGCTACAAAATTAAATTTAGGTTTTGGAGAATTAGTATGTGTTGGTAACCCTAAGATTGATGTTATTTTAGAAAAGAAGCAGGATATGACACTTGAAGAGATTGAAAAGAAGCTTGGTTATAAAGTTCGTATTGTAAATGAGAAGTAAGAAAGAAGCATTTCTTCCGAGTTTTTGACTGATAAAGAGAGAATATATAGGTGACAATAAATTATAAGGAGATATGTTTTATGAGTAAGAAACAGCAATTTAAAGGTTTGAAATTTAATTATTTCATAAATGGAAAAAGATTGAAAAGTAAATATAAGACAATTGAGGATTTCTTAGATGTAGAATTTCCAAAGAATAATAATCCATTGTCACCTACTCTTGATACAGAGATTACAGGAATTAAATGGAATGGTAATACTATTTCTATTTCCAATAAAATTCACACAGTAAAAGATTTGGTTGACTTATTAAACAAGGAAAATGCAGAAAATGTTTTTATTTCAAATAAAGACATTAGACTACATGAGTTTAAATCAAAACATGACAATCTTATCAGAAAATCTACGTATTCCATAGAAGAGGTACACGATAAGGTTAAAGATGTTTTATTTGAAAAAGATAAAAGACTTGCAAAAGTTGATTTGGATGGAGATTTGATTAAGGGTAACAGCCAGAGATACCAAACATTTTTCACTAAAGGTTGTAAATGTGTGGTTTGTGGAATTGAAGGAAAGTTTTTCGCAAAAGAAAAATTCACAGACCAGTCAACATATCATCTGAATTTGTATGCAGTTGATGATAATGGTGATGAAATTTTAATGACAAAAGATCATATTATACCACGTTCAAAAGGTGGTATTGATGATATTAGTAACTATCAAACAATGTGTAAGCTTTGTAATGAAGCAAAAGGTAACAAATTAGAAGATTAAAAAGAAAGGAAAAATAGAAAAGTTCCTATAGGATAAAGTGCGCACTACTTACTAAGGTAAGAGGAACTTGGAACAGAAAAAATTTATGGATATTTCACGTATCAAAGAAGATACGGAATTAACAGTAGCGAATACAAGTGGTTTCCATGTAGGAGATCATATTGTAATTCAGGAAAAAGTAGATGGAAGTAATTCGGCTATTGCTTATGATAAAGAAACAAATAAGTTAGTTGCATTTTCGAGAAAGAAAACATTAGGTTATGATAACACACTTAATGGATTCTGGAATTGGGTACAGACATTGGCAGTTGAACCATTTTCAAAATATCGAAATTATGTGTTCTTTGGAGAGTGGTTGACATCTCACACTATTAAGTATATTCAGGATGCATATAAGAAGTTTTACTTTTACGATGTATATGACAAAGAAAACGAATGCTATTTACCACAGTCAGAGGTTAAGAGACTTGCTGAAGAATTAAATTTGAGATATGTGCAGACATTTTATGATGGAGAATTTATTTCTTGGGAACATTGTATGTCATTTATGCACAAGTCAGATATTGCGGTTGATATTCCTGAAGGAATTGTCGTTAAGAATCAGACAGAACTTAACAATTCAAACTCAAAAACTCCATTTGTATTAAAGATTGTAAATTCACAGTTTAGTGAAATCAAGAAAGATAATCACAGACAGAAAGTAGAAGATCCTCAGAAATTAGCAGCTAAAACAAAGGCTTTCGAGATTGTAGAGCAGATTGTCACAAAGAATCGTGTTCAAAAAGAATTATACAAGATGATTGATGAGGGCGTTTTACCTCAAAAGATTGAGCCGCAGGACATGAAAATTGTTGCACAGAATCTACCTAAGAGAATTTTTGAGGATTGTGCAAAAGAAGAGAATGAATTAGTTGTCGAAGCTGGTGAGTTCTTTGGTAAGATGTGTGGTTCTGCAACTATGAATTGGGCTAAGAAGATTATTTTTGGAGAATAATTATATGAATTATTTTATATCAGATTTACATTTTGGACATAAAAACTGTATGGCATTTGACAATAGACCTTTTAAATCAATCGAAGAGAATGACGAGACGATTATTAAAAATTGGAATAATACAGTAGAAATTGATGATGATGTGTACCTGCTTGGAGATATTTCGTGGTACAACACAACAAAAACTATTGAAATTTTTAACAATCTGAATGGGAATATACATCTAATCAAGGGTAACCATGATGGTAAGTTGTTAAAGAACAGAGAATTGCAGAGTAGATTTTGTGAGATTGTTGATTACAAGGAACTCGATATTGGTGATGGTAAGATTGTAGTTTTATGCCATTATCCAATTCCATGCTTTAAGAATCATTATTATGGAAGTTGCCATCTCTATGGTCATGTACATACAGGTTTTGAAGATAATATGATGCAGCAAGTAAAATATCAGATGACAGCTTTATATGATAAGCCATGTAATATGTGGAATGTCGGATGTATGAAAAGTTATATGAATTATACACCTAGAACATTAGAAGAAATCATTAAGAATGGAGAATAATTATGTGTAACCGTTGTGATTATAACTCACCTGACAATCAAATATATGTAGATCCATTAACGAATGAATATTATTTAGATATTGAAACATCTGAATGGGATGAATATGATGACGGATTTGTTCATCAGAAAGAGTATATTTCGTACTGTCCTTGGTGTGGCAGGAAGTTAGGAGAATAAAGATATGAAGATAGAATTGATTAAATTAAAATTTAATGATACTCATTCATACAAGTATAAACCATTTACATATTGTTGCGATGAAGTTCAAAATGATAAAGCTATTGTATTTACAGGTGAAGATTTAGTTCATAGTGATGATTGTTGGGATTACGAAAGACACATTCCAAGATTCTGCACTTCACATACAGAAGTCATTACGTCATATGAAGACGAATGGGTACAGACAGACAATTATCCAATTCAGTTTTGTCCTCACTGTGGAGAGAAAATTGAGATTTCAGTTGTGGATGAAATTGATGTTTCTGAAAAGTACAATGAATTATCTAAGCAGCGTGAAAAGTTATGGAAGAAGTGTCAGAGAACAGATAGTAAGAAAGAAGGGTTTGAATTAAGTAAACAGGTTAGAAAGTTAGATAACCAGATTAACGATTTTTATAAATTAGGCGAGTGGAAAGGAGAATATTAAAATGGAAAACAGATTATTATTTGAGAGTGATGTTATTAAAGCAGTTGATAGGCATACAAACAGATATGGCAATCTTGATGATGATATTAGTTGTATTCTTGAAGAAGTAAAATCACCAATCATCATCGGTTCAAAAGAATCAATAGATAATTTAAAAACAGAGAATAAACAAGTACATAGACAGAGACGAGTGTTATTGTTTGAGAATGAAAATCTTGATTTAGAACAGCGTGGTAATAGATATTACTTATCTTTGTATGATAAGGAAGGAAATTTTCAGAGAGAAGTTACTATTGATGTCAAGGATGATTACAAAGTTGGACTTTGTAATGGGAAGTAAATTCAGGTTTCCTTTGGTTATAAAGAGAGAATATTAAAACAAGGAGGTAAGAAAAATTGAAGAGACAGATTCGTAGAGGTGTTTTCGAGACAAATTCAAGTAGTCAGCATTCACTTTGCATTATGAAGAAAGATGAGCATTATACACCAGATGAGGTTGCAAAAGATTTCTATTTATGGGATGACAAAGAAACTGGTGAAAAAGATTGCGAATGGCATATTTGGGATCACGATATGAAGTTTGGTAGAAGTCCATTTAGAGCATTAGGTAATTTCCATGACAAATGGTTGTATGCTTGTGCTTCATTAGTGCATGAGTATAATGATGAGAATTATAAGAAGCTTGAAACACTTGCATTAAAATATGTTCCTGGTCTTAAAAAGATTGTCATTCCTATGACTTCAGATTCAATCGCTGATAAAAATTATCCAGAGAATAAAGATAGTGAATATGCACAAAAGTATGGTAAGACAGAGGATGAGCTTAATGAGTGGCTTGAACAGAAAGAGAAAGATTGGGGAATTGATACAATCGAATATTGGGAAGGCGATAATGGATATTTTCATTTTGATAAGCCGTATACAGGGTATGTTGATGAAGATATGCTTAGTGGATTCCTTAAAAAAGAGAATATATCATTAGAGGAATATCTGACAAATAAGAAGTATGTTGTTATTCAGGATGGTGATGAATATTGTTATTGGTCAGATATGAAGAAAGCTGGTTTAGTAAATATGGATGCAATTGACCATGAATACCCAAGAGATGATTACGGAATGGAGGATTAAAAAATATGAAGAGACAAATTAGATGTGGAGTTTTCGAGACAAATAGCAGTTCAGTACATAGTTTAACAATGTGTATGGAATCAGATTATAACAGATGGAGTAGAGAAAATTTATTTTTATATACAGGTTCAGGATATAGTTATCCAGATGATAATAAACCTGAGAAAAATCATTTCTATACAAGAGATGAAGCTATTGCTTTTGAGAAGACAAGCAGATGGACGAATAAAGATACCGATTGGAATAATGAAGAAGTAGCAAACGAAACATTACATGATAATGAATGGCTTGATTACGATTATTACTGGAATTATTACGCTGAAGATTTTGAAACATTTGAGGAGAATATGACTACTCCAAGTGGAGAAAATGTTATTGCATTTGGTTATTACGGTCACGATTGATTAGGAGGATTTAAGAATGGAATTATTAGGAAGATATAAGAATGGGAACTTTTTCACTACTATTCTGAGCGATGGGACAAAAATCAGAGAAACAGAAGATGATGAATTTATTCCAGATTACGCAGAAAATATGGATATAAAAATTTGTAATTTTTGCGATATGGGATGTCCATTCTGCCATGAAGGTAGCACAACAGATGGAAAATTTGGAGATATTTTGAATGAGAAATTTATTAACACACTTCATCCGTATCAGGAAGTTGCTCTTGGTGGTGGAGATGCTACAAGTCATCCTGACTTAATTCCATTCTTGCAGAAACTCAAAGAAAAGAAAGTTATTGCAAACATGACTGTAAATCAGATTCATTTTGAGAAGAAACAGGATTTAATCAAAAAGCTTGTTGACGAAAAACTTATCTATGGTCTTGGCGTATCGCTCGTAAATCCAACAAAGAATTTTATTGAACTTATTAAGAAATATCCAAATGCGGTCATTCATGTAATCAACGGGGTATTAAAGCCATCGGACGTAGAAACTTTAGAGAATAATAATCTGAAGATGCTGATTCTTGGTTATAAACATTTAAGACGTGGTGATGATTTTTATTCAGAAGATCATGAAAACATTGTTGTAAAGCAGAATTGGCTATATGAAAATCTTGCAGATATTATTGAGAAATTTAAGGTAGTTAGCTTTGATAATCTTGCCATCGACCAGTTGAATGTTAGAAGATTGATGTCTGATGATGAATGGAATGAGTTCTATATGGGCGATGATGGAACAATGACTTACTACATCGACATGGTTGAGCGTAAATTTGCAAGAAGCTCAACAGCAGCATTTGATAAGAGATATGACTTATTGGACTCAGCAGATGATATGTTCCAAAAAATTGTATCTGAGTAATTTCATAAGAAAGCACATATTATTTGAAAAAATATAAAAATAAAAATTATAAAGGAGAATATTAAACATGGAAACAATTTTAAGATTATTAGCAGAGAACCCAGAAAGTTTAGGAGAGGTAGTAAAGACATACATCACAAAGTATAAAGAGCCTGTATATGATGTTCTGAAGGAACTCATGATTATTGCAAAGGATTATTCTGAGAATACTGAGTATCCTGCAATTCAGGCGAAAACTAAGAAGAATATGTTTGATGCATATGTAAATGTTGGTTTTACAGAGGATCAGGCATTAGCACTTATGATTAACGATAATATTCAGCTTATGAAGAACATTCAGAAGTCAGTTAATAATGCTTCTGTAAAGAAGAGTAAGTAGTGGTTTCGCAGTAAACCAATCTTTCATGTGGAACAGAAAAGAGGTGAAATAGTAAATTGAAAATATCAGAGTTGCAATCTGTCTGTAAATATGATGATAGTATCATGGAAGAATTTAAACAATGTCATCCAAAACAGATTATAAGTGAAGAAGTTTCTATTCCAATATGGAAAGTGGAATATAAATATAATACTGCTCGTGGCAATCCTAAAACTGCTACAAAGTATTTATTTTTAGAAGAAAGTGCATGGGACATGGTAGAGAATGAATTTATGAACTACATAGAATCCATGAATGAAAAACACCCTGAACGAAAGTTGTCAAACGTAGAAATTCTTGATGCTGAGTTTATGGGTAAAGTATATATATCTCTTGAATAATTATATATTTTTCAATCGTATCAAAATCCCTGTAAACAGGGTTGTATAGCGAGATGCCGTGTATTACCCACGAAACATAGTGACAATTTAATAATGGTTAAAACGTAAAATCTTTCACCTTGACCTAAGATAATTGGTTTCTAAGAAAAAGATAGACTCCTTTAACAGATTGGTGAAATCTAAAAGTTAAAGGAAAGATTACGGTTGAATCCAATATACAATGAATATATAAAGTTTTTAAGAGATACGTCAGGTGAAAAGTTACCTGAGTTTAAAGAAGGTTATTTTTGGCTTGATAAACAAATCATAAAAGGATTTGATTTACAAGGTCATGAACACAAATTTTATAGAGTGAAAGTTTCAGATAATTTAGAAACTGTAGAAGTAATAAAACTAAAAAATTATGACAATATATTAGATGTGGATTTAGCAAGTTGGCAAGATTTAATCGAATTGCAGAAAGAACATCTAACGCAGCTTGAAGCTGATTCATTAGAACTAATCAAAGAAAAGACAGAGAAGTTTAATACATATACTTCAATAATTCCTGTTTCTATGGGTAAGGATTCAATGCTTACCTGTTATCTAGTCAGAAAATTATATCCAGAAACCAAAGCAATATTCAATAATACATCGCTTGACTGTGCTGATACATACAGAATGGTTAAGACTTTTCCTAATTGTGAGATTATGAATCCTGAGAAGGGATTTTACCAGTATGTAGAATCAGATCATATGATTCCGTCACGTTTTGCAAGATTTTGCTGTAGAATTTTTAAGGTTGGCGTTATGGTATCACAGCTTGACCATAATCATCCGTACCTTATGTGGATGGGAATGAGAAATGAAGAGTCAAATACTCGTAGTGGTTATCAGGATGAATGGATAAATGAGCAGGAATGGGGTAAGACCTGTTGGCAAGGTATCCTTCCTATTATAAAGTGGTCAGAAATGGATGTATGGCTTTATACAATTTGGAAGAATGTGTCTATTTGCTCAAAATATAAAAAGGGATATGCTCGTCAAGGCTGTAATATTGCGTGCCCATTCTATACGAAGTCTACTTGGATTTTGGACAAGTATTGGTATCCACAGGCTTATGAGAGATGGAGGAATATCTTAAAAGAAGACTTCATTGCAAATAAGAAATGGATAATCATGAACTGCACCATTGACGAATATCTCACACAGGCTTGGAATGGTGGAACATTTAGAGATGAACCAACTGATGAGGTTATTCAAGAATTTGCTGAGTACAATGGATTGAATGTTGGCGATACGAAAGTAGCAAGACAGTATTTCAATAAGTATTGTGATGAGTGTGAAAAGAGAATAAAAGATAAGACAACGCTGGCAATGAATATGAAATTCCACGGAAGAGATGTGTCGAAGTTCTTGTGTAAGAAATGCTTCAAAAAATTATACGAGATGGATGATGATAAGTGGAATAAATATGTTGAATCGTTTAAAAGAGACGGTTGTGCGTTGTTCTAACAGAGAATAAATAATTAGAGGTCACGAAAGCCTTGTAAAATAAGGCTTTTAGAACCTCAAAAGTCGAAGGAAATTTTTCTTTCCTTCGGACAGATTGGAGGTGTAACGATGGAAAATAATAATAAATTTAAACAGGGAGACGTAGATGCAATTAATTCTTTTTTATCTCTTGCATGTTATAACGGATATGAAGAAGATGTAACTGACATAATGAATGAATTACATAAGATGTTTGAAGCTACAGATAAATTTGATAGTGCAAAACGACCTGATTGGGAAGTTAAATGTGGTAGAGATAAAGTTGATGAATTTGGTGGAATTTTTTGGTCATGGTTAGTTTTGCGATACGGTGATTATGGTACTTCTCCAAGATACGGTTGGATTTATAAAGAAGACGCTAAAAAACTGTATGATATTATACAGTCTCTTTATGATACAGATGGTGAATATATTATTGAATAAAACGATTAGGGTAATAACATTATGAATGGTAAATATAGAGGTTGCGACATAGAAGTAGAACGAGGTGGTTCAGAATTATTAACCTTTGCAGTATTCGATGATGGATATGAAGTGACAAGTGGATTTACTGAAGGAAGAGATACTATAAGAGATTATTTTAGTTATATGAAAAGTTTAGTAGATGACTACAAAGAACATCCAGAAGATTATGAATAGGAGAATAACTATATGGATAATTTAACACATAGAGAAGAAATAAATCTTCATGAAGCAGTCCAAAAATTATTTCCAAAAATTTTAATCAAGGATCTCACAGAACATGAAAGAATTTGTCCTGTCTGCAATGGTCTTGGAATGAGAATTGAAGACAATGTTTATGGGATTAAAGGTGACAACTCTGAAGCTGGCAGAAAATATCTTTTTCCATATAAACATCAAGCACTTTCATTTTGTCAGAGTTGTTTTAATGGAGTACAGAGGTTATGTCCTTATTGTGGACAACCTTATAAGAATCAGGCTTATTTACATTGTGACTGTGAAGGACAGAAGAAAGTTGATGAAGAAGAGAGAATAAAGAAGTGGAATGATAAAGTATCTAAAGCAGTTCCAGTTGATGAAAAAGATGTAAACACGATGCTTTACTGTGAAGAGTTTGACGAGTATTACGATACTGTTGATGATTTCTTTGATGATTATGCATGTAATCATGAAGAAGATGATGAAGAAAGACCTGCGAGACTGTGGGTGACTTCTATTGGAAAAATTTTCATTGATGCATCCGATGTCATTGAAAATGCTTGTAGCGATTTACATGAAAACGCATACGAACAGTGTAATATTAATAGTCTGCAAACTCTGTTAGATGGTTGGTGCGAAGCTCAGACAGGAACTAGTACATATTATCCTTGTTATGAACAGTATGTAGAAATTAATTGGAGTAAATATTAACAGGAAAGATTCGTTTCTTTTGAAATTTGGAGGTAAAAATGGAGAAATTTTATATTGTAACAAATGAAAAATTCCTCAAAGAAATTGATGATTATAGAAAACATGAAGAAGAAAGAAGAATAGTAGCAAATAATTTTTTTGAGAACAAAGGTATTGTAGGGGAAGAATATTATATTAGTGGAAATGGATTTGTAAATCGCCCATTTAAAGAGCATGAAAAGAACAATATCAGATTATATATATCTGATTGTAATGAAAATGATCAGAAATTTGGGAAAGAGTTACTGAAGCCAACGAAACTATTCAGTGATTCTGATGTGTTAATGAGAAAGTTTAGAGCTAACAGCAAGACTTTAAAAGAGTTTCAGAATTTATGCATCGAAAAGAATATTGTCATTAACAATCATTCGATTCGTGAAGGGGATTATTTTAAGGAACTACATTTAGGGGGATATTCAATTTCAAGATTTGAACATGAGAATAAATTATATTTGAAAATTTCTACAACAAAATATGAAACTATTACACCAGATGATAATACAGGTTTTACAGAAATTAAAGGCAGCGAATTCTATAAAGCACTTGAAGAATTTGAATCAAAAAATATGTAAATATCGGTTTCCTTTGGAGGTGAAAAGATGACAATAGACAAGAGAATAGAGTTCTTGAAAACATATATCAATGAGTTTGAAAAGACTAGCAAATACGGTTATGGATATAGAGCAGATGAATATTTAAAGACTTGCGAAAAGCTAAAAGCGTTGGGATTCAATTGGGGAGATAAGCTTGATTTTGAAGATTTTAGGATCTGCAAAGGTCACAACATCTCAAATTCATCTACTAACTATAAAGGCAATGATGATGATTATTATATTCATTGGGATAATGGTAATGTTGGTTGTCTAATGTTTGTTAATAGTGAAAATTGGAATTTAGCACAGGATGATTACAATAAGTTTTTAGAGAAGTTAAGATCTTATGGTGCTGTAGATTGGGATGATTTTAATGCACATATTATTTTTGACATTGAACATGGTAAAAAATTACTTGAAGACTATCCAAAAATCAGACAAGAGACTGCTGATAAAATAAAAAAGAAGTTGAAAAATGAAGAGTTAGCCAAAGCAAAAAGAAAGTATGAGCAACTTTTAGCTGAGTCAGGAGGTGAAATTTCAAATGACTTGTAAGTATCCAATAACTAGTAGAAGTTATAAATTTTGTATAGGCTGTAGTGATATAGGTTGTTGCGAAGATGCTGTTACTTCTAATATACCTATGCCAGCAGTTCAGCCACCAAAGAATGTTATTCCGTCTGCATCCGAAGCAAATAAGATGACAAACAATGTAATTGATAGTTGCACTACACAGCAATTAGCAGAATTATCTAAATTAATTAGAGATGCAATTGCAGATGGCAAATTTTCAATCAGTGAAGATGGTTGTTTAAAACCTGAAACACGAAAGAAATTAGAGGAACTTGGTTATAAGATTGAAACTGGCAATCAATATAATGAATCATATTACAGTATCAGTTGGAGAGAAACGAAGTAATTTTCGATTTCTTTTTGGAGAATATTAAAGTGGAGGTAATTATAATGACAAGTTACGAATTTGAAAAAGCTGCAAAGAATGCAGTGATTCAGACATTGAGTGAAAACATCAGCATTGACCAGTTGGATCTTGTGTGGTTTGCACATGAGTTAGGTTATAAGAAGTGTACTATTTGGGGACAGCCAATGGGCAACAGATATGCAGAAGTTACTTATAACAGGGATAAAGATGAGATGTATGTAGACATTTATCAGAAGATTATTAACAACAAGATTTCGTCTGATGGGTTCAATTTTTAAGCGTAAAGGAGAATAATATGGATAGAAGTGATCTTGCAGAAAGGATGAAAGGTTATGAAAAAAGGAATAGATATTATCTTCAGCGAAGAATGCCAGTGATTTTGAGGCTAGATATTAGAGCTGGACATAGCTTCACAAGAGGATTTGAAAGACCATTTGATGAAGTATTTATAAAATCAATGCAGGATACCGCTAAATATTTATGCGAAAATATTCAAAATTGTAAATTATCTTATCAACAGAGCGATGAAATCACATTACTTCTTGTTGATTATGATAAGCTAAATATGGATTGTTTCTTCGATTATAGAGTTGATAAATTATGTAGCATTGCAGCAAGCATGGCTACGATGGCATTTAATAAATTTTTTGAAAAGTATGTTGACGAATATAGATTTAGTAAATGGGATGGTGTTTCAAAATATAAGGATGGTACATGGGGATATATTCAGACATTACTAAATGCAGTTGACAAGGGTGCAATGTTCGATGCTCGTTGTTTTAATATCCCAAAAGAAGAAGTAACAAACAACTTTTATTGGAGACAATTAGACGCTTCTCGTAACTCAATTCAGATGGTTGGTCAAGCCAATTTCTCACACAAAGAATTACAGAATAAGTCATGTAATGATATTCAGGATATGCTTATGACTCAGAAAGGTATTAACTGGAATGATTTACCGACTTATCAGAAGAGAGGAAGCTGTTGTGTAAAAAATGAAATTGAAAATAAATTAACCGGATATAATGGTGAAGTCATAGCTATTGAATATAGAACAGAATGGGTTATTGATACAGAAATTCCTATTTTCAAGGGCGAAGGCAGAGAATATATTGATAGGTTGGTATTTGTTGGTGAAGATTAAAAATAAAGGAGAATATACATATGACATTAAAAGATACAGTAGAAATGATGAATAGTAACGACTATAAGGAAAGGTTTAAAGCTGAGTATTATCAGTTGGGTATAAGATATAAAGGTCTTAAATCAATGCTTACAAAATGGGATGATGGGACATTAAATTTTGAACCAACTTGCCCAAGAAGCACATATAATATGCAAATTAAGGCTATGGTTGATTATATTGCGGTTCTGGAAGCAAGAGCAGTAATGGAAGGCGTTGATTTATAATCGAAGGAACTGACATTTATTAAGGAGACTATATGAATATTTTAAAGAAAATATTTTGTAGACATAAAAATAATGAAATAGTTTGTTGGCATTGGACTCATGGACAAACTGCTAATGATATTAGATTTTTAGAAATTCAGGAAAAATGCAAAGACTGTGGTAAATATCATTTCAGCCACATAAAAGATTGGAATCAGTGTGGTAAATTCATCGCAAAATATCCAAATAAAAAATGGTCTAATACTTGCAAACCAATTTTGAATTAAATAATTTGGAGAATATATAGTTGGAGGCGAGAATGTGATTCAAGTAATTGAGACAAATTTGAGTATTGATCATGATAATATCATAAGAGATCATCAGTCACTAATTGTTGAAGTTGAAGATTGGGATACATATTGCAAAGCATTTGAAAAATACAATGGTAAAGCTGTTTATTTCAAGTCAAAGACTATGCCTGGTAACAGTATCTTATCGAATTGCTCTATAACAGATCTAATATATGATGACATTCATCTATCTTGTATGATCTTACACCAATCAGGTTTTATTACGAAAAAACTTGCATATAGAATTGGTTTATAATCTATGATTCATTCGAATCACAATTTCCAATAAAAATGAAAACCAAATAGAGAATATATAAGTGAAGCAGTCGCAGTAATTCACTGTTTCCTGTGGATTTCGAGGAGGTGAGAAAGTGCCAACAGGTTATACAACATATATAAAAGATGGAGATATTACAACAGGAAAAGACTTTTTAAAGCTTTGTCTTAGAAATTTTGGTGTGGCTATTAATATGAGAGATGAGCCATTATCAAAACCAGTTCCAAATCAATTTGAACCCAATCCTTATTACAAGAAAGATTATGAGGAAACGGTAGAGGTTCGTAATAAATATAGACAAATGACTTTTGAGGAAGCGAAGAAAGAGCTTATTGAAAAGCATAAGAAAGATATAGAATCAACAAGAAAATCTCTTGATGAATATATTGCAGAAGATGAGCGATATATGAAAGTTAGAGATGAAATTGAAAAGTGGATTCCACCAACATCTGAGCATGAAAATGTTAAAAAGTTTGCATTAAATCAAATTGATATATCGCTAAATACAGATATAAGAGAATATTGTAATAAAGAATTAAGCAAAGACTTGGATGTTAGCGATGAAGCAGTTTATTCGTATATGAATGATATTAATGAATTTCATGAAAATGATGTTGCTAGAGCATATAAAAGATGGCAGGAAGAATTGAAGAGAACTGCTGATAAAAATATGTGGATGAAACAATTCTTAGATAGTTTAGAGAATATATAAGCGAGGTAAGAATATGAGCTTTGTAGATGAATGGTAGCCTTTTATCAGAGAGAAGATAAAAATCATCAACTTTAGGTGGTGTCGATTGGAGGTATGAAAAAAGGTGGAGTATTTTACGACAATTAGTTGTCTAATAATCATTCATATAATTGGAGTAATCATTGCTATTGTTATTCATTGTAGAGACGGAACAATGGGACATGCTTCAAAATATGGAGATGGATTTAGATTTGCAAAACCGTCAGATGTTATATTTCAAGATTGTTTACTATGGGAAACTCAATTAGTAATTCATACGATAACCTTTATAGAAGATTACATCAACAATCAATTCAGTAAACATTTTCATTGAACAAATCAGTTCAAAAAATTCCAAAACAAGATGTCTCGAAAATTATATAAAAATCGAGACAAAGCAAGAGAGCAAATAAATGCGGAAAACATTTGTAGGGGTGGAAGAACAGCATACCCTTGGGTTTTTATACTCAAAAATCACTGATTATACATAGATGTTTATATAAATTAACTTCTGTGTTCCAGTCGCAAGACTGTTCAAATATAGTTATCAAAAAATTTTATTACATATTATAAGGAGGACATTTTTTAAATGGCAGAGACAAAGAAAAAAGGAAGATTATTTGATTTACCTGAGACAAAGGGTGCGTTCCAGTTAAAGGGAGTTGTATCTGGTATGGAGAAGGATACAGCATTTAAGGAGATTAAGACCAAGAGTGGCAAGCCTATGAGAATGCTTAATTTTGGTACAAGTTATCTTGATGGAGAGACATTATATGTCAATCTTCAGGGAATGGAGCAGGAGAATGTTTATTTCTCTAAGAGAGCTGAGAAGAAGGGCGAAAAGGCTGATACTGTAAAAGTACCTTGGACTGATAGATTCTCTTATAACCGTGAAGGCTATCGTATGATTGGTAAGAATATTGGTGTAAAGAAGAAGGTTGATTCTGAGGGCAAGACAGTTAATGACAAGAAGATTCTTACAGATTTTGATGCTTGCAAGGAAGTTAAGGAGAATCTGAAGGACGGTGCAAGCGTATTTATTCGTGGAAATCTTGATTATAGCAGCTTCACAGATGACAAGGGTAATAAGAGAACATCTACAAAGCTTGTTCCAAATCAGATTTCACTTTGCTCAGAGGTCAACTTTGATGATGAGAAGTTCGATAAGCAGAATGATTTCAACCAGGTGATTATTTTCATGGGTATCGAGCAGGAAAAGGATGATAACGATAAGCCAACAGGTAGATTCATTGTACTTGCAAAGATTGTTACATATAGCAATATTGAAGATGTTCAGTTTATCATCGAGGATAAGGCTCTCGCTAATAAGTTTAAGAAGTCACTTAATCCTTACAATGCAATTAAGGTAAGTGGACATATGGTTTCTTCTACTCAGACAGAGACAGTTGCAACAGATGATGATGACAATTGGGGTGAAGAGGACAGTATGGAGAAAGTATCTGCACCTACAAAGAGAGAGTTTATTATCACAGGAGCAAAGGGTTCTTCAATTGATAAGGAACTTTACACAGAGGAGAATGTAACAGAGGCTATTGCAAAGATTAAGAATGCAAATAAGGCAGAAGAGAGTTTTGGTTCTGATTCTAATGACGATTGGGGAAGTGCTGATGGTCTTGACGGATCAGACGAGGACGAGGCTTGGGATTAATCCTTTAGCAACTAGAGAATAACTAAGTGGAACGTCAGAAATGGCGTTCCAATAAATCAATATTATAGAATTACGGAGGAATTATTTAATGGCAAAAGCAAGAAAAGCGTCAGTCACACAGAGTAAGTTAGGTATGATTTTATATGGAGAGCAGTTTACAGGCAAGTCAACAATGGCTATGCAGCTTGCGTACTTTAAGCGTCCTGATGGAAAGCCTTTCAGAGTTTTATACCTTGATCCTGAGACTGGTTCAATTGATGATTATTTAGGTGACTTAGAAGCGAATGGTGTAAACCTTGAAAATATTTATATTGTATATACTCAGTCACTTGGAGAAGTAAGACAGTATATTGCAAAAGTTAAAAATGGAGAAGATTTCTATGAGCTTGATGATGACGGAGATGAGACAGACAATGTAGTTCTTGACGCAGATGGAGAACCATTTAGAGCAGATGCAATTGTTGTTGATGGTACTACAATTCTTAACTTAACAACAAAGCAGGGATTAGTAGAATTCTCTAAAAAGAGAAATAAGGTCAAGGCTGATAAGGATGGACTTGTTGGTGATGCCAGACTTGTTAAGATTGAGGGAGCAGGAATGGAGTTAAAAGATTATCAGACAATTAACTTCAAGGGACAGGATTTAATTCTTGATCTTATGGCATCTGGCGTTCACTATATTGTAACTGCTAGAGAGACTGATGAAAAAGAAACAATTAAGCAGTCTGATGGTTCAACTATGAGTGTTGTAACTGGTAGAAAAATTCCTGATGGATTCAAAGGTATGACATACAATGTTAAGACTGAAATTCGTATGTACAGAAATGAAGAAGGAACAGTATGTGCTCATGTTAAAAAGGATAGAACACACACACACGAAGACAATTCGATTATCGAAGATCCTACATTACTTGATTGGCAGTCAGTTATTGATAAGACAGCAGACAAGAAGGCTTTTGTAGTTAAGAATGACTTAACAAAGGCAGTTGATGTTGAGCAGGATATCTACAGCAAGGAGATTCTTGGTAAGGTCGGAGAGCCTGATAATTCGGAGACAACAAGTACATCTGATAATGGTAATAGTGCAGATATTGAAGCAATCAAGAAAGAGATTATTGCTAAGAGAAATGCACTTCCACCTACAGAGAAGAAAGCAATGAAGGAAAAGCTTGAAGCAGCAGGACTCCCTACAGCATACAAGAATGTAACTGATGTTGCAATTCTTAACAAAGTATTAGCAATGTTTGATTAAATTTGGATTATGTAAAGGTAGGATTATGGCAAGATACACAACTAACAATAAAAATGGTGTTAAAAGAAAATGTGGTTGTTGCGGAGAAAACCTTTATATAAACAAGAATAATATTGACGATGCAATCTACTATGATAAAAAAACATATCATAGTAGTTGCTTTATCAATATATGTCAGAAGCGTATTGCTAATAAAAGGGCAGACATATCAGCAAAATGGACTTGGATATATGACCACATTGATTCTATAAAAAAAGATACATATTCGCATCTCGCAGTAGCAATAGAGCAAGATGAGATATTTGAATTTATTAAAGAAGCATATGATTTGACAATTATCCCTACTACCGTATGGCAAAAGTTGGGTAACATTTATAATGGAACTTTTAAGGGAATGTCGGTAGGTATTCCACCTTCAGACTTACTTGATATGTGGCAAAGAAAAATAGATATGCTTAATGGTATTGCGAAAAAGAATGAAGTAAAAGGTATTCATATGCAGCCAGAACAACGACTTTCGTATGATTTATCCATTTTAGTTAATAAATATGACAGTTATTTAAGGTGGAAAGAAAAACAAAAAATACTTGAAGCTGAGAAAGAAACAGAAAAATCACAGAATATTGTCAGTCAATCAATTGGTTATACTAATGTGTCCAAAGATAGTAAGGTTGATACAGATGATATTTCAGACTTAGTGGATGATATTTTTGGATAGGAGATAATATTGGATAATGAACATGAATTAAAAGACTGTAATGTGCAAGCAGAAATCTTGTTTGTTGGTTCTATAGCAAAAGATTTGGACTTAATTGTAAATTACAGCACATTTATGAGAAGCAAGTATGATTTCTCTGATCCTGCGACAAAATTCTTTTATGATAATCTTGAAACTTATTTTCTTACATTTTCACAAACATTAGATGAAACAAAAATGAATGTGTTTATGAGTCAGAATGAAGAACGACTTAAATTATATAAGCAGTATAAAGGTTGGAAAACGCTTCAAAGGTTTATGACATTGGCAGATGAAAATGATGTGAAAAATTATTTTGATACTGTTAAGAAATATTCATTAGTAAGAGAGTATGGAAGAAATGGGTTTCCAGTTGAGAAGATATTATCTCATAGGAACTTTGATAAAATGTCACCAAATGACATTTACAGAATTATCCGTACAAAAGCAGATAAGATAAATACAGTAATTAATGCTGGTGAAGAAGCTGTTGAGCTTACTGATAAAAACTCATCTCAAATCGACAAATATCTTGAAAAGCCAAATTTCGGCTTACCTTTCCCTTGGTATATGTATAACGAATTTTTTCTTGGTCTTAGAGAAACAAAGGTTCTCTTTGAAGGATTCCTTTCTAATGAGGGTAAAACAAGAAAACTTGTACTTTTAGCAGCTTATGTAGCACTTGTGCAGAACGAGAACTTTTTTCTTATGAGTAACGAGATGGATGAAGAAGATCTTCGTAGTTGTCTTATTACGACTGTTATTAACAATAAAGAGTTTCAAGAATTGCATGGTGTACATATTACAAAGCCTGAGAAAGAGATTGTGTTAGGTGTTTATCATGATAAAAATGGTGACATTATCAGAAGAAAAATTGACGATAATGGTGTTTATCTTGAAAGCAATGAGGGTTACATAAAGAGAATAAAAGATACGTCAGAGGAATATTGGAATGTAAAAAAAGTTACAGATTGGATTGATAGTAGCGATCATAAGGGTAAAGTTATGTTTAAAGATGTTGGAGATGATTATAGCCCTGAGAGAATTGAATTTGAATTGCGTAAAGCAAAGATGGTTCAGAACATTAAATATTATGGTTATGACACATTAAAAGGTTATAACACTGATGATTGGTCACAAATTAAACAATTTGCAACTAAATTGAAAGAATTAACAAAAGAACTTCGTATGAGTGGATATGCAGTATTCCAGTTAAGTGATGATACGGTGTTTACTGATATTTTTAGTTTGAGTAGTAATAACATTGCCAATGCAAAGCAAATAAAGCATGTAGCTGATATTCTGAATATTGGTAAAAAGTTAAATAAGGAAGAATACCATAAATATCAAGTCGTTTTAGAATGTGATTCTTGGGGTGAGCCAGTGACGGAAGATTTGGATTTAAGTAAACAATATTTTTGTATTAAACCAGATAAAAACAGAGCAGGTAGTAAGGACAAGATTATGTTATTTGAGATTGATTTGAACTTAAATATTTGGAGAAATATAGGTTATATCATTAAAAAACCAAAAAATAGTGACTAATTGGAGGGTGGCAGCTTGGATGTAAAAGAGTTGAAGAATTATATATATGAAAATAATTATTGTGAACAGATATTAGAATCCGTTGGTTGCCACCATATCAAATATCATTCAGTTGGAGCATATTGGACTGCTGGTAATCCTGATGGAGATAATAAAGGAGCAATTATTTTATACAATAATGAGTCCCTTATCTGCTTGAATAAAACTCGACAAATGATAAAGGGTAACAGACAAACAGATATTATTGATCTTGTGTGTTATGTCAAAGACCTTACATTTCCAGAAGGATTAAAGGAAATATGCTCAGAAATAGGAATGTCTTATTATCACGATTTTGAAGAGGATATTCCAGATAGTTTTAAAATACTGAAAATGTTAGAAGATATGGATTCTAATATATCAGAAGAGAAAGAAAAACCATTACAACCTATTTCGGAGAAAATACTTTCGTATTATAAGCCTTATGTAAATGATTTATTCTACGAAGATCATATAGATTATGAAACACAAAGAGAGTTTGAGATAGGCTTTGATGAAGAAACAAACCGATACACAATTCCTATTCGTTCTGAATTAGGAGATTTAGTCGGTGTAAAAGCAAGATATTTTGACAGAAAAGTACCTGATGGAATGAATAAATATATTTATTTAGAGCCATGTGCAAAATCAAAAATTATATATGGATTGTATAAAACTCTTCCTTATATAAAAAGAACAGGAAGGATTTATGTTGGTGAATCTGAAAAATTTGTTGAACAAGCATGGAGTTATGGTTATCAAAACACTGGTGGTACAGGTGGAAAGGAACTTTCACAATATCAAATTGATATGTTAGTTAGACTTAGTACAGATATAATTTTATGTTTAGACAAAGATGTAAAAAAAGAAGAATTAGAGGAACTAGCAGAAAGATTTCCTGATGGTGTTCCGCTTTATTATATGTTTGATGAAGATAATATTCTTGGCGAGAAAGAATCCCCAACGGATGATCCTATTAAATGGAGGTACTTGGTAGAGAATAATATATACAGATTAAGATAGGAAGGTGTGTATTTGAAGTATAAATTATATGAAAATAGCGACAATAATACTTCCAATGTATTAGAGGAAGTGTTAAGAAATAGAGGAGTTGATGATTATGAAAAATATCTCAACTTAGATGAAAGTGTTTTAATTCCATACGAAAATTTGGATAACATACATGAAGCAGTAGAGTTGTTTATGAAACATTTTAATAACAAGGGTAAAATTGAAATACTTGTTGATGAAGATCCAGACGGTTTTTGTTCAGCAGCTATGATGTATTCTTATATTAAGAAAATGAATGCTGATTATCCAGTTAATTACATATTACATGCAAGAGCAAAGGCACATGGACTAGATGATGACATTGTGATATCTGATGATACAAAATTATTGATTATCCCTGATGCTGGTACAAATGACACAGAACAGTGTAGAGAGCTTTCAGAGAAGGGTATTGATATACTTATTCTTGATCACCATGAATCAGAAGAAAAAAATCCATATGCATTAATTGTAAATAATCAAATGAGTGACAATTATTTCAATAAGGATTTTTGTGGAGCAGGTGTTGTATATAAGTTTTTACAAGCATTAGATGCAGATACATGGAATGAGTTTGCAGATGACTATTTAGATTTGTGTGCATTAGCAAATATTAGCGATGTTATGGATATGCGTTCATTTGAGACAAGATATATTACAAATCTTGGATTACTCAATATTACAAATAAATGTTTTCAGGCACTTATTAAAGCACAAGATTACAGTATAAATGGTAAGGTTAATATTCACAATATCCAATGGTATATAACACCTATTTTGAACGGAATGATTCGCATCGGTTCAAGTGATGAAAAGGAATTGTTATTTAGAGCTTTTATTGAAAAAGATGAGTTCTTTGAATATAAAAAAAGAGCCACAAAGAATAAACCAGTAGAAACAATTCAGGAAAGCATTTATGATAGAGCTGCTAGACTTTGTAAAAATGCAAAATCACGACAAGATAAAATGAAAGAAAAAGGCGTAAAAACCATTTCAGAAGTTGTAGATAATCTTCCAATTGATGATAAACTTATTATGGTTGATGTATCTGACTTACTTGATAGTGGATTAACTGGTGTTGTAGCAATTAAAATTGCAGAGCAATATAATAAACCTTGCATTCTGCTAAAGAAACATTTTGATAAAAAGACAAAAAAAACTGTATTTGGTGGTAGTGCAAGAAATATTGATAATAGTCCAATTGATAGTTTTAAAGATATTGTTAATTCAACAGGATTCATTAATGGTAAAGGTCATGCAAACGCTTTTGGTATTGTAGATTTACCAGTTGATGATAAAGAAAAAGCAATTAATATGATGAACAGTATTCTTAAAAATACTGAATATGATTCTACATATCGTGTAGATTTTATCTTAGACATTAATCATGTCACAATCCCTTTAATTATTAAGTTATCACAGTTTGAAGATATTATTTGTCAAGGAATTGATGAACCTATGCTTGCAATAGAGAATATATCATTGACAAGAGATTGTTTTGAAGTATTTGGCAAGAATGAAGATACTATCAGTTTTATAGTGAATGATATTAAATACATTCAGCTCAAATGTAAAGAAGGTAATCAGCTATATGATTTTATACAAGATGCATGGAGTGATAATGATAGTATTGCATTTACTATTGTTGGTAAACCTTCAATAAATGAGTACAACGGCATTAGAACACCGCAAGTTATCATTGAAGATGTAGCTGTTATTAGTACAAATAGTAACGATGAAGACGATAATTGGTAGGAGGTGAATTATGTATAGTTCATTACATAACCATACATATTATTCATTACTTGATGGATATGGTAGTCCAAAAGAAATGCTTGACAGAGCAAAAGAAATAGGTGTAAAGGCATTTGCCGCCACAGAACACGGCAATATGTATAGCTCTATTTATTTTGACCTTATTAAAAAAGACTATCCAGATATTAAAATGATATATGGATGTGAGTTATACGAATGTGAAGATATCACTGTTAAGGATAAAGACAATAAATATTTTCATTTGATTTGTTTGATAAGAAATGAACAAGGCAGAAAAGACTTAAATAAGGTTATTACAAAAAGTAACTTTGAAGGGTTTTATTTTAAACCACGATGCACAGTAGAAGATATTAAGCCATATGCCGAGAATTTTGTTATTTCTTCTGCTTGTTTAGCAAGCAAGTTAGCGAGAGAGTCAGATTTTGAGAAGTGTATTGAATATGTTAATGAATATAAAGAAGCTTTTCCTTATTTCTTCCTTGAGATGCAGTCGCATTCTCATCAGGATCAGTGTTCATATAATCAGAAAATCTTAGAACTTTCAAAAAGAACAAATACCCCATTTATCATTACAACAGATAGTCATGCACCTAAAAAAGAAGATTTGTATTATCAGGACAAACTTATTCAGATTGGTAGAAAAAGTAGTAACAACGACAAAAATGCTATCGAAAATAGTGAGATATATGAAGGTTGCTATATGCAATCTGAAGATGAAATCCATGAAATTATGGATAGTCAGATTGGATATGAAAATGTATGTCTTGGATTGGAGAATACTAATAAGGTAGCAGATTTAATTGAAAATGTAGATATGCCATTTCAGAAACCACAGTTACCTACGTTCCCATTACCTGATGGATATAGAGATAATAATGAATTCTTATGGCATTTAGTTAGACAAGGTTGGAAAGATAGAGGGTATGACAATCTCAGTGAAGATGAACAGCAAGTAAGAAGAACTAGGTTGAGCTACGAGATGGGTATTATTCATTCAATGGGGTTTGATGGTTATTTCTTATTTGTATGGGACTTTATCAAAGCTGCCGAGAAGCTTGGAATTGAAGTTGGCAAGGGAAGAGGAAGTGCAGCAGGTTCTTTAGTTTGTTATTGTTGTCATATCACGGATATTGATCCGATTAAATATGGACTCATTTTTGAGAGATTCTTAAATCCTGAACGAGTAGGACTTCCAGATATTGATACAGATGTTGGTAACAGAGATGCAATCATTGATTACCTTGTAGACAAATATGGAGAAGAAAGAGTATGCCAGATTATTAACTACTCATATATTACTCCAACAGTTGCAATTACTGATGTTGGTAAGATACTTGGATTTCCATATAATCAGATGCAAAAACTTTCACAGAAATTTACATTCGATAAATGGGATGACTGTATGAAAGCAAATCCAAATTTACTCGCAGACAATCCACAATATGCTGATTTGTTTGATATTGCAAAGCATTTAAGTGGTCGTGTTAAAACAGTTTCTATTCATGCTGGTGGTGTTGGAATCGTTGATACAACAATTAATGACTATATGCCAATGAAAATAGGAACTAAGGGCGAGCATGTAATTCAAGTTGATAAACATTATGTAGAAGACATTGGAATTGTAAAGTTTGACCTTCTTGGAGTGGCAACACTTAATCTTGTAAAGGAAATTAAGGATGATTTACACTTAAATCCTTGGGATTATGATATCAATAATCCAGAATTTGAGAATGACAGACCTACATATGAATTATTGGCAAGTGGTAAGACTAATGGTGTATTCCAGGTTGAATCAGCAGGAATGAAAGATTTGCTTATTCGATTAAAACCAAAGCTTGAACAACTAGACTTTGAGGTTATATCTGTCATCTTGGCATTATATAGACCTGATAGTATGGGAGCACTTGACGAGTATGTTGAAATGGCAACAGGTGGAAGTAGACCACCATCAATTCATCCAGATATGGATGAAATTTTAAAAGACACAAATTACTGTATGATTTATCAGGAGCAGCTTCTTGATATTGTTAAGAAGTTTGGTGGAAGAACATACGGGCAAGCCGATTTATTTCGTAAGGCAATAGGAAAAAAACTGCCAGAATTAGTAAAACAGGAATCGGAAAAACTTCGTGGAGAAATAATGACAAATGGATATTCTAAAGATATCGCAAATACAATAGCAGATGAATTAGCCTCTAAAGGTGGGTTAACAAAATAAAAAAAAGTGTAGTATGTTAGAAATTGGAAAGGAGAAAATATTAAGTCATACAATCAATTAAACAATAAAGATAAGAAATACATAATTAATTTTTATTATAAACATAAAGATATTTTAATTAGAGATATTGGAAATTTAATAGGAATTTCTAATAGGGCGGTTTCAAGGGTTCTTCGAGAGTCTGGTGTAAACACAAAATTAAAAAATAGATATATTATAAAAAATGAAAATTATTTTGAAAATATAGATTCAGAGTTTAAAGCATATATTTTAGGATTTATATTTGCAGATGGCTTTGTTGGTGAACATAATGATTTTTGTATATCGTTATCAGATAAGGTTAATGATAATTTACGAATATTAAAGATGTTTCAAAACGAGTTAAAAATAGATGATTTAATATATCATTCAATTGATAAAGATGGAAATGGTAAATATACTTTCAAATTTTCTAATGAAAAGATAGTAAGGGATTTGAATAAAAATGGAGTATATACCTGTAAATCTTTAACACTAGAACATGTTCCTAATATTAGAAAAAACTTAATGAATCATTTTATCAGAGGATATTTTGATGGAGATGGATCAATTTGTAGTTGGTATGATAAATATGATAATCGACAAAGATATTGTATGGAAATCTTGGGAACGAAAAAATTTCTATTGCAAATTCAAGAAATATTATGTTCAGAATGCCATATAAAAGAAACTAAATTACATGATGTTAATCATACTCAAGGATTAACAAGAATATCTCATAGAGGAATAAAAAATTTAATTAAAATCAGAGAATATTTATATAAAAATTCAACAGTATTTCTAACATACAAACACAATAGATTTTATAATATACAGCCCCTGTAATTAGTGATAATTATAGAAAACCCAGAATATCAGGGGAAGTCCTTATAGCATTAAATACCAAGCACAAGAGAAATCAAAGTGCGGCATTGCTAATCACAATGGTATGGTAATAATTTTAATGATTGGATAATCCTGAGAGATAGACCTAAGTTATATAATAATAAGGTAAGCTCGCAACGACTACCAATGGGTGTCCGAGATAATATCAACGGCAATGGTATAGTCTACTCCCCTAATAAATATCGGGAAACCGAGGGTATTAAAGGATCTTTTTAATAAAAGTCATTCATTTAGTTACGCAGTTCTTTGTTTCGAGACAGCTTGGTTCAAAGCTCATTATCCAACTTACTTTTTCAAAGCATTATTCAATCAGAATAAAGATAAAGCAGGTGCAATTAATAAATATATTCTTGATGCAAGGTATTTTAATGTGGATATTATGCCACCGAATATCAATCATTCTGGAATGAATTTCACAGTCGATAATGATAAGGTTCTTTTTGGATTATCTGCTATTGGTGGAATTGGTGAATCACTTTCTAAGCAAATTATCGAAGAAAGAGAGAATAATGGTATATACAAATCGTTTGATGATTTGATTCAGAGACTTTCTTTAGGTAAGGCATCTGTTATTGCACTGATAAAATCTGGTGCAATTCCTTGTAAAAATAAGCGTGAAAAACTTATATCATATCTTAAATCAGAGTATCAACCATTAAAATTCTCAGAAGTTCAATCATTGCCTACCTATAAGAAACTTGAAGAAGATTGGAACATTAACTTAAAGAAGTACGTGATTCCTTCATCTGGAAAACGAATTGTATATGACAAGAAAGCACTACTTACTGAATATAACAGATTGAAAAAGATACAGTTTGAAGAAAATCAGAAGGTAAGATTCCAAAAGTACATAGATGATAACAAAAAATATCTTGAAGACGAACAGTTTTGGGAATTCCAAACATTACAAGTATTTATCAATGATAATCCATTTGATGCAGCTTATACATTCTTGACACCATTTGAGGATGTACCTGATGGTGAGAAATGTACTTTAGTTGGAATTATAGCAAAGGTTCAAAAGAAGAAAGATAAGAATGGTAAGCAGTTCGCATATATAAACATCTATTCAAGTTTTGGACTTGTTGAAGGAATTGTATGGCATAGTCAATTAAAAGAATATGAAGATTTAGTAAAAAAAGGACAGCAAGTAGCAATTCTTTGTAAGAAAGATAGCGAAGAAAAGGTAATTGTAGAAAAATTAAAGCCATATAGTAAATGGCTTGAATATGTGAGAAAGAAAGGAGTATCAGTCTAAATTGGATGAAGATGAGATTTATAAATTCACAGCGATAATTACATATGAGCAATACTATTCGGATGATTCAACGTGGGGTGTGTTTGGATTTTCAACAAAAGATGATATTCCATTCTTTACAAAATCTACAAAAACATTCGATCCGTTTGGTGATAATAATTCTGCAAATGATACTGATGATAGAAAAATGAGTAAGTTAGCAGGAAAGATGCAACATTTAGTTGTGGGTGGAGAATATGTAGTTAAGGCGAAATATAAAAAAGATAAAAAATATGGCGATCAATATACACCGATTGCCATATACGCCATTATTCCACAAAGCAGAGAAACACAGTTATTATTTTTGAAGTCAATGATTCCTGAATGGATGGCTGATAATTTAATAAATGCATATCCAAATGTAGTTAATGATGTAGCGAATGGTACATTAAAAACTATTGATTACAGTCTTGTAAAAGGTGTTAGAGAAATTACTTGGAATAAAATCAAGGAAAAAATCATCAATAACTATCTCATTTCTGACATTATCTCAATGCTAAAACCAATTGGTGTTACTTATGCAATGATTAAAAAATTGCTTTCAGAAGAACCAAATCCAGTTTTATTAAAGCAAGAGTTAGAAAAAAATCCATACATCATGACAAAAATTGATGGGATTGGGTTTCGTAAATGTGATGATTTAGCACTGAAGTTAAAACCTGAACTGATTGATTCTACACAAAGACTTGTGGCTTTTATCCAATACTATTTCAAAGATCTAGGAGAAAGTAAAGGTCATACATGGTGTTCTGAAAAGATTTTAAGGGCAGCCATAAGTAATAATATATACGAATGTTGCAATAAGGTTGATTGGCTATTAGAAAATAATGACTTTCTTCATATTGATAATGGTCGAATTGGTCTGAAATATTATTACGATATTGAGATGCAGATTTATCATTTGATTCTGAATAAATCTCAAATTGAAACAACAATCAATATTTCTGATGAAGCGATTGATAAAGCAATTAAACATGCGGAAGAAGAACAAGGATTTAATTATGTAGTAGAACAGTTAGACACGATTCATAAGAGCTTACATAGAACTGTTAGTTTGATAACTGGAAAAGCAGGAACTGGTAAAACATCAATAATGCGAGCAATTGTTAAGGCTTATATGGAGAATAATTATATGATGACAGCTTCAGCACTTTCAGCAATGGCAGCTCAAAGAATTACAGAAGCAACAGAATTCCCTGCAATGACTATTCATAGAACACTTGGATGCCAAGGTTTAAATGATTTTACTTACAATAAGGATAATCATTTGATTACAGATGTTGCATTTCTTGACGAGGGAAGTATGGTTAATGCCAGTTTATTTTTACATTGGCTTGAGGCAATTGGAGATAATACAAGAATTATTATTTCAGGAGATCATAAACAGTTACCACCTATCGGATTTGGTAACGTGTTCTCAGATTTAATTGAAATGTTCGATGAATCAGTTGTGAGTAAGTTAGTAAAACCTATGAGACAGGCTGAAAAATCAGGTATTCTTGTTGATGCAAATAAGATTCGTGAGAATATAAATCCTATATCTGAGAAATTACAGCCACGAATTATTCATGGTGAGTTACAGGATATGTATTATATGTTCCGTACAAATCGACAGTCATTATTTAATATTGCTATTAAGACATTTATTAAATCTGTTAAATCAGATGGAATCGACAATGTGGTTATTGCAGTACCTCGTAGAAAAGATTGTTTGAATAGCACCAATGAAATTAATAAGGTTATTCAAAATGAATTACTTGGTGATGTTTTAGAGAGTATTGAAGGGTTTGATACAACTTTCAAACTTGGTGCAAAAGTCATGCAAACAGTTAATGATTATGACAAAAATGTATTTAATGGCGAGATTGGTTATGTGACAAAAATCAGTGAAAGATATGATGGTAAGAAAAAAGAAGAGTATTGTGAAGTAACTTACACTGATATTTTTGGAAAAGACAAAATCATTAAATACACAAAGAAAGAGTTAGCTGCTTTGGATCTTGCTTATGCTATGACAGTACATAAATTACAGGGTGCTGGTCGAAAGACAGTAATTGGTATTATTGATAATACACATCATCAGCTTCTTGATAACTGTATGCTTTACACATTGTTGACTAGAGCAAAGAAGAGATGTTTGTTATTAGCTGAACCAGAAGCATTTTTACAGTGCATTAGAACAAGTCATAACAATAGAAATACTTGGATGATGTTAATGACATCAATAATAAAGAGTAATGTGCCAACAAACGTAATTAAAAATGGCGTGGTAGAAAAAACTGAAGTCTTGGAATGCCCATAAATAGGGCGTTTCAGAGACTCAAAAATCAAAAGAAATTGGACTTTCATTGGGATTTGATAAATAGGAGGATTAAGATTTGAAATTTGAAACAAGTAAGAGGATAGATAATTGGGCAGAGAATCACAGAAAACAGGGATGTATAACTCGTGCAACAGCAGGTGAACAGTTTGTATATGAATTTTTGCCAAGTGGAATTATAGAATGTCAGACAATTAAATGTCTATGTTGCGGTAAAGAATTCACAGATTACGTTGATTAAAATAGGAGGTTAAATGGGAACAGTTATTATTACAAATTATACTACAAAAACACCAATTACAATGATTGGATTTTGTGCAGGTGTATGTTGGGGTGCTGATACATCTAATCAAGAAAAGAATTATAAGCGTGGCTTAAATTGTATTGAAAGTGTACATGGGAGAACATGGGAGTTTCCAGATGTTTATGCAATTATTGACGGATATTCTGCAAAAGTTCTGAGGGAATGGTATACACATATAGGCTGTTTACCAACACGCTTACAAGGTTCAACACGTTATATTGATTATTCTAAAGGAGAAGGTTTTGAATATACAACTCCACCATCAGTAAAGAAAAAACAAGAAACCGAATTAGAATGGCACAGTTTTATGAGATATATAAATTCAAAAATTCAATGGTTTATTGAAAATGGAATTCCTGTTGAAGATGCAACAATGTGTTTGCCATTAGCATATAGCAGTAATATGGTTGATAAACGTAATTTCAGAAACATAGTAGATATGACCGCACAAAGATCTTGTTCGAGGGCATATTGGGAATATAGAAATGAATTGATGAAAGATTATCTTGAAGCTTTAAGAGAATATTCTAATGAATGGAAAACATTGATTGATATGACGTGCAAACCTAAATGTGAAAAATTAGGATATTGTGAAGAAAAAAAGTCTTGTGGTAGAAAACCAAAGAGACAGTAAATGTTCATTTCATAAGGATAAGAAAGGGAGAATATATGAAAAACGCTTTAAAAATGACGTGCCTTATGTTTGGTATAATTATTTTATTTTTATTTGCATTGGTTATATTTATGTTTTTATTCACATTATTCTTTCACTTGTTTTTGCCAACTATAATTTCACTTATAATCGGTGGAATTTTATCTGTATTTATTACAATTTTTGTGGCAATTTATATTGACATGAAATATGAAGAGAGGTGATTAATATTAGAAATCCGAATAGATTATATGATTTTTATAATGAAGTAACAAGATTACATATGACACACATGCCTGATTGGAGAGTTGGTCAGTTTTGGATGAACTTTTTAGGTTGGGTGCAAAATGTAAAGAAACGAGATCCGTTCTTTCCAGAAGAGTCAGAAATGCTTACATACTTAAAAGAATATTGTGGAGAAAAGGAGGAAATAAATGAATAAGTTAGAACGAATGAAAGAGCTTATTAATACACTTAATAATGCATCTAATGCGTACTATAATCAGTCTCCAATTATGTCAGATTACGAATGGGATAAACTGTACGATGAGTTAGCGACACTTGAGTATGCTACGGAAATTGTATTAGCAGATAGTCCGACACATAATGTTGGTTATTCAGTTTCAGATGAATTAAAAGAAGTAGAGCACAATCATCCAATGCTTTCGCTTGATAAAACAAAGTCAATAGATGAGTTAATTGAATTTATTGGGAATAAGGATTGTTTCTTATCTGTAAAAGCAGACGGTCTTACCACATCTCTTCATTATATTAATGGTAAGTTAATCGGTGCAGAAACTAGAGGCAATGGAGTGAGAGGTATTGAATGCCTTCATAATGTATTAACAATGAAGAACGTACCAAAGGAAATTCCATATAAGGATGAACTTATTATTGATGGCGAAACAATTATTGGGTGGGACACCTTCAGAGAGATTAATGATAAACTTCCAGAAGATAAGAAATATAAACATCCGAGAAATCTTGTATCTGGAACACTACGATTACTTGATAACAAAGAAGCTGCAAACAGAAATATGAGATTTGTTGCTTGGAGAGTTATTAAAGGTTTTGAGCATAAAACTCCTAGTGAAGATTTATTCAAGGCTAAAGATATTGGATTTGAAATTATACCGATATTAAAATCGCCTAGAATTAATCAGAAAAAAGAGTTAGTAATCTTGTTAAATCAAATAAGAGAATCGGCAAACTCACATAATATTCCTTATGACGGAGCTGTTATGGCAATTGATGATTATAAAATTGCAGAATCTATGGGAAGAACGGATAAATTCTTCCGACATTCAATGGCATATAAATATGAAGATGAATTATTTGAAACTGTTCTTACAGATATTGAATGGAATACTTCAAAGACGGGTTTGATTAATCCTGTGGCAATCTTCGAGCCAGTTGACTTAAATGGAGCAATTACCACAAGAGCAACGCTTCATAACATTACATATATTAAAGATATGATGCTTGGCATTGGAGACAGAATTAGAGTCTATCGTTCTAATATGGTTATTCCTAAAGTACATGACAGTATTGATAAGAGTGGTAATTTTAATATTCCTGATAAATGTCCTATTTGTGGTCAGCCTACAAGAATTATTAAAGAAAATGATTCCGAAGTTCTTATGTGCGAAAATCCAGATTGTAAAGGTAAACTTTTAGGTAGACTTGTTCATGCAGCAAGTCGAAATGCGTTGGACATAGAAAATCTTTCAGAATCTACAATAGAGAAATTCATCAACCTTGGTTGGTTAAATTCAATTCAGGACATGTATCACTTATCAGACCACGAAAATGAAATGAAAACTTTGGATGGATTTGGTAAAAAATCTGTTGAAAAACTTCTTAATTCTATTGAGAAATCTCGTGATACAGATCTTGAGCATTTTCTTTATAGTTTATCAATTCCGTTGCTAGGCAAATCAGCAAGTATGATGATTGCAGAAGCAATAGATTATAACTTTGATACATTTATTGATAAAATGACGAATAAAGGCACAGAATACTTTAGATATTTGCCTGGCATTGGAGATGCGTTAATAAGTTCGCTTAATACTTATTGGAAGAATCATTACTCAGATATACTTCAATTAGCGAATGAGTTTACATTTGAAAAATCTAATATAGTTTTAGATGAAATCCCAAAAACATTACAAGGTAAAACATTTGTGGTAACTGGTTCTGTCAATCATTATAAAAATCGTGATGAATTGAAAGCCGATATAGTTGTTCATGGCGGTACAGTTGTTGGTTCTGTAAGCTCTAAAACGTCTTATCTTATTAACAATGATATCAACTCAACAAGTTCTAAAAATCAGAAAGCAAAATCGCTTAATATTCCAATTATAACAGAAGAAGAGTTTATGAAAATGCTCTAGTATAAAGGAGAATATATATATATGGAGGTGATAATTTGAAACGAATATCAGCAATATGCATAATAACATTGTGGATAATATTATTAGTATTGCCATTTATTTCAATTCGGGCAATGCCTAGTCAAAGCGATGATTGTAATGATTTAAAAATTTATAATGATCTTATTTTATTAAATCGACTAGAATTAATAGAGCCAGATATTATCCAAACGGTTGGTTATAATGTTGTTCATGAAAACAATTCCAATCCAAGCAAGAAGACGGAACAGATTGAAGAAGAAAGACCTAAAGAAAAAAGCTATTGGTGTAATTGGGGTGAATTTTCTCTTAATGAAGAAGAGTTCAGACTTTTATGTAGAACTACTTATTGCGAAGGTGGTAATCAAAGCTCTAATACCCAAACATTAATTGCTTTGACAATTCTTAATCGTGTCAAGTCAGACATATTCCCAAACAATATCCATGATGTAATTTATCAAGAGGATCAATATTCTGTAACTAAATGGAGCGATTTTGACCAATATGAATGGACAGCACTTACTGAAAGTGCAGTAATTAATGCTTTAAACGAAAATAATTATCCACGTAATTTATATTATTTTCGCACTAAACATTTTCATTATTTTGGTGTTAGTTATATGCAAGCAGATGATTTATATTTTTCAACTGAGAATTAAAAAGGAGGATAATTTAAATGGATACAGGAATTAATTATAACGCTATCACAATAGATGATTGTATAGACAATTATGAAAAGAAAAATAAAACAACTATTATTAACGATGGAAAAATAACGGGATTTGAGGATAAAGAATGTTAGTATTGATGGGGAAAACGGCTTCGGGCAAGACTGAATTGTTAAAACATTTAGTTGGTCGATATCATTTCAAGCCGATTGTAACTTACACAACACGACCAATAAGAGAAGGAGAAATCCCTGATATTACATATCACTATATATCTGAAGGAGAATTTATAGAAAAAATAAGCAAAGGCTTCTTTGCAGAATGGAAGATATATAAAACAGTTGAGGGAAACTGGTATTATGGATCTGCTGCGTCAGATTATAAAAATACAAATATATTCAATATAGTGATATTAACACCAGACGAGATTCAACAAATTCAGGAAAATGGGTTAAAAAATATACGGATATTTTATATTAAATGTCCAAAACATATAAGACGGAAAAGACTAAAAAATAGAGGTGACAAACCTTCGGAAGTTAAAAGAAGAATAAGAGCCGATGATAAGGACTTTAAAATAATTTCTTTTCCATATTATTCAATAAAAAATAAGGGTTATATAGATAAAGCATTAAATAAGATTTTAACAGAATATTTTATTGGGAGAAATAATATTTATGGCGAAAAATAGAATAATATATTTAGCAGGAAAATGTAATGGACTCTCAATAACGGAACAGAATTTATGGAGGGTGCATATTAAAAATATCTTTGAATGTAATTATGATGATGTAATCGTAATAAATCCAAATGATTATTTTAATTATTTCCAAAAATTACATAAAACAAATAAACAGGTTAAAGAATATTATATGTCTTTAATTGATAAGAGCGATTTAGTAATAGTAAATTTGAATAATTCAGATAGTAGTGTAGGTACGGGACAAGAACTTGAACACGCACGAATGATGAATATCCCTATTATCGGATTTGGAACGGAAAATGTATATCCTTGGGAGGCAGAGGTAGATTGTCAAGTGGTTTTTGACCGTATTGAAGAGTGTATAGAATATGTAAATAATTACTATTTAAACTTAAGATAAAAGGGAGGGAGATCAAAATTAATATTATAACAACACACAGTTTAGCGCGCGAATTATTAAATAAACCAGATGATTACTTAACAGTAAGTGTTGATAATAGAGAATATATAATTAAGGGGATTAAACCTATTAAAACTCATGCAAATTGTGATGATAGTTTTACACATAAATCATTAATTTGCGAAGAATCTAGTGGGAACATAATTAGATAGTTGATTTCTTATGAAATCGAGAAAGGAGATAAAATTTGTACAATGTAATAAAAAAAGATGGCACTATAGAGCCTTATAATGAACAGAAGATTATTGATGCTTGTAACAAAGCTGCTAGACGTGCCATGTATGAGTTGTCAGGCAATGATTATGCACAGATTTTAAACGATGTATTAGCAAAAATAGATGAAAGTTATGATGAAGATACAGATATTGAAATTTACGATATGCATAACATTGTAGAATCTGTTTTGGAAGAAGATTTTCCAACGGTTGCAAAAATGTATAAGGAATATAGAAACTACAAAAAAGACTTTGTACATATGATGGACAAGGTATATGAACGTAGTCAGTCTATTAGATATATTGGAGATAAAAGCAACGCTAATACAGACTCAGCATTAGTAGCAACAAAAAGAAGTCTTATTTATAATGAATTAAGTGGAGAATTATATAAGAAGTTCTTTTTAACTCACGATGAGAAACAGGCTGCAAAAGATGGATATATCTATATTCATGATAGAAGTGCAAGACTCGATACATTTAATTGTGATTTGTTTAGAGTAGGAGAAGTTATGAAGGGCGGTTTTGAAATGGGTAATATTTGGTATAATGAACCAAATTATCTTGATACTGCTTTTGATGTAATGGGAGATATTATTCTTTCAACAGCCGCACAACAGTACGGTAAAAATCATCCGACTGCCGTACTTAAAAACCTTGTGAACGCCTAAATGGGCGGTGTGGTCGTACAGACTGCTAACACTGAAGCTTTTAATTAAGTAACGGTGTGCCAAGCATATAAATCTTCTATATTAACAAGGAGATGTTTTTATAGAAGAAATTTGGAAAGATATTAAAAATTATGAAGGAATGTATCAGATTAGTTCGTTTGGGAGAGTTAGAAGTTTAGATAGATATGTTAATAGTTCAGGTGGACGAAAGCAATATATAAAGGGAAAGATTTTACATATATGCTATAACAAACGAGTAAATGTTTACGAGATACATTTAAGGAAAAATAATAAAAGACAATGTTTTAAAATACATAGATTGGTTGCAGAAGCATTTATAGAAAATGATGATCCAGTTAATAAAACAACTGTAAATCATATAGATGGCGATAGATCTAATAATAGAGTAGATAATTTAGAGTGGTTATCGTATTCTGATAATTTAGAACACGCTTATATAGAATTGCACCGCCCCATAAACCGACCAAAGTATATGAAAAGACGGTGCTTGTGCATTGATAAAACAACCAATACTAAAACATTATATGAAAGTATAGAAGCTGCGTCAAGAGGAAGTGGAGTATCAACAACACAAATCAGAAGACTAGCCGAAAATGAGTGTATTAACAATACATTCGAATTCTACATAGAAGGAATGAATAATTTTAATATATAGAAGATTTATATGAAGGTTCAGAGACTAACTACAAAAAATAAACTTCACAAACAGTGTAAGGAAAAGATAATGGACAAAATAACAAAAAAATCAAGGAATTTAGCTTTAGCAATGTGTTTAGGGGATGGAAGTATAAATAAAAACTCACCTTATTTGGCAATAAGACATTGCAAAAAACAATTAGAATATTTAGAGTGGAAAAGAAAATTATTAAAACATTATGGATTCAGTTGTAGCGACATATATTATGTTGAAAACAATGGTTACGGTGCTTATGAATTTCGAACAAGTTCATGTAACTCATTAATATCGGTTAGAAATTGTTTATATAAAAACAATATAAAAACATTTTCATTAAAAGCATTAAAAAAAATAGACGAGTTAGGATTGGCAATTTGGTACTTAGACGATGGAAGTATTTCTACAACTCAGAAAAAAAGTGTTCTAACAATATCCACTTGTATTTCAAAGGAAGAAAACCAAATAATCATTGATTTTATTTACAATAAATTCGGTGTTAAATTTGGTCAAAGGAAAATGCGAAATCATTATTCTTTGATCTGTGGTACAAAAGAAGCTAGAAAATTTATAAAAATAGTTGAGCCTTATATCAATGAAATAAAATGTATGAAGTATAAATTAAACGTTAAACCATTATCAAATCGTGTAGCATAATATGAATATATATTATGGTAGGTATATAGGTGAAATTCCTGTACCGAAGCGCAAGGCAATGATTAACAATCATTGAAGAAATAGTGCATGTATGATGAAAAATCATACTTGGGTTTTACAGTTCCAGAAGTAGATAAAATTCTTGAGTCATATGCAGAAAAATCATATGAAAAATATGTCAATGAATATAAAGAAAACACCAAAGAATTACTGAAAGAATTGCACATCTCGTTTGCAGAAAAGGCATTTAATCCTATTATTGATAAACTTGCAAATAAAAACTCAACAAAGAAAGTTCAGCGTGACTTTGAACAGGGATGGCAAGGTATTGAAATGAAGTTAAACTCTGTCGGTTCAAGTAGAGGGGACTATCCTTTTGTCACAACGACAATTGGATTAGCAACATCAAAATTTGGTAAAATGGCAGCTATTTCACTTCTTAAAGTTCATTCAGAAGGACAGGGTAAGAAAGGATTTAAACGTCCTGTATTATTTCCTAAGATTGTATTTTTATATGACAAAAATCTTCATGGAGATGGTTCAGATAAATATCCGAGTGCAGATGTATTTAATGCTGGTCTTGACTGTAGCAGTAAGACAATGTATCCAGATTGGTTATCATTAACAGGTGATGGATATGTTGCAGAAATGTATAAGAAATATGGGAAAGTGGTATCTCCAATGGGCTGCCGAGCTTTCTTATCGCCATGGTATGAAAAAGGTGGTATGCATCCAATAGACGAAAATGATAAACCGATATTTGAAGGGCGTTTTAATCTTGGTGTTGTTTCTCTTCATCTTCCTATGATTCTTGCAAAGGCTCGTAGGGAGTCTAAAGATTTCTATGAAGTCCTTGATTACTATCTTGAATTAATCCGTGGATTGCACAAAAGAACATATGATTATATTGGTGAATTAAGGGCAAGCGTAAATCCAGTTGCCTTTTGTGAAGGTGGTTTGCTTGGCGGTAATTTAAAGCCAACAGATAAGATTAAAACAATTCTTCCACCAATGACAATAAGTTATGGAATTACTGCATTGAACGAATTGCAAAGACTTTATAATGGTAAATCTATTCGTGAAGACGGGCAGTTTGCATTAGAGGTTATGCAATATATCAACGATTATACAAATCGAATTAAAGAGGAAGACCATATTTTATATGCAATTTACGGCACTCCTGCCGAATCATTGTGTGGTCTTCAGATTGAACAGTTTCGCAAGATTTATGGAATCATTGAGAATGTATCTGACAAGCCTTATGTAAGTAATTCGTTCCATTGCCATGTGTCAGAACAGATGTCACCTATTGAAAAACAGGATAAAGAAGGACGTTTCTGGAATTTATTTAATGGTGGAAAGATTCAGTATTGCAGATACAATCTAGGATATAATAAAGAAGCTATTAAAACACTTATTCTTAGAGCAATGGATAAAGGTTTCTATGAGGGGGTAAACCTTGCGATGTGTTACTGTGAAGATTGTGGATATCAGCAAGTTGAAATGGATGTTTGTCCTAAGTGTGGTAGCAAAATGATTACAAAAATTGACAGGATGAACGGATACTTAGGATTTACAAGAGTACATGGTGAGACAAGATATAACGAAGCTAAAAATGCGGAAATCGCAGATAGAGTTTCGATGTAAGGAGTGTGATTCATATCAATTATCATAACATTACACATGATGATATGAACAATGGTGACGGTTTGAGAGTCGTTTTATGGCTCTCAGGCTGCTCTCACCATTGTTATAATTGTCAAAATCCTCAAACATGGAATCCTGATAGTGGTATTCCATTTGATGAATCAGCAAAAGAGGAGATATTCAACGAACTGTCTAAAGACTATATATCGGGCATTACCTTCAGCGGTGGTGATCCACTACATGAAAATAACCTTGATGAAGTCCTCAAATTAATCAAACAAATCCGTATTTCTTTTCCTGAGAAAACTATCTGGTTGTATACTGGATATTCTTATTCAAAAATCTTTCGGGGACAATTATCATGTCTATCTCAAGAAGGATTAAATAATTTTAAACGTAGAGAAATCATTAAATTATGTGATGTTGTAGTTGACGGAGAATATATTGATGAGCAGAAGGATATAACGCTCAAGTGGAGGGGTTCAAAAAACCAAAGATGCATTGATGTTAAGCGATCTCTCACTCAGAATAAAGTAGTTTTATATTGTAGCTAAAGAAAGAGGGTGATAAACACGTCATACTTAACAGATAAATTCAAGGGACAGTATCGTATATTATGTGAATATGATCTTAATACAAATGATTTTCCACGAAAACTTGATGGAAGTTATGAAGATATAGATTGCTATATTTCCTGTCAAAATAAAATACGTATATATTATGTAGGAAATGGAATATTACAAGCTTATATACCTTCTATTGGGCGAGCACATAATATCCTAAAAATAATTAATGAATCATTTCCTGATAATATATTTAATATAGAAGAAACTGATTCAGAAATATTGTTTTGCTTCAAATATATTAATTCTGACAAAATTATTCCCTTGCTAAAACCTAAGACAAGTGGGGCTGGTATAAGCCCATTTTCATCAAAGAATTTACCACGAAATAAGGATTATAAAATACCAGACGAAGATTTACAGCTTTATAAAGAAATATTAGCAAATATACCTGAAAACAAGCGATTAAGTATAGGAATAATCACTAATAACTTTATTAAATCGTTAGTAACAAAAAAGAATACATATGAAGATATAAAAGCTGATATGAAGAAAAAGTGCTTAAAGGGTAAAGAATATATTTATTCAATTAATAAATGGAGAGAGTATCTTACATATTTTAAAAACGAATTAAAAAAGGATGGTTAAAAATGTCGATAGTAATTAAAACAAATAAAACAGAAGACGTAATATTGATTAACAAAAAAATAACTGAACTTGGACTTGAAGTAGATGCCAAACGTGGAAGATATAATGTTGATGCAAACAGCATAATGGGATTGCTTTCATTAGATTTTTCTCAGGGTGTTGAGTTAGTGATTCATGAAACAAACAAGAAAAGTTCTATAGATGAACTAATAAATTTTTTACAGAAATATATTTAAAGGAGTATTATAAATGAAAAAAATTAATATTAAATATTTTACAGATATTGAACCAATTAAAAAAATATCAAAGGGAGATTTGATTGATTTACGTTCAGCAGAAGATATCGAGATTAAAGCAGGTGATTTCAAACTAATTCATCTTGGGATAGCAATGCAGCTACCAAGTGGTTATATGGCAAAAATATATCCAAGAAGTTCAACATTCAAAAACTTTGGAATTATTCAGGCTAATTCAGTTGGTATAATTGATTGGAGTTACAGAGGATCAAAAGATGAATGGTTATATCCTGTTATAGCACTTAGAGATACAATTATTCATAAAAATGATAGAATTTGTCAGTTTGAAATTTGTAAAACACCAAGAAAATTTAAGTTTGTTGAATATGCTGATTTTAACTCCGCAAACCGTGGTGGCATTGGCTCTACTGGTAATAAATAAAATGAATGGATAATCATTATGGAAAAATTATTAACAGTAAAAGATATACAAGAAAAACTACATATGGGAAGAAACAATACATATAAATTAATTAATCAAAAAGGATTTCCTAAAATTGTAATTGGAAAGAAAATTCTTATTCCTGAAGAAGAATTTGAAAAATATATTATGAATCACATCAGAACAAAAATTGAATTATAATTTATAAATAAGAGAGGGTATTCCTCTCTTATTTGTTTAGTACAGACATTATTTCATTATTAACTTGTTCTTGTGTAAAATCAATATAAATATCATATGTGGTAGATATTTTTTTATGTCCCAATAATTTTGAAACAATTTTAATATCAACGCCGTTTGTTAATAATATACTTCCAAACCCATGCCTTAATCCATGCAAGCCACAATGTTGAATAGAGCAGCCAGACCTAACAAGCATAGCATCTAATGTTTTTTGCACATTTGATGAACTAGGAGAATTACCATTTATATTACGAACAACAAGATCGCTCGGTTTATGATTAGGAAACATATTTCCAAAAAAGTTTATCATTTCAATAGCTACATCAGACAGAGGAATTATTCTATGACTCGATTCTGTTTTTGGTTTTTTTTCTTTCATTGTATATTTTGTGGTCAAGTTTCCATCATCTCTATTTTTAACTCGTACAATTGCATTTTTAATTTCGATTGTTTTATTTTTTATATCAACATTTTCCCATTTTAATCCTCTTAACTCCGAAATTCGTAAACCTGTGTAGCCAATTAGTACAACTGCTTGTGCATTTGAACCATAAGTAGGTTGTCCAATTTTTCCACCCCAGTTAAATCCTTTTGTATTAATTCTTTTACTCTCATTGTATAATTTTATTAAATCGCTTTCTGTAATAAATGGAACTTTTTTTACTTTGACAGCTACATTAGATTCAGAAGGAATTTTTACATATTTCAAATAATTTTCTTTTATATGTTTATGTTCGACAGCATAATTTAACGCTGGATTTAGTACCTTATATAATTTTTCAATAGAGGCTCTTGAATATTTTTTACTTAATTCAATAATATATCGTCTTAGAATATCTTCATTAATAATATCCATTGTTAGATTTCCGACTGTATTATTTTTAAGCATTGAGTTAATTGCATCTTCATAGCCGTCAAATGTTGTAGATTCTAAGTTGGAAATTCTTGTTTGTAAATGTTTAAAAACATAATCATAGAACAATTCATGATTATCAATTGTTTTTTTATTTTCTTCATCTTTTTTGATTTTTTGCTTAACTTCTTTATCAGTTCTACCATAAAAATATTTACCATCGGCGTTTCTATAAAAGACATATTCTACATTTTTAATATTTTTTTTGCCCCATGTGCCTTCACCATTTTTTCTTCTCTTCAAATAAAACACTTCCTTGTATATTTACTTTACTATTTTATTATGATATATTGAATTATATCAGACACTCATTAATTAAACAATAACTAAATTGTGGTAACTAATTATATTTATAATTTTCTACCACAATTCTACCACAGATAAGATGGTAAAACATAACAAAATATAACACAAAATGGGACAAAACGGGAAATGGAGAAATGACTGAATCCCTTATAAATACTATATTTTCAAGGATTTTCAAGGATTTAAGAAAAACAGTGATTTTGCCTTGGTAAGGCGGAGGTCACGGGTTCGAATCCCGTTAGTAGCTTATATTGATTTCACGGAAAGGGTGTCCTTTGGACGCCCGTTTTTTCTAATATACTGAAAGATAAGGAGGAATACT